TGGACTACTTTCCCGTTTCATATATAACATACATTATAAGAAAGTATATTGTAAGAGATTTAGATTAAAAATAACACGGACCGACCTTCTCGGACTCCCTTCGGTCGTTGTCAATCCCCCCCGCCCCTTTTTTTCGGATTGTTTATATTTATAATTAAACAAAATACTATGAGAACAATTAATGAATATAATAAAAGATTTTATCAATTAATTGAGTCAACAATGGGGAATGTTAAACCCTTAATAACTGAAGAAGAAAATACGATTTATTCTATTCCACCATTTAACAACTTACCAGATGAAATAAAAACAAACACCAATGATTTGTTTGATGGTAATGTTGTGAACAACATTATAAATTTAAGTGGTTTAACACAACCTATTAAAATATATCAAATAAAAACCAAATTAAATCTTGGGAATTTAAGTGCAATTTATTGTTTTGTTGACAAATCTGATTATGCTAAGAAATTAAAAATAACAGACATTAAAGATGGTACAAACTGTTTTGTTTGTAGGTCAAATGGAAATGATTTAAATGATACATCAAATTTTGTTTTACATACAAAACAAGATGGTACTGAAACGGTTTCACAATTTACCCAAGAAACCTTCAATTTAAGAAATGTTGTTACAACGGGAAATAATGAACAGGCAATCCTTTATCAAACTTATGTTAAATTTAAAGAATATGAACCGTTTAAATCAAACCCAAAAAGTATTTCTTTTAACACAAAAGAAAACCAAGTTAATATGAATTTCAAGGATATAAATGGAAAAGATAGGAATATTATTTTGGCTAGTAGGGGAGCTGAAAATGTCGGAGGGGAAAGATTTTTCTATCTAGGAGCATTCGAGTGTAACGAAACATCTTGCCCACTCAATGATAAAATTACCGTTAGTAATAAATCTCCATTAGTTACTGTTGAATCTTTCCAAAGTAATGGATTAATACCTAAATAGTTTCCCACAAACACGACCCCCATTTTAAAATAATCCTAATATTCGTAAAAAAATTTCTGGAAAAATTTTTTAGAAAATCTGGGTATTTATTATTAAATAAAATTATTATGGAAAAATATAGATTTAAACAATTATTAGAATCACAAATGGGGAATGTTAAACCTTTGATAAATGAAGACATAAATGATTTCCCTATTTGTGTTAGGTCTGCGGATGGAGGTAAAGTAACTAGTAATAAAAACGGAAGTAATTATATATTAGTTAGAAAAGCTCACACAAATGAACATGGTGAAAAACTAGATTATAAATGGTTCAAAGATGGTACTTTAGGTTATGCTGTGGCTGATGATTACCCCGATAAAGATATGGCCGGTAGAATTGTCGATTCAAAATATTACTATTGTAAATGTGTAAATAAAAAATGTGTTCCTAAAGTTGTTGATAAACCGAGACAACAACATGAATGTTCCGACCAAAAAAAATGCGATTAACTTTTTACCCCCCCCCCCTTTCTACAACAAATAGGGGGTTTTTTATTTTCCATAAAACACTCCACTAACGTGTCGGTCTAAAGACACGACCCCCTTCTAGAAAATAACCCCAATATTCAAAAAAAATTTTTTGGAATTTTTTCTGGAAATTCCTATATTTGTTTTATGTCAAAAATATGTAATGTCTGTAATTTACAAAAAGACCAATCTGAATATAGAAATAGAAATACTTGTAAGACCTGTGAAAATAAGGAACGTTATAAAAGAAAGAAACTTCAAAGGTTAGATCCGGAATATGATAAGAAGTGTAGGGAGTATGATGTTTTAAGAAAACGAAAAAAAGAACGTCAGTGTCCCATTACCAATTTCAAACAACTAATAAGACAGTCAGTTAGAAAATCATTCAAACGTAGAGGGTATTCCAAAAAAACAAAAACATATATGATATTGGGGGAAGAGTGGAATGTTGTAAAAACACATTTTGAATCTTTATTTCAACCAGGTATGTCCTGGGATAATTATGGTCTTTGGCATATTGACCATATTAAACCACTATCCCTTGCCAATACCGAAGATGAGGTTATTGGACTATGTCATTATAAAAACCTTCAACCCCTATGGAAAGAAGATAATCTAAAAAAAGGAAGTAAGTAATTATATTTCTTTTGTTATATTTATTACTAAAGAATATATTATGAATAGAAGTCAATCAAAAATTAGACACATACAAGAAGCTAATAAAAGATTAGAAAATAAACTAATACTTGAAAAAATTGGGGAACCTCTAACCCCAGAAGCGGCTGGTAGTCAAAAAGCACAATTCACCAAAAAGAAAGCACAATTTTTAAATTCATACTATAATATAAATTTATCCGCAGCACAAACTGGAAACTGGCAAGATAAAGATTTTAATGATACTTTAAAAAAGTATATGGAAGAAAAACAAATTCCAGTTTGGGTTTGTAAAAAAGGTGATGGGTATTGTAACGATGATGCTGAAGGTGAGATTACTGCAAAAGGTGATGATTCAACAAAACTTCTTGATAGTATGAAAAAAATTGAAAAAGGAAAAGTAAATACAACATTTGATAAGGCGTATGATTATAAATTGGAAAATGGTAAATACTATTTTAAGGGAAAAGAAAATACCCAGTATGTAAAAAAATATCCTAATTGGGTTGAGGCTACTGGTAAGGGTCTTGAATCAATTAAAAGTAAAGTTTCATTTGCTTAAATTATCATAATTTCAATTTTCTTCCTTTTACAATGGGGGTATAAACCGAACCCGGACTTCGTCCGTGATTTTCTTGGTCTTCGGTCTGGCCGCGTTTTTTGAATTGATTAATATTTATCTCTATATTGAAAAAAGTTTATTATGGTTTGTAAGAAGGATGAATAATCCTGAAATATTGAGTTACATAGATAGAATTGTCCGAGAAGGATTTGACTATGAGGACCCATGCAATTTTATTGATGATAGGGAGGGTTTTATAAACGTAATTGTTTATGGGTCTAATATAACATTTATAAATTCATATGACGAACTAAATAATATAAGTCCCGTTGGTGAAGAATTTATTTTTGATTTTATTAAAAAAAAATTTTTAAAAGTTATAACAAACCATTATGATTTTTGGATTTCTGACGGCTACTGTGATGAATAGTTTTTCTACAGAAACACGACCCCCATTTATAAATTAACCCCAATATTCAAAAAAAAATTTTTGGAAAATTTTTTCTAAAATTTTGAGTATTTATAATTAAAATAAAAATAGAAAAAATGTAATAATAAAATGAAAAGATTTTTAGTGACTGAGGATGAGAAAAAACAAATTATGGATTTGTATAAACAAGTGATTACTGAGGAATCTGAAGTTGTTAACTCTGTTAGGGTTGCAATGGATGCTAAAAAAGAAATGGAGACAACAGGTATTAACTATAACGTAGTTAAACTTGACGATGTTGTCGATTCAAACGAACCCACTTGTATTCCACAAACAGATGATGAGACTAATAATGGTATCATTGCAAGGGTTTGGGATTGGGCCAATAATCCTGAAAATAGAGGTAATCTTAAACAAACTTTATTTTCATTAAAAAACGCAATTTTTAAAGCTAAAGACCAAGTTAAAGGAGATACGTCAACAACCCAAACAACAACAGTCCAAGTTAAAGATGAGACTCAACCAATGAATGAACAAGTTGAAACGGCCTTAATAACAATCGCAGGTGTTTCATTAGGACCAAGTGTTCTTATCGCGATTGGAGCGATTTTACTTATAATTATTATTGTTGCTATAGTTTCTAAAAGTGGAGGTAAAAGACGTTCTTCTTGTAAGAGAAGAAGTAAATTATTTAAACGTCACGGAATTGACGGAATGTTTATGTAATATGAAATATATTATCACTGAATATAAATTAAGAGATGTTATCTACAACTACATAAATAATTATTATGATTAGGTACTATGTCAGGTAGTGAATTGGAAGAAAAAAAGGGTGTTGACGATTGTTATAATGTTGAGTTATTAAACAGAAAATATTATAGATAAATAAAAAGTTAATATTTTAAAACCCCATTCTTATCAGTGGGGTTTTTTATTTCCTTTTAAAATATTTCAACTATATATAAATTATGAACAACGAACAAAAAGCGCAGAAGTATAATCAACTAATGATTGAATATACAAGAACTCAAAATAAAATCTCTTCAATAAGGGGGGAATCCCTTGAGTTAAACGAAAGACAATTAAAAGAAATTCGTGAACTGGAAAATAAGTTAAGATATCTTATGGAAGCGGCATCTCGTTTGTAATTCAATTCCCCATCTAATAAAGAGTGGAGTTTTTTGTTTTATGATATATTTATATATAAAATTATATTATGGAACTAAATAGATTTAAACAATTATTGGAATCAACAATGGGGGAAGTTAAACCATTAACTGAACAACCAAAACCAATATCAATACCAAAAGAACCAATAACAATACCAAAAACAGTATCAATACCTCCATCTGATGTTGTCAAGTCAGGACAAACTCCGTCAGGAAATATAGATTATAAGTCATTCGAAAATCCCAATTTACCTGAATGTATTGACTTCCTTGAAGGTGGTGCTAGTCCTGAACTAACAATTCCACTTAAACCCGGTGAAATGCCACGGATTATTCCTTTGATGGACGACGTTTCAATTGGACTAAATGCTCCTCACATTGAAAGATTTATTTTTATGTCAAAAAATGGTAAGGCGTTTTGTAGAACTCAAATGGAGAAATATTAAAATTATGAAAAAAATTATAAGACTTACAGAATCAGATCTTGCAAGAATTGTTAAAAGAACAATTATGGAACTTGATAGGTCCACATATGAAAGAGCCGCAGATAATGCAAATCAAAGAGGTTATTCAAAATTAGGTAATAGATTTCGTGAACACGGAAAAGAATTTGGTTTAAACCAAGAAACAGGTAATGTTACAATGGTTGTAAAATATAAAGATGAAGAACAAACTTTAAACGTAAGAATTAATAGTGTTGAAGGGGAACCTAGTTATTCTATGAGTTATGCGATGAAAACAGAAGACCTTGAAACTGGAAATAAAAAAACATTTATGATAAACAAATATCTAGGTGAAATGGAGTTTTATTTAAGTGGTGATTATCCATCTTTACCAAAAACAAGAACGGATGCTAAAAAGGTCTTAAAAGCTTTTGAAAGTAATGGTATTGATGCTAGTGATATTGACCCAAGGTCAATATCATATGATGATACCGATTTTTAATTATTTAAACCCACCACACAAAGGTGGGTTTTTTATTTGTTCTAATATTTATCTTATATGAAATCAAAATTATCTAAAGACCAAATATTTTTTATTAGAAGAAAACAAGATATTGAAAGACTTGTTGAGTTGGCTTGTAATTATGGTGCACAAGATGAAGATTTTTGTAAGTATGATTTTTATGATTACTACGATAATGTTTTAAATGATATTGAAAAAAATTTGGATAGAAATGGTATTATTCCTAATGGATTTCAACAAAAGGTAATTGAATTTGTTATGACATTTATGTTTGATTATATACATAAACAATACGAATCAAATAAAAGAATGTTGTGTTAATATGAAATCCCTAATTAGAAAAATCCTTAAAGAAGAATATACACCAACCGAAACTGATTTTTTATATTATGAAGTCCCAAAAAAGTTGGTTGCTCAATTGGGAATTGAATTATTTAAAGAAGAAGATGTTGTTTACATTACTGAAATTCATTTTGATACGCAAAATGTCCTATTTCAACTTTTTTCTAGATATCCCTTTGTTCATGGTGAAGAAATACATTATGATGAAGATAGGAATGTTCCAGGTGACTTTGAATCAAATATATTAATTCCAATTAAAGATTTACCAAAAAGTGTTCTTAATATAATACTAAGAAGATTGGACCCAGAATATTTAAAATATATGAATCTATGAAAATCCTTATAACTGAAAATCAAATACATTTACTTAGATTACTTGGGCAATTCATTGAAATTGTTGAAGATCAGATTGAAGGTTATAAAGCCAATCTTAAATTTGCTTGGTGGTGTAAGGTTTATGATGAAGATAGTTTTACAACAAATCTTATTGATAGATCAATTGAAGAACTTATTGACCGAAACTGGGATTTTTTTCACGACAACACAGATAAGGGGGGAGCAACTATGGATCTTGAATTGATAGATGATTATGCTAGAGAACATTATACCGAGCAAATTATTGATGTATTCAGACGTAAGTGTGGAAGTTCATTAAATGAATCAAAGATTGATTTTGTTAGAAGACTCCCAGCTGTTGAAGAAGAACTTAATAGACATTTAAAAAGGGTTGACCCCACAAAATTTGATTTCTTTCAACGTTATGTTGAATATCTTGCAAAAGTAACATTAATGTATGTTTCGGATAATTTAATAAATCGTGATATTCGTGGAGAAAATTATGATTTATATACCGAATTTAGAAATCACATTATATATGGATTAAGAAATGATATAAGGGACATATATGATAGCCGTAAACCTGGTGGTTTATTTTAATATTTATAATATATGAAAATTATTATCACAGAATCTCAATACGAAAGACTACTTGTTGATTTGTCTCCAGCTTTAAAAAGACGATTGACAGATGAAGATTTGAATACTATTGAAAGATTGGTATTAAAAAATATTAAACACTGCTCATACCCTTATTATGCTGACCATTTTGATTTTTTTGTTGATGATATTATTTATCAGACATTACACGAATTTGTTGCGGAATATAAAAGTGATGAAATTGATACCGAATATGACGAAGAATGGGGTGAAGTATGGATTGAAGATAGTAAAGAAAAAATATTTGACTTATATTGGCCGTTATTTGCAAACATTAAATCTTTATATACCGATAAATTACACGATATTTGGAAAGACATATTTAAGAAATGAAAAAGTTAATAAAAGAATCGGAACATCTCAAAGGACTATTTGCCAGCCTTCCACCATTTTTAAAAAGGAGGGTTACAATTGCTGATTTAAAATGGATTGATGAAGAATTAACCAATTTTATTATCGCAACACCACCGACAGATAAATTTGATAATTTTTGTGATTATGTTCTTGGTGATTTGCTTCATAATTTTTTGGTTGATAGAAAAGATGAAGAGATTGATACGGTTGAAGACCCGGAATATGGTTTGATATATGATGATGAAAGTCTTGGTAAAGTTGCATCAATGTATTGGGAATTAATGCCATATCTTAAAAAAAGATATGAAATTAGACTTCATCAAGCTTGGGAAAGAAAGAAACAACAATAATAACAATATTTATAAATAAACAATTATGGAACAATCACCCTTTGAAAATTTTTCTGATAAACAAATGATTAAGTATATGCGTTACGCATTACCAATCATTAGTGAACTTGACACACAAATTGAGTATTTCTTTGATGGAATATATGGCCCAGTCGAAAAACAACTTGCAGCACCAATTGGTGGTTCCTTATCGAGACTTGATAAAGAATATCTTTTTTATTTATATGTAAACAATGAAAATTTTGATGGCGAAACTATTAATAGACCAACACTAAATGAAAGAACCATTAATTTTATTGTAAAGGAAAGACAAATTACATATACAACATATAGTGAAGATTTACCAACATATGTTGATGAGTACATAGATCAAAGTTATTTATATCATCTAAAAGATAATGATGAAATTGAACCTTGGGAATGGGATAGTGATATAGATTATGAGGATTCAGATTATATTGATGATGAATTTGATTATTAATTATGAATAAGGTACCCCCAGTTTTTTTAAGAAGATTTAATTCTCATAAATTTGAAAAAATTATGAGAAAAGGTGCTATTCACGCATATTGGAATACAACAAATAGAGAACAATTTAAAAGAGAATTGGCTTCATCGGCAGCTGATGCTCTTTTATATACGGTACATAGAATTGATCCAGAAACAGAATTAACAAAAGAAGAAATGGATGACATCACTGATTATGTTATTGAAATTTTTAATTCATTAATGGATTTATATTATAACAATTTAAGAAAAGAATATCCAATTAGTGGAAAAAACATATAAGTTTTTAACTTTAATATATATTTATTAATAAAATTAATATTATGAATAGAAGTTTTACAAAAATTAATCATATGCAAAAAGTAAATATGTTACTTGAAAATAGAATGTTACAATATAAAACATTGATAAAAGAAGATACTTCAATACATATCACAAATGAAGATGAAGATGATATCGTATTTAAAACATCTCCAACATCAACAAAAAAATTTTATTACAGTTGTAGTACCAAAAAAGTTCAAAGCGAAGGTGGTGGTACAGAATCACCAGTTTTGACAGATGGCGATAAAAAACTTTTAGACTTAAAGTGTCAAAGTAATAATAAAGCGGTTTAGTTTAAAATTTAAAAAAGGAATCTATAGATTCCCTTTTTTTGTTTAAACACTATTTATTATATATGAAAAACTATATTCTAACAGAAGAACAATTAACAAGGGTAATAACTGAAGAACGACCAATTAAAAAAGGTGTTGCAATCAAGTATTCACCAGGTAAAGGTGAAGACCCAGTTTACCAATCTCATATGTTAGAGTTTAAGGATGAACAAGAATGGCAAGACTACAAAAAATCTCTTCCGAAAAAAAAAGAAATAATTGGTGTTATTGATATTAAAGAATCAATAAGTGAAAAAAAAAATCCGTTAATTTCTGAATCTGAAAACAAACGCATTGATGCTGGAAAAAAAATCTTATTAAGACATCTTAAAGATGAATACCCATTTATTATTAATATTAATATCAGAATAAAAGATGGATTGTTTGGTAATGTTAGTTTCAAGATTGATTTAAATAAATTTTATGATTTTTATAATGTAACACCACCAAATGATTATAAAGAATTTGATTTTCTATTACCAAACCTTGAAATTAGTAGATTGTATCTACAAAGTTATGTGGACGATAAGTTTAAAAACGATTTTGGTTACGAATTTAATAGAAAGTTAGAAAAGTTTATGGATGATATTTACATACATTTACCAGAAAATATGATAAACTATAAGTTTGAAGGATTTTCAGATGAAGATTTTGAAACTGACGAATTTAGCACTAGAGATGTAAGTTTTTATAAAAGATGGCAAGGTGAAAAAGAACCGATTGAATTAAAAGTTGATGATTACTTACCAGTAGTTGATTTAACTAAAATAAAATTTTAAACAAAAATCTTTATAAATTTATATTTTTTTATAATTTTAATTATGGTTAAAGAATATGATAATTTTATTTCAGATATTATTTGTGACCGACTTATTAAAATATCCTACAAAAATTTATCTGAAGCAGAAGTTTTAGGTGAAAAGATAGATGGATATAGAACAGCAAATAGTTGTTGGTTATACGATGATGATTACGATATTGTAAAAAATTATAGACAGAAAATTTCTGAATTGGTTAATTTACCAATTGAAAATATGGAATCATTACATATTGTTTCATATGATGTTGGTGGTGAATATAAAGAACATCACGATTTTTTCCATCCAACTGAAGAATATTTTGAAAATACCATATCTGCTGGAGGACAAAGAACAAAAACTTGTCTTCTTTATTTAAACGATTCATTTGAAGGTGGTGAAACTGAATTTATAAATTTAGGAATAAAAATAAAACCAAAAATTGGTAAACTTATTGTTTGGGATAATTTAAATGAAGATGGGTCTTTAGATTATGATAGTTTACACGCAGGATTACCGGTTATTGAAGGAAAAAAATTTATTGCTGTTATATGGATAAGGGAAAATAAATTTATTTAATATAAAAAAATATAAAATTTAACCTCATCTTTACGATGAGGTTTTTTTATTAATATTAGTATTTATTAAAATATGGATAAAGGTTTAGTATTTTTACTAAGGAGAATTTCTCCAGAATATTTGAAACTACTGCTTGATGGTGAAATGGAAGATCAGCAACCTTGTTATTATAGAAATAGATTTGGTGAATATTTTGGAAAAGGTAAATATACAGAAGTTGTTCTTGAAGGTCTTTCTGATAACATATTTTATGTATATACAAAACATAATCCAGCAACCGATGGTGATACAGAAAATGAAATTATAAGAGACATAGTTCAAAAAATATTTTTAAAAACTATAAAAAAATACTACGATGATGTTGATTGTAGTGAAGAAGAAGATGAAGATTAAATGAAATATCTAATAACAGAAAAACAAGGATCCAGACTGAAAAGTCAACTTTCACAATCATTTGATGAAATTGGTTTTATTAATACAATCGATAGATACAGATTATCAATACCTCAACTTGATAAAATTTATAGAAATTCAAAATTACCAGAATTTAGTTGTGATGATTTAAATGAAATTTGTTCTAAATTAATTTATGAAAGTGATGTCAAAAAACGGTACATTACAGGAGAATATTTTATTAGTTTAGATATGGACGATTTTGTAGGTTCAGTATATTTCAAAGTAACAGATAATGAAACAACAAATAGTCTTGATGGTTATGCAACACCTTATTGGGATGGTAAATGTTTTTTACCAATTGATACTGAATATTACAATTTTACAGATGATGACGGTGAAATAATCGATGAAGAAATAACTGGTCAGTACTATAAACAAATAAAATTACCGACCAAATTTGAAAGTTTTCAGGCAATAGTAGATTGGATGGAAAATGATTATATACAGTATTTAATTAATTTTTGTAAACAAACCTTTGAAGAATTGGAATCTTAATAATATTTATCTATATGAAAAAAGAAGAAACAAAGCCAAGGAACAGAAAAAATCTTTCAAAAACACTTAAAAGAATTGAAAAAAATTCTGAAATCCTTAGAAAATATCAACAAGAACTGAAAAATTAATTATGACAAAAATATTAGTAACGGAAGACCAATACCAAAGATTAATAAAAAGAATTACAGAAGAAGCTGCCGGTTATGACGACTATAATGTTATGGCTCATCACGGCGGTACTTCTATGAAAGTATTGATTGATACTTTTACAGATTTATCACAAGTTCTTAGAAGTATCGGATATATGTTAAAATCTGAAAATATTGAATATGTTGATTTAAAAGAAAATTTATATGAAGCAATTGATTTAATTTCAGAAATTAATTCGGCAATGGATATTGTTTTCAAAGATTTTACAGAAAAAGAATTAATTAGACTAGGTAAAATTTTACACAGAAAACTAGAATCTTATCAAGAAAAAATTAGAATAATGCTTAATATGGGTAAAGAATTAATAACAAAAGAAACAATCATTGATAAACTTTTTGGCTTAACAATGAATGTTTATAGAGCTATGACAGATTATGCAGCCGAATTAAAAGTCACAGACATTAAATTTCAAATAAGAATTGATAAAGGAAGCCCAAAAACCGATTTAAACTAATTTTTTTGGTTTTATAACATATTTATAAATAAATTAAAATTATGAGTTATTATAGAAGATTAATCGAAGAATCTGAAAAACAAAGAATTTTGGGTCTACACAATAGAGTTAAAAAAAATCCAACAACACGATTATTGAAAGAAGGTCTTTATGATTTCCCAATATGTGTTAGAAATGCTAACGGTGGAAAAGTAAATAACATACAATTACCACAAAAGGCTTTAAATTTTTTATATGAAAAAATAGGATATAAAGGATCTACAATGTTTGAAGCGGTTGTTGTAAATGACCCAAGTACAAATTACACCTATTATTGGTTACATACACCATCTAAAATGGTTGTTAAAGTACCCAATGGAGATGGTGAAGTAATAATTCAATCATATAGTTGTAACTGTAAAAAAGTTATAAGTCGAAAATATGATGGTCAAAATAAAGAAGATATCCCTTGTTCTGGAAATAACCAACAAGGTAATCAACAAGGTGGTGGTAAAGACACTAATTGTAAAAGTAAAACTCCTTACAACGCTATTACCGATATGGGTATGAACTTTAAAGATGTTCAAGCTAAATGGATTGCGGCAAATTGTAACGGAACCACTCCTTGTATCAAAGGTGACGCAACAACCAATATAAATTTAAGAAACGCTTTTTGTGACGGAACTTGGAAACCAGATGGTTCTAAAAGTGATTTTCCATTACCAGGTGGTCAAATACCTGGTGGTGATGTTAAACTTCCAGATATAAAAGAAATACAAGCATGTTTTGGTAAAGTACAACTTGATATGCCATTTGAATGTAAAGGAACTGTAATGTCTACAACAGGAAATGTAGTAGGTGGTGGTTGTATTAATGCTTTAATTAAAAGATTTGAAGAAATGCCACAAAAAATGTTAGAAGTAATTCTTTGTATTTTTGCTAAATTACAAATTCCTGAAACACTTTTAAGAATAGTAATTGACTATGTTACTAAAAATCCACAGATTATTATTGACATTATTAATAAGAATCCACAGATTATTATTGACATTATTACAAACAATCCTCAATTAATAATTGATATTATAAGTAAAAACCCTCAATTAATAATTGATATTATTACTAAAAATCCAGATATCATAAAACAAATACCTATCGATAAATTACCAGATATTTTAAAACAAATACCTATTGAAAAATTACCAGAAATTATTAAAATACCTGGTATTCCAATCCAGTTACCGGGTGATAAAACTATTGAAGATATATTAAAAGAATTTCCAGGAATGCCGATAGGTAAAATACCTGGTTTATTACCAGGGGATAAACAATATTCAGAAGAATATATAACACCAACATTTGAACAAAAACCTAAAGCTGATTAAAAATTTATAGTTATGAGTTATTATTTGAAAAATTTATTAAGTGAGTCTGAAAAAAGACGAATTTTAAATCTTCACGAAAATCGTAGAAAATACGAATGGAAAGGTTTGATTATGGAAGCAACTGAAGAAGAGGCTAAAAGTTTTTTTGAAAAAAGAAAAACAAAAATGAAAAATTTTCCACCAGTTGGAACTGTTATTGATTACGACGGGAAGGGTAATTTTGCATATAAAACAATAGACGCTAATAATAATCCATTATATTTATTTGCAGATGGTACAGCAAAAAATTCTACTGGTAAAACAGCTACAAATAGATGGTACGGTCAATTAAGTCCAGACGAAGTGGCCCTTGATAAAATGCCCACACTAAAACCAACTCTAATAGAACCTAAAATAGACTTAAATACATTAAGTTCAACACCTAAAGGTTCTGAACCCCAAGGAATGATGACAGGTAAAGAAATTAATCAAAGTAGAAGAGAGTTAAAAAGAAAAATAAAATCTGCAAAAAAACAATTTAAAAGTGAAAATAAAAAAAATAAACAAAGTTGTTTAGCCTACTTTAAAAATTGGGTAAACGATTGGAACCAGAAGGATGAAGCATTACAAGTTATTGTTAAAGAAACATCACCACAATACAATAGTTACGTAAAATTTTTAAGTTCTTGTTGTGATATTTTGAATGAAAATGGAAAACAACCAGCTCTTTATGGGCTTTGTTCTACTAAAGGTGTAGAACCAGAAACAATCGTTAAGTCTTATAAAACGAAAACAGGTGGTTCTGGATTGGGTGCAATGGAAATAGAAAATCAAACCTATGAAAATTTAGGATTACAATAAAAAAAAGGGACTTAAGTCCCTTTTTTTTTACTCAACTCCCAAAAGTTCTAAATCAAAAAAAAGTTTTTGTCCTGCTAAAGGATGATTTGCATCCAAAACAACAACATTTTCTTTTACTTTAACAACTTTCACAATTACTGGACCGTTAGGACCAAATGTTTGTAACATAGCACCTTCTTGTACATCTTGTGGTACACGATCTTTAGGTATTTCAGTAATCAATTCATTATTATAATCACCATACGCTTCTGTATGTGGTATTTCTACCGTTTTTTTATCACCAACAGTCATATCAATTAACCCAGATTCAAAACCAGGAATTAATTGTCCTTGACCTAACGTTGCTTTAAGTGGTTCACGACCTTCATTTAATGAAGAATCAAATACAGAACCATCTTCCAATCTACCTGTGTAATTTACAGTCACAGTACTGTTTAGACTTACTTTGCTCATAATATTTTTTTTATTAAGGATAGTTTATTTTAATTTAAATGTAAAACATTATGGTTAAAATAATATTACAAATAATATTCAATATTTGACACCAAATTGAAAAAGAAATTGTTTTATACAATAGACCTTTTTTCTTGAAAAGTAAAAAATCTAAAAAAAATTTTTTCATAATAAAAAGTATTTATAATAATATACTTATAAATTTTTAAAAAACCAACTTTGAAATCCTTAACTGATAAAATTGTTTCTTATTTAACTTTCGGTATAAATCTGGATATTTTACCAATAGACAATAAAAATAAAAAAGAAGAAAAACCAGAAGAAAATTCAAAACTACCATCTAAAATACAGTCGGCAATCGATAAACTTAAAACAGATTGGGGTGTTGAAATTACACAAAAACATATAGACAAAGAATTAGAACAAGAAGGTTCTTGGAAAGAAGACGCTGGAAGTGTAAACCAACAAGCACTAACAAATATAAATAAATTAATAAAAGATTGTAATTCTAAATTTGGGTACCAAGGTGGTATAGCTTCTGGGTATCGAAGTTATAACGACCAAGTTAAAAATTTTGGTAGAAAAGTAAAAGAAGATGGTCGATCAATTGATAATGTACAAGCTTCTAATACAATCCCAGGATTCAGTGAACATCACACAGGTAAAGCCTTTGATATTTTTAGTACTGAAGAATCTTGGTGGGATGCAAGACCAAAAGTAAAAAATTGGGTTGCAGATAATGCTAGTAATTATGGTTTTAGAGTTACATATAAAACACCTGGTACATTAAGGGTTGTGGAACCTTGGCATTTGTATTATACTAAATAATTATAGATATGAAAAAAATTATAAAAGAATCGGATTCAACATCACTTGTTAATAAGTTAGTATCTTTTTTAACTTCTGGGTTAAATTTAACTGATTTAACATTAGGTTCGGAAAAAGATGATACACAAATTTCTAAACCATCTTTATCTGATGATGAAGTGTATGAAGCAATACTAACTGGTGTTGGTGCTCCAATAACAAAAGAAAATATGAAATTTATGTATGCTTGGAGACAAGGTGAAGGAGCAAAAGCAGCATTTAACCCATTTAACACAACGAAGAAAAAAGAAAAATCAACATTTTATAATTGTCTTAGTAGAAAAGATGGTAAATGTAATGGTGGTGTTAGAAACTATAGTAGTCAACAAGAAGGTATTGATGCAACAATAGAAACTTTAAAATTAAGTTATTATACTTGTATTACAGATGGTCTTAAAAATGACATTGGTGCTAAAAAAATTGCAAGACAATGTAAAAGTGCTTTGAAGACTTGGGGTACTGGTGAACTTGTTGCTAAAGTTTTAGACGGTAACAAATTAAGTCCTTCACCAATACCAACATCCACAACTAAAACAGTAACATAATGTTAAAGTTTTCCAAATACTTAATTATACAATTAATGAACAAGTATGGTTCATTTATGTGGTTTGGAACGCACGTATCTATGACTCAAACAGATTGGCATTGGTTGTTTGAAACTTTTTTATGTATTTTTGTTAATTTATTAGTTATTTTTTCTTTATATTTGCAATACAAAGAAGAAGAAAATGAAAAACTACAAAAAACTAACAATACCTAAAGATTCTGCTTGGAATAGAAAAGGGGTTTTACCATTCTTGTGGCGAAAAACACATTGGAGAATACGATATTTTATTGGCGGAATAAAAAATATCTTTAGATGGATGCCAACTTTATATAAAGATAAAGATTGGGACGATTGGTATATTTTAACAATCTTACAAAAGAAAATAGAATTTCAGAGAAAAGAAATAATCTATGCAAATCGTCACATTAATGTTGATAGAGATAATCGTGATATGACAATTGTTTTAAACCTCATTGAAAGAGTTAAAGACGAATTCTATAATACTGAATATCTAAATTACGAAGAATCTAAATTTAGATTTGAACCTGTTGAAGATAATGAAAACTTCCGTTTTTTGGAAGTTGACGTTTTATCTGAAAGATATGATGATTTTTTAAAAAAATATCAATCAAGCGTTCGTAAAGTATTAAAAGAAAGACCCAATTTAGATAAAAAAGATTTATGTTTTTATGTTTCAAAACATAATCAAGAAAAAGCACATAACTTATTGTTTAAAATCTTAAAAGAAAGAATGAAATGGTGGTGGGATTAAAAGTATATAAAGTAAAAGATAAAGAAACCTATAAAAAATTAAATTCTTTACTTGTTGGTTGGTGTTTTTTTAGACACGAAGGTGATGACTATTACATTAAAGCGCCTTCTAATAAAACAATAAAAGAATTAATAGAAAATGGTTCAATTACGGAATTAAATCAAACGAAGATTGAAGTATAATTTGTTTTTTATCGCCAACAACATTCCAAGCTCTTTGTATTAATAATTCAAGAGCTGATGGAAATAGTAAATCAACCTTTTCTGGTTCATCTAAATATAAGTTTACGCTTATCAAGTAAGAATCCTTACTTCTTACATACGTTAAATTACTTATTGTAATATAACTATTTTGTCCAAAAAATTCTTCCAAATCTCTTTTAAATTGTTTGTCTATAATTTTCTGTAGATATTTTTTATACTTCATTTAATAAATAATAACCTATGAATGTTTATTTGACAAGTAAAAAACAAAACCTCAATTAATTTCTAACGTATTTATTGTATATGAAAATATTGTTATCAACATTTTTAATTTTTATAAGTTTAATTGGGTTTACACAATGTAATGGTACACAATCTTTTACTTTAACACCCCCAGCAGTGGGTGGTACTTATTTACCAGGACAAGTTATTACAATGTGTTATACAATGAACGGATATACTCAGGCTGGTATTAACTGGATTGAAGGTTTTGATTTAACTTTAGGTTCTGGTTGGTCATCTGTTGTACCACAATCAGCACCTTTAAACTGTGGTGGTAACGCAACCGGCGGACAATGGACTTGGATGACTTCTGTAACATCAACAACAACACCAATACAAACCGTGGGTCCTGGTTATTTCTTCGATTTAACAATAGATGGAAACCCAGGTAATGATTTTGGTGACGCAGGAAGTTGTGTATGGACATTCTGTGTCACTTTGACTGTTGCAAATGTATGTACACCCCAAAATTTATTAATTCAAGTCACACCAGGGTCTGATGGTCTATGGGGAAGCTATATTAGTTCTTCTTGTGATTTGGCAACACCATTTAATGTCTTTAACGGAACAATAAACACAGTTCCAATAGTATTGGGACCAATAAACCATAATTAATCTATCATGAAAAAACTTTTATTTATTTTAATGATGATGATTTCGGGGATTTCATTGTCACAACTATCAACAACAAACCCAGATACGGTTTGTTATCAATCAACAACTCTTTCTACTTATACTGTACCATCTGTTGGATTAGGAACATATACTTGGACTGTTACAGCACCTGGTGTTATCACAGCAGGTCAAGGTACTAACTCAATTTCTGTTAACTGGTCGGCAGCAGCCCCTGGACTAATCACAAATGGTGTATCTGTAACTTATTCTTCACCTCCACCAGCTAACTGTCCTGCAACACCGGTTAATTTAAATGTATTAATATACCAAGTTATACCAACAATTACTGCTTTAGGGCCATTTTGTGAATCAGATCCTTGTGTAACTTTAGTTGGAACACCGGTAGGAAGTACTTGGTCTGGTACTGGGGTAGTTGGTAACCAATTTTGCCCAGATAACGTAACAAATGGAACAAATGCAACCTCAACAGTGACATATACTGTAAGTTCTGGTGGTTGTACATTCTCAACATCAGTTGTTGTACCAGTATATGGAACACCAACATTATCGCCTATACAACATAATTAATGAGATTATTGTTATTTGTATCTTTTTTATGTCTTTCTTTGACCACATATTGTCAACATATGTTTGAATTGTGTGATGGTGAAAGTAAAACAGTCACTTATACGTCAAATTATGGTGGTTTCGGTACAAATACGTGGACAGTTAATGGAATTGTGTATAATAGTGAAGACTTAACATACACATTTACACAAACTGGAACATATAATATAGTATTGAGGCGTGAAAATGTTATTTGTTATGTTGAAGAATCAATACAAGTTGAAGTAACAGACTGTCCAAGAGTAGTTTATTGGGTACCTAACTGTTTTACTCCAGATGGAAATGAAAATAATCAATTATATGGTCCAGTTATGATTAGTGGATTTGATATAAATGGGTTTGAATTTACCATTTTTAATCGTTGGGGTAACATTGTGTGGAAATCTAATGACCCAAATGGTCGTTGGAACGGTACATTCAACAATAAAATGTGCACAGATGGTGTTTATATATGGAAATTAGTGTTTAATATCTTTGGAAACGACAAAAAAATACAAAATCACGGTCATTTGACGTTAATTAGGTAAAAATAAGGTTATAGACTGTTTTTTTTGCTAAATTTTAAGTTTTCAACCTTAAAACTCGTCATTTTTAATGTTTATTTCTTGAATTTTCAGTATTTTGACGTTTTTTCCCTTATTTTTAACCGTAATTTCCATTTCATTAGGGTAAAGTATGTTATTTTCGATAGTTTCTTCAATATCTACTTCTTTTTTGGGTATTTTTGTTGTAATTAGGTAGTATTTTTCCCCACATCTAGTACAAAATGAGTGATTTGACAGTAATTCTGTCCTATTTTTGCTTAAATGTGACCCAATTTCGTCTAAATTAATGTCTTTTTTGTCATCTACGACTAAAATTCGGTATCCTTTTTGTGTTTTTGGTAGGTTTTAAGCCCATTTTAGGTAGTATTTTACCTCATTTTCGGCCTCTTTTTGGTTGAAATCCATTGATTTTAGGGTAGAAATTAGGGTTTTTTTACTAATTATTTCACTTAAAACAGGTAAAATCTTCATATATATAAATAATTTATTTATCCCTTTTTCTTATTGTATTTGATTTCCACTTCATATGGACCAGAATTTGACTTATAATTGTCATATTTCCAGATTAAAGTACAATCTTCGTGGGTAATAACACGTTCAAATACCTTACGTTCTATTTGTTTTTTAACTTTCTTATCACTCATAAAGTACAAATATAGTAATTTTTCTTTAAAAAAAGAAACCCCTCTTTTGGAGGGGAGTTAAAAACTGATAAAATGTTATTCTTGGGACTCTTTATCGTCTTCTTTAAAGAAATTTGTAAGAAACTTACCAACAACACCGAATACAATCGATGATACAATCATAATTTTGATTTCTTGTGTTGTAAAAATTTCTTTTAACGTGTCATACTGCCAAACACCACCAACCGCAACAATTGCAGCGGCAGCCAGTAATCCGTCCCCTAATTTTCTCCACTTTTTTGGTGTGGGTTTCCAATAATGTTTCATCATAGTTCTTTTTATATAAATATCATATAATAAAAAAAGGGACAGTAGCGAATTGTCCCTTTAACATTACCATAACCAGTAATGGTCCTAAGCAAAGTTTTTATTGTCCTTTTACAAGATTAACACACTGTTTAAGATACTCTTTAGCTCTTGGTGATGGTGTGTATTCATCATCTTTTGTTTGTAGGTTTAAAATACGTTCAATATCCTTAACAAGTTCTGTACCGTGTTCATTTTCTTTATATAGTTCAATGATTTTATCCATAGCCTTATGACACTCACCAGTTGTTTCATCGTGATAGTTTTTATTTCTAAAACGATTTAGATTATTCATCATATCATAAGCTAAATGAGCACCACCATCTTTAACGTCTTTAAATAGTCTTATGTTATTTAAGATTCCTAGAGTATCGACCATTGAATTCACACCCATTCTTCTTTTATTAACACCAGGGGCATATTTAACGTATTCATCGGCTTGACCAACAATTTCGTCAAGAAGAATCATATTTTCTGGAACACATCTAGGTTTAGGTGGTTCTTTCTTTTTATTTTCTCTTTGTTCACCACCCATCGGAACATCGCCATTTTCTTTAATTACCTTTTCAATTAAAGCAACAAGCTCACTTTCTGTTAATTTTATTTTTTTCATATGATGATTTTAAAATAAATATGTTTTATTTAATCAATTTTAATGTATTTATATTAATAAATATCTAAATAGTTGATTATGTTAGACAATATAATAAAAAGAGTTATAAATGAAGAAATAAACCACCCAATGATTCTTACAGAATCGGTAAGAATTTCAGAAAATCTGAAATACCACTTGGATAATCAAATACCATTATCTGAAACTGTTTTTAGGATTTTTTCACCCGCATATTTTGAATTAATTAATGAAGTGAGAAAACTTTATAATAATGGTTTAATGGATATTAACGAAGAAGATTTGTGGTTAGTTGAAAGTAACTTAGGTGAAAGTGTTACATTAGATAATGGAAAAAAAGTTTGGTTAGATGTTCCATTTGAAGTAAAGGAATCAATTAATGAGGCCGAACATAGAGGTAAAAAAGTAAAGCTTGGAAGTCCTTTTAGAACACCAGGTGGGCCAAAGAAATTTGCGGTATATGTTAAAACTCCAGGTGGCGGTGTGAAAAAAGTAACATTTGGAGATCCGAATTTAAGAATTAAAAACGCAAATAAAGGAAGAGCAAAATCATTTAGAGCAAGACACAATTGTGACCAGAAAAAAGATAGAACCACAGCTGGGTATTGGTCTTGTAATGTTGGTAGATATGCCAAAAAATTAGGTCTTAAATCATCCAGAAATTGGTAATATTTTATGGGACCATACGAAAGATTTATTAACCCAAGATATGTAAAAATATTCAATCATTTCTTAAAAGAAGTATGTGAAGCGGCTATTGAAAACAAATATCACACGAAGGTAAAGCTTAAATTATATGGTATTGGTGTAAGACCAAAAAGTTCTGTTTATGAAGAAATACCAAAAGAAGAATTATTAGATTCACAGACAAAAGTTGATTTTTTTATTGATTCTGAACCTAGTAGATTTAGTAGATTTAATGTTGTTGAAGATTTAATACTTCTTGAAGGTAAATCTTTCCTACAATTACAAAATGCCGACTATATGGGTTATATACCAGAATATTTTCGTATTAGAATACATTTCAATAACAGACCATTATTTCCTTTAGATTATGTTAGTGAAGATAGTTTAAATGAAGAAGTTGAGCCTTCTGAAAGGGCAGTTAAAAACATTTGTGATGCAAAAAAATTCTGTGAAGCACAAGGAAAAATTACATTTGGACAATTAAAAGAAATTGTAACAAACGCAAAAGCAAAAAGACTATATCAACATATTGGTGAAGGTGGCTTTAAAGCAACACTGAGATTACTTCCTTGGTTTTTTCCACAATTAGCAATTGCTGGTTTTACTGGATCAATACTAAGAGCTTTTAATAAAATATTCAGACCTGGGATTGAAGAAACAACTGGATATAAAACTTGGTGGGGTAAAACTATAATGAAATTGTTTGACTTGGTTGAAGGGGAATTGGGAATAGGTGACCCGTTATCAAAAATATTTTTTATTTCAGATGGATTAATGACAATGCTTGACGATAAATTAAAAGTTAAGTTTGCCAGACATATTGCTGAAATTGCTAGTGAAAAACCAGACGATGAAGAAGTTCCAGAATACTTTGTTGAAAATGAATTAAGGAAATATCTAAATGAAAAGTTTTTATTAGACCCACCATTAAGTCCAAAAGAAATTAAAAAGAATGACGACTTACCTTTCAAAGAAGTTAAAGAAAATGGAATTAAAACAAGACTTTTCAAAGAAAATGTAAGTAATGGGGAATTAAAATGGCACTTTGATAAACAAGATAGAAAAGTTAAAGTTGTTAAATCAAATAACTGGATGTTACAGATGGATAATGATATCCCAAAACCATTAAAGGAAGGACAAACAATATTTATTCCAAAAGGTGTTTATCATAGAGTGATAAAAGGTCAAGGTGATTTAATTGTAAAAATAAAAGAATTGTAATGTATAGAAAAAGATTTATAATAACTGAAAGTGAAAAAAAACATATAAAAAATTTATATGGTTTGTTAGTTGAACAAAGGGGTAATGTAACTGGTTGTACTTTTAGTGATGTGTATAAAAACACGTTAAGTGATTATAATGAAATTATGACTAAATATGGTAATGACTTTAATAAAATTTCTGATATTTTAACAACTAAAGCAAAAGAAATAATACAGAATGTAAAAAATAAAAATCAAAATGAAAATATTGAATTTGAGTCTGCCTGTCAAGTAGCTTTAAACACTATAAGAACAAATTATCAAAATAAACCTTGGTTAATAATAGATCAGGTTAAAAATACAGTTTATTTTTTTACTAATGGTGGGACATATTTAACTGGGACTTTAGCAATTATGGGAAAAGATAAACCAACTGATGAATTTAAAGCTTGGTCTTTAATGGATGATGATGAAAGAAACAATTCTGGTTTTGACCCAATATCTAGAATTGGCGGTAGATTTGCACCAACTGGTGTGTTTAATGCTGGACCAGGACAAACTTATACACAATATACAGGTGCCGGAACAAAAGAAACCCCAAAAAATAATCTTTGGTCTTTTTTTGATGAGTCTGGTAAAGAATTGGTAACAGCAATACACGGTGTTAAAAATACCACAGAAAGAAATGAAGCGTTTAAATGTGTAAATGGTACAAAACTAACTAAAGAAACAAATTTAGATTTATCTAGTGGTTGTATAAATTTACCAACAAGTTTTTTGGATAAATTAACCAATTTAAATATCGATATATCTAAGTATAAAATTTTTAGCTTAGGTGATGAAAACTATTTAGTTAAAAATTCATCAAACATTGATAACATCACTTAACAACATATTTCACAGTATTTAAACAGCCTATTGTATTTGGATTCCCGCCAGCATAAGAAATCGCACTTTGTAATGATTCTTCAATATCCTTTAACTTATCAAAAATAGAAACTTCTTTATATGGTACAAGTTTTCTAATCCCTTCTATTCTATTTGTTTTTCCAGATTGTGAAGATGATGCACTACCCCAAAATTCTTTGTACCAATGACCATCTAATTCATTTTTAATTTTTTCACCTGGAGATTCGTTAAATCCGGCCAACATACCACCAATCATAACCATTGATGCTCCCAATACAAGACTTTTTACAATATCACAATGTTCTTTTATTGAACCGTCAGCAACAATTGGTTTTTTTGCAACTTTAACACATTTTTTAATCATAGATGCTTGCCAACCACGGTTACCAAATCCGGTTGAATGGTACGTTGTACAAGCTGATCCTCCACCAATACCGCATTTTACCGCGTCACAACCCCAAGACTCCAAATCCGTTACAGCTTCTGGTGTACAAACATTACCACCAATTAAAAATACATTCGACATTTTATTTTTAATGTATTTAACCATTTTTTTCATTTTAATTGAATAACCGTGTGCAATATCAACTGTAATAAAATGCGGTATTAAATTTTTTGATACAAGTTTGTCAATTAAGTAATAAGAATCTTCATTTACACCAACAGAAATTGATGCAATTAAATTATGGTCTTTCATTTCTTTAACAAAAGAAAATTCATCAATATTAAATCTATGTAATATATAGAAATAACCTTTTTTTGATAGTTCTTTAGCTAAATTAATATCAATTATACTTTCCATATTAGCAGGTACAATCGGAAGTTTAAATCTATGACCACCAAACATACAAGTTGTATCACAATCACTTCTACTTTCAATACTACTAAAATTTGGTAGCAGAGTCATATTATCAAAATCAAATACTTTTTTCATTTTCATTATTTTCTTCAATTAAATTTGTAATTCTATTTTTACCCTTTTCACCAATTGGAATTGGGTTTCCTTCTTCATCGATTCTAACAAATCTAATATTTGTTTTAAGAACAACAGCTTGATTACCAGTATAAACATTGTGTGCTCTTGCTTCCATATATAATGTTAAAGAACTATTACCAAGTTTTGCTGGTTTACCATAAATTTTTATTAACTGACCTTCTTTTGCTGGTTTTTCAAAATTACATTTATCTATTGACACCGTAACAATTCTTGGTGTGTCACATAATTGCATTGCATATCCTGCAGCCGAAGCATCAATCCAAGCAAGAAGTTTACCACCAAACAAATTTCCGTGGAAACCTAAGTCAGATTTTTTTATTGGGTGTGAATTTAATAACTCCATTTCTTTATTTTATTTTTTAAAAAAATAGATATATTTTAATTTATAGTCAAATAAAGTATTTATTATTATGAAGTTCAGAAATTTAATTTTGGAAGATGGTAGAAGAAGGGATGTTATTCGAGTTGTTGTCAAAGATATTATAAAATTATTTAAAGAAGAAGATGAAGGTGAATTTCATTTACCAAATTATTATGATGAAGAAAATGATTACTATGAATTTCCAAATTTAGGAGAAGTTTTTCTTATTGAAGTTATTTTACAACAAAATGAAGACCTAGAAAGTTTCAAGGTTAATGCCGATTACTACCATAATGATGATATAATTGAAGTTACAATTGAATATAACCCAAATAATAAGACAAGAATAACTTATGATTTGGTTGGTGAACTAAATGAAGTTATTGCACACGAAATTAGACATATTGAACAAAAAGTTAAGGGAACGTTTGATTTAGGTGGGGATGATGTTGAAGATCCTTATGAATATTATACACAACCACACGAACTTGACGCTCAAGTTTTTGGTTTTAAAAGATTATCAAAAATAACAAAAACACCAATGGATGTTGTTGTTAAAAGATGGTTTAAAACACATAAAGATGTTCATAGGTTAACCGATGAACAAGCAACAGATGTTATAAGTAAAATATTAAATTATAAGTAATTGTTATGAAGGTACCACAAGAATATACAGCTAAAGTTGAAAAAATAAAAAATGTTATTTTATCAAGGTCTGGTTTAATATCGGAATATGGTCTTAACAATATTAAAATGGAAGTTGACGAATTTGATACTTTTGCTGATAATACTGTTTCTGAAATTGTATTTAGTCTTAGATTGAGTAATGTTGAATGTGATGAATGTGATCATCAACCGGAGTTAATTAGTGAAACAATTATAAACTTAAAATATAAAATAGAAAGTGCTGCCAATTTTTATATTTCACCAACATTAGAATTAAAAAGTAGTGGAGATTCTCTTAGAGGTGTACTATTTTATGATTGTAAAATTTGGAGAAGTGAATTTGAATATCTTACATTTGGAATTTTCTATGATGTTGGTGAAGACTTTAAGATTTAAATCTTTTTACAATTTCTAACATTAATCTTTTTGCAAAATTACCACCAAAACTAACAACTAAAAAAGCAAGACTTCGACCAACAATTTCTTTTGTATCAACAGAACTTCCAGTTTGTGCAACTTCATATAACTCTGGTAATATTGGTATTAAAAAAGTATATGCAAGCATATTTGATATTTTAGCCGTAGGTACTGCCAAACTTTCAATAAAAGATAAAAAAACACTTTTTAATTTACCTGCAACATCCAAAGCACTATCAAATTCAAAAACCAATTCTTTTTCTTTTATTTTTTCTAATACTTTTCCTAACATTTCTTTATTTGAATGATAGTACGTTAATATTATTCCAGTTGAAATTAATGCTAATTCAGTTGATGATATTTCAGGAAATTTACCTTCAATAAAATCTGATACTGGCATAACAAAACCAGCAATTGTTGCACCCCAAGTTGTTAAAAAATTTAAGTCAAGACCGATTTGGTTTTTTGTTTCTTTAACGACTTTTTTGAAAAAAGATTCTAACTCTTTCAATTTATCCACTATGTTTATTTGTCTTTCCTCAAGTAAAATTTTTTTATATTGAGACTCTGATATTATTATCTTCATAACAAATAAATATTTCGCTATATTTATATTTGTATGGCAAGTAGAATTAAATATTTAAAAAATGCACCACTTGAAGTCGGAGATGAAGTTGTGTGTGTGATAATGGATGATAATTTTTCACCCGTTAAGTCTGGAACTCCAGGAGTTGTTAAGTCTGTGAGTAATGTACAAGGAAGTAATGTATATTATGTAAATTGGGCTAGTGGGTCCAAACTTGCATTACTTCAAGGTGTTGATCAATGGAGAAAAGTTGTTAGTGAAGACGATGAAGAAGAAGACAGACAATTAAGTGAAGGTTTTATGTTTTTTACCACAAAAAGAGCATTAATAAAAGAAATAAAAAAATAAATTATGGCACAATACTTTTTCAAAATGTCACAAGCTGAAAAAAATGACATTTTAGATAAACATAAAACAATTTATGATGGTTATGTAACACAATATGGTCAACAACCAAATATACAACCATTATATGTACAAGACTTTGCAAACGATAAAGGTGGTCTTACCGTATCAAATAAAGGTGTAGTAAAACCATACACAAATATGAATATCAATGAAGATATTGATAGAAGAGATAGAATTGGTGATGGTCCACACGATTTACAAAATGGTACAGTTGATTTAAGAGGTGTTCCAGATATGTCAGATGTTGATAGAGAATATTTTCACGATTTATACCCATCTCCAAATGAAGATGAAACAGAATATGTTTCACTTGGAATGAAAAATGATGATGAAGAATGTACACATTGTGATGGAAATTCATTAGATATTGTTATTGATTTTGATGAATTGGGTGAAGACTTTGAATACGATATTGATAGGGATTTTTCTGAAGATTTAGCCGGGCCAATGAATTATGAAGTTACCGGAGATAGTTTTAGAGATGAAGTTGATCATGAAGAAATTCCTAACTTTATGGAAAAACTAAACGAATCACTTGATATGTTTAGAAGATTTAAAAAATATAATTAAAATGGAAATACAAGAAATTGTTTCTTACTACTTATACGAAGACACAAAAAGAGTTGAAGTTTCTTTTAGACTTACAACCGATTCTGAAGATGAAATAAGAAATGATGTTATTAACTTGGATGATTCAAAAGAGTTTGGATATAATCTAATCCAGGAAAGTACAGATTTTTTTAATTTTGATGATGATGAATTGGATGAAGATGATTCAGATTTTCAAACAATAGATGAAGATTTATTACTTTCTTTTTTAAATGAATATTACATTGTACATTCGGACAAATTACCTAAAGTTGAAATAATATAAAAAAGTCCGTATTTTCTTACGGACCTACTCTTGTCAAAAAGAGTGTGATAGATTCATTTGGTCCAGATGAACCGTAAGCCCACTGTCCTGTTGAACGTAATACTAATGTTTCAGCACCATCTTCAATAATATTAAAAACCTTTCTTGTTCCTTCAAATTCTATAATTAAGTTACCCAAAGCTGTATTTGTTTCACCAACAACATTATAAAAGTAAGCTTTATTCCAAACTGTTGAACCATCTGGTTGTGGACTTGGTGAAAATCTAATTTGTACATAATCCATATGTAATTTAAAAAAACCAACTGGTATTGAATCAAAAGGTGATACATCGTTTGGATTCACGTATAAATCACCTGGATAGAAAACCATTGATTGTGGTGATGGACTATTATCAGTTTGTTCATATGTTATTTTATCAACACGATATTCACCACTTAAAGATAAAAGTTTTGGTTGTGTATATTTAACACAAGAACTTAATGAAATTAAAAGAATAAAAAGTTTAAAAATGGTTTTCATATTGTATTATTTATATAACTACAAAATTAATACTTTTTTTTAAATATACAACTATTTATAAAGAAATATTTTATGCAACTTGAAGAATTAATTGGTTTAATGGAAAAATATACCTTTAATAATGATTTTGATGGTGAATTAGGCGAACAAGACGCACCTGCCGCTGGAGGTGGTGGTGCAACAGCTGGAGCTGCATACCCAACTGTCACAAAATGGGAAACCGGTTTAACAAGAAGTGTTGCAAACACAATTGATGATAAAGTTACTTGGTCGTCATTATATAAAATTACAAGAGGAAAAGCAAATACATTATTATGAATAACAAGAGCCTTTTATTGGAAAGAATTTTATTGAATATGATATATGATTCTAAAAAAACTTTGTCTGAAAATAAAATCATTCTTAATGAAAGTAAACCAAAAATAATAACATTTTATGGTCCTAAATCCCATAACCCAAATAAAAAAGTTCAATATATAATATATGGTACAATTATGAGTAATGTGTCTGCAAATTTAGAGAAGTTTGGATATAAACTAAGTAGTTCGAGTTGGGAATATACAGAAGGTTATAAACTTTCGAAATTTAAAACTGAAAATTCCATAGCAGATTGTTGCCTCGAAAGATACCCATGGTTGGGTCATAAAGATTACAAAAGCTACAGAAAAAAAAAGTGTGAGGAATTCGGAGGTAGTTTTCACTGGGACGAAGATAGATGTTCAAAAAATATGGGTGAGTGTAAGAAGTGGGATGATGAATGTGAAAAAAATTACCACACAAATTTGGAAATTTTAGAGAAAGAACGAGCCAGTCATTGTAAAGGAAAAATACAGGATAATCCACTAATAATGAACTTGCCATTTCAAATTGATTTACAAGGTTATCCAATAAAATATTACTACGTAGAAGGTTTTATTGAACCTTTCAAAACAGAGAACTACAATGGTACATATCAAATTTATATGGAATTGGAAGGTAATGATTGTACATTTGGCGACTTTACTTACTACCCTGTTGTGGATGGAAAGATTTGGAGGGGGCACGTTAGCCTACCCCCTTATGAAATACCACCAAAAAAACCAGAACCAGTTATAAAAAAGGTGGATAGAGTTGTTGATTCTGGAAAAACATTGGAAGAAAAAAAACAATGGTGTAAATTAAAGGGTAATGTTTGGGATGAAGTACTTGGTGTGTGTACCAATGCTAAAGTTAGTTTAAAAGCTAAACAATCAAGCGGTTCAAAAAGTAAAAGTGTTGGAATAATCAAAAACAATATTAATAGTGAATTTAAAGCAAAAGAAATAACATTTCAGTTAAGTGGAGGAGGATTATAATATGAATAACAAGAGCCTTTTATTAGAAAAAATTTTATTGAATATGAAATATGATTCTAAAAAAACTTCGTCTGAAAATAGAAAAATTATTTTGGAACAAGATCGAGACGGTGATGGTGTTCTTGACAAAAATGATTATTGTCCAGATGTTCCTGGTAAAAAAGAACTTAATGGTTGTCAACCACTTACAAAAACATTTGATATAAAAGGATCACCATTATACTTTTATGGCGAAGTTAAACAAACATTTGGTGATGCCTTAACAAAGGTTTTTTTAAATGAAAACGACCCCAATGCAACTGTAAAATATTATTATGGTTCCCATAGTAGGACATTAGGTCATATCCTATATGGCATGTGTCGTGCGTCGTTATCGAAGTACGCAAGGTCAAACGAAAACACATATTTCCAAAATGAAGAAATAACAAATTGTATTTCAGATAGTAAAAAAAATTTAAGTTCTTTAAATAAAGCAGCCCCATTTTTAGTTTCACAAGGACCAAAAAATTTATTTTATTTAAGTTTCTATTGCGGTTACTGGGGACCAGAACGACAAGGTTGGGGGCGTGATGGGTGGCAAACAATTTATGAAGACGGTTGTAATACAAATAATATTATTGGAGAACGTGGATATATTAACTATTCAACAGATAAGTGGTTACCTGTTAGAACATATATAAAACAACAACAACCAAAAAAACAAACACCAAAACCAAAAGAAAAAGTATTAAATCTGGATTTGAAGGACTTTGAAATTATCGGAACAAAGGGGTCTACAAATAAACCAATTGATGCAAAAACAACAGAAAATCAAGTTACAGATTTAGGTGTTGATAACGGTGAAAAAAGTAACTTTAATAGGTCTAACATCTTACCAACCCCAAACACTACTGATGCTGAATCTAAATCACAAGAAATAACATTTCAGTTAAGTGGAGGAGGGTTATAATAAATATTTATAAAAAATGAATAAAAAATTAATTTCAGAAGAAATCCTAAGAATCCGTGAAATGATGGGTTTTAGTAGTTATAACAAAAGATTTCTGACAGAAGGTGTAGGAAAGTTGTTAGCAGATGAGTCAATGCCTGGTGGTATTGTGGATGATTTGGCATCAATGGGTAAAACAGTTGATGATATATTTTCATACTCAACAAAACTTGCAAATGACTTCCCAACAAAAACATTTGATTCAATTATTGATAGAGTTGCAAAAGAAAACACTATTGATAGTGCTTCTGTTACCAATGAAATGATGAGAAAATTCATAGCAACACAACCAGGGCTTATGGATGAAATTATGACTGTTGCAGCAAAAATTGCAGATGAAAGTACAACATTAAAAATTAGTGACGTTTCTTTTCAAGATGTTTTTACAAAAGCAGGTTTAGAAGAATTTCCAGAAAATTTAAAAAATACTTTAGCAACAAAAATAACTGATATAAATAAAGATACGACAAAAAAAATTTTAGACCAATTTGAAAAATTACTTGATGGAAATATAAAAATAAAAAATACACCAGAAGCAAAAGAATTATCAAATAAAATAAGAAATAAAAGAGCCGAAATTCTTGATTATGAAGATTATAAAACTAAGAAAAGCTCAAATGTTGACGTTGCAAAAAATGTTACAGAAAAAGAAGATGGTTTTGGTGAAGGTGATTTCCAAGACTTCAAAAAAAATTGGACAAGAGAAGATGTTGGTGGTGTTACTGACCCAAATCAATACTCTGTAGTTAAAAATAGTGCTGAAGAAACATTCAAAAATTTACCAGAAACATTTAACCCTTCAGAAATAAAAAGGGGTAGAGTAAATTCATATAAATTTATACAAAACGACGAAAGTACAAATTTCCAAGATGTTTTAAGATCTAGAACACAGATGGAAGTTACGTTACCAAACGGTAAAAAAACATTAATGTATTCTTCATCTGGCTCAAATGTTGGAACAACAGGAAAAGAAGCTGGAGAATGGTTTTGGATTCCTGGTTTTGCAAGAAGTGGTTGGTATATAAAAACAACCGAAAGTGTTGCATACACTAAAGGTGGTAATCAATATATGACAGACTTTGCAAAATATTTAGAAAATAATGGATATAATGGTTTATCTAAAGAAGGTACCACACCAAGTTCAGTTTCTAAAATAGCTTCAAATGTAACACCAACATCAACAAATAGATTACAATCAATAGTTGGTGATACAAGTAAAATAAATTGGTCAGTTATTAATAATGCTAAAAATGTAGAAGATTATAATAAATTTATTGATGACGCAATAGCAACAAATAATTATATGAAAATATCAAGAGCTGGTTTTGAAGAATATGGAATTCCTAATTTTAGAAAACATTTAATGGATTTAGATTTAAAAGCCGGCGATAACTCAATTGCTAGACAAAATGGTTCACAAAATGAATTATATAAAATGAATAGAGAAATTTTTGATTTATATCAAGCCGAAGGTGGAACATCTGATACTTTTATGGATTGGTTAACAAAATTACCAGAAGATCAACTGGAAGATATATATAACTATATAAACTCAAAAAAACAATAATTTTATCATATGATGGAAAAACAAATATTATTAGAACTTAGAAGAATTCAAGAACTAATGGGTGTTAAAAAAATAATTAATGAATTTATTATAGACACTGGAACTGGTGCAGTACCAAAAGCTAGTCCTGGTACTGGTATTTACGATGAAAAAGGAAACGAAGTTGAAGGAACTGACCCCGATGATGTTAGGTACCCAACGTATGATTTGGGTCTTCCTCAATTTATGGAACCAACTGAAGCTGGTAGATTTATTAACGGTTTTAATTCACCACCAACTTTAATTATGGGGCCAAAGGACGGTTCAGGCCCAAAGGTTTGGTATATTACATCATCAACAAAAATTGAAGATATCTTACCACCGGACGTAAAAAGTAAAATACAAATTGGTACTGTCACAAATAAAGATGGTCAAGCCATTGAAAATCAAAAATATATTGAAATTGATGCTACATCCGATGAAGAAAAAACCGATAACACTACAGTAGTAAGTAATAAAAAAATCAAACTATGTTTACCAACACAAGAATGGTTTGATTCTTATGCTAACTTAGGTTTAGCCTATATGTTTGAAAATCCAAAAACAAGTAAAAAATACGCACTATTATTTGGAACTTGGGGAATAATGAGACAAACTGGACCTAAAAAAGAAGCGATGACTGGTTATGAAGCGGCTAAAGCTTGTTATGGTGCAGACAATGGTTGGGAATTCAAAGTAACAAATGTATTAGGACCAACTGGTAAAGCTTTGGCCCCTTATCAAGAAGTTGGTGGAACAAAATTTTGGGATCCATCAGATAAAGAAATGTTTGATACAAGGTCTGTTAATGATACATTCTGGGATAAATGGGGTATTTTCATTGAAATTGCTGTTGGTGTAGCTGTTGCTATTGTCGCACCTTGGGTTGCTACCTTTTTAATTAGTCTAGCACCTATGGTTGGTGGTGCTTTTGCTGCAATTGTTGGTGGTTTACAGGGGGTAGCATATGGTGGAACACGACTTCTAGTAGTACTTGTTGAAATTATAGCGGAAGGGACACTTCTGGCCCCATTAATTAAAAACCAATTAAGTCGAGGAGATGAAGTTGGTGCTGGAATCACGGTAATATTTTGTTTTATACCTTTTTTAACAGAATTAAAACCAATTCATAATTGGTTAAAAAATGGTATTAGCGGTAGCTTTGGTAAAGCTGAAATAAAAGGTTTATTAGATGAAGTTGCAAAGGTAGATGGTGGATGGAACACAATTATGAATGTTTGGTCTGATTCACAAAGAAATTTATGGGAAGCTACCTTATCTCAACAAAATAAAGAAATATTTCAAGTTGGGATGACTGTGGTTAAAAACATAAGTGAAAAAGGAGCCGATGGTTCTAAAGACTTTGGGAAAGCTGTTGCTGATTACATGAATCAAAACGCTGACAAGGTTTTAAAAAATGCTAGACAGTTAGGATATACACCAATTGAAAAGGCAGTTGAAGATATTACAACGACTATAGTAACTATGCCTTTTTCTTTTACATCATTATTTACACAAACAGGATTAAAAGCAAGTCTAGCTAGGGGAATTATGACTTTTGCACCTGTTGCAATTGCCCTACAACAAATAGGTAAAAAAATAAAAGAACAATTTCCAAACGAACAAGAGCAAAAACTTAAAGAAATGGAAGAAAAAGTTACAAAAGCTTTTGAAGACTTGGGAAATAATCCTGGTCAAGCTTATCAATTTGAATTGATGGCTACTTTATATCAAAAATTAGGTTGGTTAGATAAAGTTGGTGAAGTGACAAATTTAACAATAGACAAAATTCTTGATAACCCAGAATTAAAAACGATGTACGATAATGAAGTTAAAACAACAATTGCTGAGCTTTTAAATAAAGAAGCAATAAAGCGAGCAAAAGAAGAAGAAAAAAAAGCTGCGGAATATTTATTATCAACTAGTGCCCAACAACAAATTGCAACTATTCAAACACTAATTATAATTAATCAATTACAAACTAATATATTACCATCATTACTTGAAGGTCTTGGATATAAAAATCTTAAATTTGTTGACCCTTGTTGTGCAAGTTATTCCCAAACAGAAGACGCTCAGGAATTTATAGGAGAAAACGATGTTAAAGGTTTTATCGTATTTCCTAAAACAATGAAAGAAAATGATCCGTTTAAAATTGTTGTAAATGGTCAACAAGTTTGGCCAAAAGTCTAATAATTTTTTCATTTATTAGATTATTAACATATTTATTATAAAATTATAGTTATGAAAGAACGTTTACTTATAGAAGAATTAGTTAGAATCAGAGAAATGATGGGTTTTAGTGGTTATAATAAAAAATTATTATTGGAATTTGGTCGTCAATTAGCAGATGAGGCAATGCCTGGTGGTATTATGGATGATTTGGCAGCTTTAGGAAAAACAGTTGATGATATATTTTCATACTCAACAAAACTTGCAAATGACTTCCCAACAAGAACATTTGATTCAATTGTAGAAAAAGTTGCTGACGAAAATGGTGGAATTTCACCAGGTTCTGTTACTAAAGAAATGATGCAAGAATTTTTTGCTAAATCAGGTGTCTTTGATGATTTGACAGAAGTTGCAACAAAACTTGCAGATGAAAAAGTTGGTGGTTATATGACAGATGTAAATTTTACAAACGCGTTTAACAATGCTGGTCAAGGTGGATTACCAGGTAGTGTACAAGTTGTTGTAAAACAAAAAATTACCGCTCAGAATAAAAGTACAACAGAATCAATTTTAGAACAATTCAGAAGACTTATTGAAAGTGACACAACTTTAAAAAATTCTGACGCTGGTAAAAAAATGTTGGATACAATTAATAATAAAAAGAAAGAAATTGCAGATTTTGATGCAAATGAAGTAAGAAAATCAACAAGTACTGGTGGAGTTGGTGGAAGAGCAGGTACCGGACCAACGCAGGCGGAAATTGATGCCGCGATGGACGCATTAACAAATAGAATTAGTAATATTGATACAACATCTGAAAGTACAATTATGAGTAGTTTGAATTCAATTTTAGACGAGCTTGAAACAAATGGTTTAATTAAATACCCAAAAGGTGTTACTAAAGAAATGGTTGTAAAAGATTTAACAGCAGCAATTCAAAGACTTTCAAACAACGCACAAGCCGCTGAAGCGGCATTTAATAAACTGACAACAGCTGAACAAGCAGAATGGGCACAAAAAGTAATAAAAGATTTAGAAAATGCTAGAGCTAAAGTTGAAGGTGACCCTAATAAACCTGGTTGGTTTAAAAGAACGTTTTTTAGTTGGTTAAATGAAACAGCTGAAGTTGGTAAAAAAGGAAATAAAATTGAACCAATAAAAATTGTAAAAGGATTTTTTAAAATTTATTTTTTGATAGGGGGGATTTCTTTTGCTGTTTGTGCTATTAAAAATATATGGGACTTTAAACAAGAAGGTGTTGAAGGTATTAATAGTGGAAAAGATTTTGCAGATTGTTTATTCACCATTGCAACTTGGGCTCCAGATGGGATAGTTTACCTATTAAATTTAGGTGAGGAAGTTTTAGATACCGATTATGAAAATACCCCCGAATCTTTTAGAAAATGGGCTGACACTAAAGAAGTAAAAGATAAATATAAGTATATTGATTCTGGATATGACGCAGATGGAAAAACATACTATTTTAAATTTAATGATGGTACTGTTAAAGATGTTAAATTTGACGCTGATAATCAAACTTGGGTAGTTGAATAAAATAATCAATAAAAAATGTAAAAAATGATTTTAGGTAATTTTAGATATTGTATTAAATCTGGTGGGTCTTGGCGAGACGCAAAAGATAAGTCAGAATATGACACAGTAAAGGCTGCAAATTCAAATAACGCAAAAAAATATTCAAAAGAATATAATTGTGATGGAAAAATAGCACCAAGTCCTCCAAGTCCTCCAAGTCCTCCAAGTCCTCCAAGTCCTCCAAGTCCTCCAAGTCCTCCAAGTCCTCCAAGTCCTCCAAGTCCTCCAAGTCCTCCAAGTCCAAGTACTAGTTATAGTGTTTGTCCTGGACCAACATATTCAAGAGGTTGTAAAGATAGCGGAGCGCCAAATCCGAATGGTATAATATATAAGGTACAAGGATGTATTGGAGCAAAACAAGATAGTTTATTTGGTCCAAAAACAGAAACAGCTCTTAAACTAAAAACTGGAAAAACAACATTTACTGATGATGATTTTTCTACAATATGTAAAACAAGTGGTGGTGATAACACTGGTGGTGATAACACTAGTGGTGGACAAGGAATGAAACCAGAAGATCAAAAGAAATTTTTTGAAAAACTAGAAAGAACAGGTAGAATTTATGATGGGTATATACAATATTTATCACAAGAAACCGACATTTCAAGTAAAGACGGAAAATCAATTTATAGTTGTTGTTATATTAAAAAATTTGAATGTTCAAGAAATCAAGAAGGAAAAATAATATCAATTGGAAATGGCGTACCAATTTCAAGTAAAAGCGACGTTAAATTTTCTGAAGATTATATTTATATTATTTTATTTCCAGATTTAATTTATGGTTATATGACAAAAAGAGGTTCTATTGCACTTAATGGTTATAAATTAACTTGGACACCAGATGATCCTAACTCTCAAAATATTTTCTTAGAATCAAAAAGAAGAAATATTAAAGAACAAAACATTGATTTTTCTGGTCTTCTTGGTAGTAATTGGAATTTTAATGCTGGTGGTGGAAATCGAGGTTCTGGAACTAATCAACAACAAGGAAATCAATCTGGAAGTGGTAATCAACAACAAGGAAATCAATCTGGAAGTGGTAATCAAATTCAAGGAAAAAAATATGAAATTGACTATGACAAACTATGTGCTTACGTAAACCCAAAAAGAGACGAGGCCATACAAATCATTGAAGGAATGAGGGATATGAAGATTCCAGTTTTCAATATTCCATTAGTTAACGCAGAAGGTAAGAAAGAACTACAACAGACAATTGATGAATTAAAAAAAGTAGATTGTAAAACAGTTTGTGAACCAGGGAATTTAAAAATTTTAGCAGATGGAAAAGCTATGATTTTAGATAAACAAAAAAATGACCCAAATGCTAAATATGTTGAAAACAAGTTAGCAAGATTATTGGTTTTAATTGAAGAAATTGAAAGTGAATGTAAAAGAATAGATAGGGAAAAAAGAAACTTTGAATCACAAAATCAAGGTGGTAGTCAAGGTTCTGGAACTCAAGGGTCTGGTAGTAGTCAAGGTACTGGTAGTAGTCAAGGATCTGGTGGTACAACTGTTGTTACTGGAAGTAGAAAAGACGAATTAAGAAAAATGTTTGGTTTTGTCGATGAAAATGGTGATATTATACCACCAAAATCAAGAATTAGTAGAATGAATAAAATACCAGAAAAAGGTGTTGCTGGTTTTGGAAGTTTACAATATGCAATTGATAACTATAATGCAAGATCTGAATGGTTTGAAGATTATAACGAACTAATGGATACTGAAGGGTTATCACAGTTTAAATTGAAATTCCCAGAAGATTTTGAAGATGAAGATTATGCGGGAATGATAATTAATAAGGAAAACTATTCTGAATTAACCCCATTGAAAGCAGGTTCAAAAACCCAATATAAAAGATTTACTTTTGGTGACTTTTTGGAAACTAGCTCAACCTTACCAATTTTCCAGACACAAGCGGGTACTGGTGAATATAATGTTGAAAAAACAAAATGTATTGGTAACCCAAGAGAAAAATTAATTAACTATCTTACAGCAGCATTTTCAGCGTCAAGAAAGTTTAGAGGTAGTAATGAATTAGATTATTTTGAAAGGTGTCTTGCGACCAAAAAATTACAAAATGCTTTTGACGATGAAGGTCCGCTAAGAAAAAGTGATTTTGAAGAAGTTGATACAGATAGGTTACCTTTTGGTGTTTTTAATAACAAACTTAATCTAAAAGAAATTATTAAATTGTTAAGAGGTGAAGAAGTTAACGGTGTTAGAATTAATAATTCAAGTTTGATAGACAAAAACTTTTATAGAGAAGGTTTTGCGGTTTACGAATCAGTAAGAAAAACAGTTAAGAAAAATTTAAGTGAAGCAATTACTAAAAAGAAAAATTTAAAACTTACAGAATCTACTTTAACTAAAATTTTAACAAATATAAAAAGAAAAGGATACTAAAGATACTTGTTTGGTGTAGTTACCGAATAAGAATAAACCATCTAAAAGAAGGAGGTGTTTAAGTATCTGACAAGATAGGAACTTCGGTTCCTATTTTGTTTTTATGTTGTATTTATTTATTATGGGAAGATTTATTCAAGCAAGGGTTAGTGCCTCTGTAAAAAATTTTGAAAATCAATTGATGGAAAAATATAATTTGATACCATATACCAATAATGAAACTCCAACCGTTTTTTTTGGTTTATACCGTAAAGAAGATTATGAAGACTTTGATTTACATAGGAGCAATTCGATAATTGTTTGGTGTGGAAGTGATTCACATAAAATTGATAAATTTATAGATTTTGTACCTAAAATTAGAACTGTTAAAAATATTGCAAAGTCCAGTTTTATTTCAGAAGACTTAAATACGTTTAATATTGCAAATGAAATTTTACCTATAACACCAACGTTAAATATTAAAAATCAAAAACCTAGAGGTGAAAATGTATATTTTTATGGTAGTGTAGAAAATAATTTTTATGGTATTGATATTTTGAACCGAATTAAAAATAAATTACCATATAAAATATATATAACACAAAAAGACACTTACAATAAGGAAGAACTACAAAAAATATATGAGTCGTGTTTTATTGGACTTAGGTTGACAAAACACGATGGTTTACCAAACACAGTATGTGAATTAGGTCTTATGGGTAGGAAATGTATCTACAATGGAAACTTACCAAATGCAATACCATTTTTGGATGATGAAGATATTATTAATATAATAAATAAAGAATATGAAAATAGAATGGAAGATAATTCACAAATTGTTGATGATTTTTATCATTATCTTAATATAAACGATAATTGGCTTTATTATTAAAAATCATAATATAAAACATGGGTAAAATAATTTTAGAAAATATTTTTGAAAACGAAAAAGAACCAATACTAACTGTTGCACTCCCGGTCTACAATAGTAAAAAAATAGCATGGGTGTGTCTTGAAAGTTTAGTAAAACAAGAAAATATAAATTTTAATTGGGAACTTATCATATATGAAGAAGAACACGAACAATCAATATTCCCAAATGTTTTATATGATTATATAGAAGAATTAAAATCTGTTGGATGTTCTAAAATATTATTTATAAGTGGAAAAGAAAAAGTATCTCTTGTTGAAAAATGGATTGAAATTGGAAAAAATGTTAGCCCAACATCTCAGTGTTTTATGCTCCAAGCCGCCGATTGTTATTCACCAAAATCAAGACTTAAAATAAGTTATGAAAAAATAGTAAATGAAGATTATGACTGGTATGATCAAACTAAAGGTTATTTTTATTCTTTTATAAGTGATAGAGTAATTCTATATGAATTCAAAGGATTAACAAATTTAAATATGTCCCTTAAAACGGAATATATGAAAAATTTACCATTTTCTAAACTTAAAAGTGGTATTGATGGTTACATATATAACCATTGTGTTATTTCTTGTAAACAAGTTTCTAGAAATTTTAGAAGATATTTTGACGATAAACTATATAATGATAGTATTGACACACAGGGACATAATAACATAAGCCATTCCAGAGAATCATATTTTGATACAAAACCAAATATTTTTACAAAAACAAATTTAAGTGTTAACGATTTAGGTTGGCCATACAATATAAAAAATTCAATAAATTCGACATCCATATATGAACTTACAATAATAATATCAACATATTTAAACACAAAATATTTAGAAGATTGTTTTAATTCAATTATAAATTCAATTGGTGAAAAGAAAGTACAAGTTTTGGTTGGTATTGATTCTTGCCTTGAATCCAAAGAACATATCGAATCACATAGTTATCCAGGTTATTTTGAATTTTTCTTTTTTGGAAAGAACAACGGACCTTATATTGTATTTAACACTTTATCAAAATTAGCAAAATCAAAAAACATTTTATTCTTTGGTTCCGATGATATTATGGATTTAAATATGGTTGAAGATTCAATTAAGGGTCTTACGACACACGATTGTGTAAAACCATATTATACAAATTTTGTCGATGGTAAACCATATAATTCACAAACAAAAAAACACGTTGGTGAAGGTGTGTTCGCAATTAGAAAAGACATATTTGATTATATGAACGGGTTTGAACCCTGGATGTGTGCCGCAGATTCTGATTTTATGGGTAGATTATATGGAACAAAACAATATAAATTTAAGTTCACAAATAAAATTAATTTTTATAGAAGAATACATAAAAATGGTTTAACAAGTAGACCAGATACCGGAATGGGTTCAAAATTAAGAGCACATTATGGAAAATTAGCAAGACAACGAAATTCTGTCGGACCAATAATTAAAATGGTCACAGAACCATATATTATGCTTAACACACAAACAGTAACAACATTAAGAAAAGACATTACAAGTCCAAACATACCAAAGGTTGAAAAAAACATATCACCTTTAAGTTTATTACAGAATAAATCTGTTGAACCACAACCTTTTAGGAATTATATAATAGAAGAAGTTAAACACAAACCAAAATCACAAATAAAAGAAAGACCACCAATTAGTCAAGTAAAACAAAACCACAAACCAGAAAAACAATTAGACAAAAATTCATTAGCGAATAAATCAAAGAGTGTTTCAGTAAATAAAAAACCACAAATTTCAGAAACCAAAGATTTTAATATTGGTAAAGATTCATTAAGAGTTTGATTTATTATGTTTTAATTTTTATGTTTTATAGAAAAATCATATGTACGTAATTGTAAAACACATCAAATTAGACGAAAACAAAAAAAGAGTTCCAGTTATACTACTTAACAGCGAAAGTGAAATTTGGGAATTTGATACCGAAAAAGAAGCAGAAAAAATGAGAGAGATTTTTGAATTAAATTCAGATTCTGGTCATAAATATCAAGTTAAAAAGATTTAATATGCGGTCCCGTAGCATAATTGAATAATGCAACTCACTTCTAATGAGTAGATTCCAGGTTTGAATCCTGGCGGGACTACACAAAAAAAATATTATGGAAGATATATTTGAACAAATACATAATGAATTTATAAATTCTGAAGATTATTTTTCATATCTTCAAGATATTTATTCTTATGAAGAAAAGAATACGACTAACTGAAACTGAATTAATAAGTCTAATTAAAAGAATTCTTAAAGAAGAAAAGTATTCCGAAGAAGATATTAAGTACACCCACCCAATAACAGGTGAAGCCTGTAAAATCAAAGTAGCTAGAAATAAAGTAACTGATATGGAAAATAGACAATATGGATCAATCCTTGTCTGTATTGATGAAGAATATGGTGATGAAAGAATTAAAGCCGAACTTCCAGTAGATGGTCCTACACCAGAAGAAGTTAGTGATTTTATATGTGAAAATATAGAAAGAACATTTGAAATTCTGGATGATATGTTAACACACGAAGAAGAAGAGCCAATATCAGAAGAAGTTTATAGCCGAAGGTGGGACATTGTAGACCAGCCAATTGTTTGTTCAGACAAACCAAAAAAGAAAAAAAGTTGGGAATACTAAATAATATAATATTTATAAATAAAAAATTATGAAAAAAGTAATTAAACTAACAGAAAGAGACCTTACAAGACTTATTAAAAGAATTGTAAAAGAAAGTGAAGAAGAAGTCAAACAAGAGTTAGATATGAAAAATAAATTGGATGATATCTTCTTTGGTTATGATAGTGCAAATATTTTTACACCATCTGGTGAATTTGGATACCTTTCACAAGAAAAAAGATTAAAAAAAGAAATAACACCAAAAGGAAGAAAAGAAAGAATCCAACAAGTAATTGATGGTTTGGAAGAATACATTGAATACTTACGAAATGAAAAATTGGGTGAAGAAGATACCTGGATTGAAAATCCAAAATACGATGAAGTTTGGGGTGGAAAAAATGATGAATATTAATTTTTTTTCAAAAACACTTTGGGTGGGTACAACCCGAAGTCGGTCCCGAGCTAGGTCGGGCACTACTATGTCTCTGGTGTAATGGTTTAGCATAAACGGCTTCAACCCGTTCGGTTAGGGGTTAAATCCTTGTGTACGTGTTAATTTTTAATTTTGTCAATCAAAAAACTTTTTGTATATTTGTATTATGAAAAACCAATTACCATACGAATCTACAGGAAGTGCGATTAAAGGTTATAGTGATTCTTTAACCGCAAGAAAAGAAACAAATGATTGTGTTGTTAGGGCATTTGCTTCGGCGTTTGATGTTACTTATGATTATGCACATAAGTATGTTGCAGAGGAGTTTAAAAGAGAACCAAGAAAGGGAACCTACTTTACGGCATCTAAGATGAGTAAATTATCTGAAGGTGTGATCAAAGTTAATAATAAAAAAATTATCCCTATTGGTACAAAAAGTAATAGTGTAATTTATCCATATTCACTTTCATATGAAATAAAAGTTAAAGGTGAAAAAGTTAAAAGACAAATGACTGTTGGTACGTTTGTAAAGAAAAACCCAAAAGGAACTTTCTTTGTATTGGTCAGAGGACATGCGTTTACAATCAAAGACGGTGTTGTTATTGGTAACCCTGAAGATGCAGTCAAAACAAAACGTCATATGAAATCGGCATTTGAAATTAAATAGGGAATCCTACTTAAGATACAAAAAATAAATTTGGTAGATTAAAAAATTATTTATACTTTTGTTTTATGGTAACATTTGATGATATAAAGTTTGGACCACATAAAGTTGGTGATGGATTACACGGATTGATTTTCTTTCCTGGTGGATATGGACTTTCGATTGCTAGGTTTAAATTTCCGGGGCATTTTCGTTATTCATCATATACAGATGATGATACTTTTGAAGTTGCAATTTTAAAGGGGACAAAAGATCAGTGGGAAATTTGTTATGATACAGAATTAACAAATGATGTACTAGGTTACCAAACAAAAGAAGATATAAATAGAATAATTAAACACGTTCAAAGATTATATAACGATGAAAACAATTGAGATTACATATGAGGAAATTAAGATGGCAACAAGGCCAAATGTGTATCGTAATAAAAAAAAATACACAAGAAAAGAAAAGTTTAAAAAAGATTTGGTAGATTAAAAAATTCTACATATCTTTGTAAGACAAATAAGGAATAAAGGTTCTTTGAAATATTGAAAAACATTGTGGTTGTAAGAAACGGGAAACTCGTAAAGTGTATCAACCTGTTAAATCAAGATAGTGAAACGAGAGTTTGATTTAACTACTAAACTACAAAAAAACAGTCAAGTGGCGGAATTGGTAGACGCTGGGAGAGATACCCAAGACTCCTTGGAATAAGGTAAATATTACACTTATTCCGTGCAGGTTCGAATCCTGTCCTGACAACAGTGGTTACCTGACTCCGATAGGACGGTAAAACCCATTGGGAAATCGGAAGTCCGTGAATGGGGGCGCAAGCAAAGAAGAACTTACAATGGTGGAGTGCCTAAGACAAAAGAAACGAAGCGTATGGGTGATCATGCGTTGGATTCAAATCTCCACCTTTTTTAAATTAAAAAAATTATGACACCACTATTGTTAATATCATTTATATTGTTTATGTTTGTCATAAGAAAAAGACATTAGTAAACTTCAGTTCCCACACAGCGGTGAGATGGGCTAAGTTATATACAATTCCTCGGGGCTGGGAGTAGAAAGCTGAAGAGTCGTTGTTTGTCAGGAGTGTAATGAGGCATGGTGCCGAGTCCGAAAAACACCACGGTCCAAGAGCAATTTGGACGCGAAAAGTTATAAGGTTGCTCATTGTGGGTTCGAATCCCACCCTGACATCTAAAAAAGTTAATTTGAAATTTGTGGATAATATTTTATAATATAGTTCTATTCATCTATTACATTGTAACGTATTTTGTGTTCGTATTTATTAAAAAACAAATATCATGGAAGTAATTATTGCTTGTTTAGTACCCATTTCTCTTATTGGAATTCTTTTAGTTTCTTATTTAAGATATAAGGGAAAATAAAATATAATTTGATTTTTTTTCATTTCTTTTTGTATTTATATAAAAACAAATAAACGTTAAATCAAATTAAAATGAAATTAACAAAAGAACAAGTTTTAGGAATTGTTAGACATGCTTTGACATTTGTTGGTGGTATCGTTGTAATGAAAGGATGGGCTGATGAAAGTGTTGTTGTTGAAATTACTGGTGGTGTTATGACACTAGTTGGTGCAATCTGGTCAATCATTGCAAAAAAATAAGTTTCTTATAACTTTTTGTGAACCCCATCTTTTAGGTGGGGTTTTTTGTTGATTAAAAAAAAAGTTATATCTTTGTTATATGAATATATTTTTTTTAGATTTTGATACTAAAAAATGTGCACAGTATCATTGTGATAAACACGTTGTTAAAATGATTTTAGAAACAGCTCAACTTTTATGTGGTGTTCATTGGGTTATTGGTTCAGAAGCTCCTTATAAGTTATCACATAAAAATCACCCTTGTGCCATATGGACCCGTGAAAGTCTTTCGAATTACCTTTATTTATGTGACCTTGGTTTAGAATTGTGTAAGGAATATACATATCGTTACGGTAAAAGACATAAATCACAGGATATTATAGAATGGTGTTTGGACAACAAACCAAGTATTCCAGATAAAGATTTTACACAACCACCAAAAGCAATGCCAGACGAATTTAAAGTAGATTCTGTTATCGAATCTTATAGAAATTATTATATGATTGCAAAAAAATCTTTTGTAAATTGGAAAAATAGAAATATTCCAGAATGGTTTTTAATTCATTGATGTATTTATATACATATGAATTTACTAGTAGAAACAAATACATATGGTTTTGCGACTGGTTCTAAATATCCTGGATGTCTTGATCAAGGTAAAGTTTGTCTTGGTGGTGGAATAAATGGTGATTGGGCCGGTTCTGCAGAAAGAGCACTACAGATGGCATCTTGGTTAAAAGATTTAGGATTTAACCCTGGTTCACAAAAAAGAAGTAATAAATTAACAGCATCTGGAAATAGGTCAGACCACTGGGATGGTTCAAAAGATTCTTATGGTATTGATTTACCTTGTCGTGGTGAAAAAGGTGATAAAGGTTGGAAAAAACTAAGAGAAGAATTTGTAAAACGTGGGTGGATATCAGAAGATAAAATGCCAGATAAATTACTACAAAAAGGTAACGGTAAGTGGATTAATTTTAATGTTGGAACCTACAGATATCAAGTTGGTTGGAATGTTAAAGACCACTATGACCATATTCACGTAGGTGTTAGAAACAAAAAACCAGATGAAAAATATTCATCAACTGATGATAGTGAAAGTCAAGATTCAAAAGAAGTATCTAATGAAGTTGTACCAAAAATAAAAAAAATATTTTATACCGCTTTTTCTTTTAAAGAACAATCTATAATTGAAGGTGTTTTAGAAAAACTAGATTCTTTGAATGTTAAAGACAATTTTTCAAAAATTGTTTTAGCATCACTTGTAATATATAAAAAAGATTCAATTATAAAAGATGATAAAACCTCAAATTCAGACGCTGAAACATTTATAAATGATTTGAAAGATAAAACATTCAATTCTTTAGATGAATGTTTGGACTACTTTGAAAAAGAATTGGGTAAAAGGGAATTTAATAGAAGTGAAATAAAAACAATTGCTGAAAAATTTGAAGTTAAAGTTTCCGATGATACTGGCGCTGAAATAAAAATTGATTTGGAAAAAATCAGAGCCTTCATGAAAAAATTTAAGGAAATATTTAGTAGTGGTGAAGAAGTTTCAGAAGTTGAACTACCTAAAGTCAATTTAAAAAAAGAAGAAGAAAGTTTAAAATTAAATGAAGAATTAAATAGAATTAAAGATTTGATGAAAAAAATTCTTTAACCTTATTGACACACCAAAATATTTATTCTATGTTTGAACTATAAAACAAACAAAATGGCAGAACAAGAAACACAAGTAATTGAAATTGAAATCTTTGGATACATCAATGATAAAGGACAAAGAGTTTTTACACCAAATTTGGAGTTTGCCCACATTATGGCAACAAAATACGGTACAAACCACGTCTTTATAGAAAAAAAATAAAAAAGTTCACAAAGTACTTGACAAATCAAAATAAATGTCTTAACTTTGTAAAACAATTCGGGAATGACCGAAAACGTTCTTTGAAAATAGAATTATCCGTTCAGGAGTAAGTAATGAAACTGATAAAGATATTGGGCCGTGTATAGTCCATAAAATAAACTGGGAAACCAGGATAAAGTGAATCATTCGTGTAAATGGTTTGCGGTTTGGGAAACTGAACGTGAGTACACAAGCGGGATACCGTTTAACCTTTAATACCGAGGGCAACGCTGTAGGGAAAGTGGTTAGATGATTGGGCGATGTGGGTCGTCTGATTGAAGTGGGAACACTAATAGGAATAACCCGTAGGAATATTGCAAAAAATAGAATTATCCAATTTTATCATTGCGTGTTCCAATATTAGAGATTGTTTAAAACCGAAAGGTATGTTAATGTACGGGTGGTGCCGTTATTCACCTTGTCAAACTTGAACCAAGAAGTTAGACACGAAGTAGTCTTGAAGTATGGAAACTGGGAAGTTTCACGAAGTTGTTTAGTATTTCATAATCCAAAAGATAATGAAACTTTAGGTGGACCACAACTTCGATAATCCACAACACAAAAACATTTTTTTATAATTGGATATAAAAATCATAAAAGTAATAATGGAAAAGTGTCCATCACGGTATAACGGAAGTTGCCCACTTAGTCGTGAGATGTTCACGGCACATAAGGTTCCCAAGACCGAATGTATTTCTACCAAAAACCTCTAATCTCGCAAGGATTTACTGGGAAGGCATTCTCGGAGAGAGTTAAGTAATAGGAGAGTAGTTATATCGTTAAGGAGTGATTCACCTAAATAATCGGCAATGAGAAATACCATTCAAAAGATGGTGGATAAGAGTAGAAACAATAATGACTCTAAAGGTTCTCAATAAAACGTGTAATCTCAACGTTCTTTTTAAAATATTTTATAATAAAAAAATCAGTAAAAAAAGTAAAATACCGATTTTTAAAAAAATTATGGGGCAACAATTAGTTACCCTTTTCTTTTTATAAAAACTTTGATATATATTATTATAATAAACCTTTAATTACCTTATTCAAAATGAAAAAATTAGTTTTACTTTCTGCTGCTTTTTTTACGACAATTTCTCTTTTGACGGCTTGTGGTGAAAAAGGAACTGGAAACGCAACTTCAGATGCAACACCAGAAGCTACTGTTGAGGCAACTACTGAAGCTACGACTGTTGTAAAAGATACTGCTGTTGTTAAGTAATTAGGAAATATCCTAAAAAAAGAAAACCCACTTCAAAAGAGTGGGTTTTTTAATTGGTGGATCCGGAGGGACTCGAACCCTCGTCCGGTTCATCTTGTTTAAGAGACGACTACATGTTTAGGTTGGTATTTTCTAATACCCCAAAATATTTGATTTGTTCTTCAACATCGTAAATCAACAACCAATGGTCCCGAATCGGATTTAGAGAGCCATCCGGTGTGCTCTATCAAACTACGACTTCTGTTGCTAGGTTATATGTCTGCCGACCCCCCGTTTCCGTATCTAATTAAGCTACAGTAACTTCAGAACCTCTTACTAATCCAAGAGTTTCCATTTTGTTTAGCACATTGCCAGTTGTTTTGTGAATCAGTTTTTAACGAGATTAATTCAGTCCCGACATGCTTCTATTATTCAACCAACGCCCGTCAAATCCAAAAACGGACCCATAATATCAAAGAACTATATATAAATACAAATATAATTATATTTATCTAATATGGCAAGTGAAACCTATGAATTTTTACAAAAAGTTGCTAAAGGAAAAGAAACCAGTAGATGGTCTTACCCTGATGATTTAATTAATTACATTTCTTATTCAAAAGGTAAATCACCAAAAGTTGAAATTACTTTTGATGATGACGATGATTTTTTGGAAGTTTTAAATGTAACAGATGATGATGATAAGTATATGTGGCGTAGATTTACTGGTAGAGGTTACTATGATTATGATTTTGATATGTGGAGATATGAAGAAGATTTTAGAGAAGGATATATTGTTGGAGCTTTTAAAGGTGAAAACATTGTACTTACAAATAAAATTTTAAGTCTTACCGATCCAACCTTACAACTTAATGCCGATATAGTAGATTACACACCTATTTCAAAATTTTTAGATGCAAAATTCCCAGATGAAATGTCTGATATTACATATGAATATGGGAGATATAATGAAGAATGTGTTTCAAGAGAAGTACAAAAAATACTAAGAAATGAAACAAATAATCCATTTAGAAACTTTGGTATTGTACAAAAACAACATTCTTATAAATTTGTAACATCTGTAAACATTTTATTAAATCTATATAAAATGTTAAATGCTGAAGATGAAGATTTAAAAGGAATGTTAACATTATTATATAAAACTTATGGTGATAAAGATCCTGGTGGTTGGTACGATTTGGAATATAATGTTTTTTGTGATGATTATGATGAAGAAGGGTTCCAAAAAGAAGTTACTCGAAATCTTGAAAAGATTTTAGAAAGAGTTGAGGAAGATTTTGAAGGTGTTGACCAAGAAGAATATAATAAAATGCTTGATGTTATTTTAAAAATTGGTGGGTTTAATACTATTATTGAATTACCAGGTAAGAATATGCAAGTATTTTTCCATAGATTTGAACCCAGAACAAACAAATTATATTTTGATGTTTGGAAAGGAAATAAAAAAGAACAAAGGTCTATTACTAATCTTGAAGATTTAAATTTAGCTCTATATCATCCTGAATTACTTGAAAATATAAAAAAAGTATTAAAAAAACTTTTGTAAATCAAAATAATATTTCTATATTTGTCGTATGGAAAGAAATTTTGAACTATTAAAACAAGTACTATCGGTACCAACCAAAACTTATCAAGAAGATTTGATGATTGATTTTATAACAGAATGGTTGGATGAAAATAAAATCCCCTATTATGTTGATAACTTCTACAACATATATGCAACAAAACAAACTGATGAAAATATTAAATACTTTCCTTGTGTGGTTGCACATACAGATACGGTACATACAATCGATTCTATCAATGTTGTTGAAGTACAACTACCAAACGCTCAAAAAGAAATTAAATTAGCCCTTAAAGCTTATAACGATAAAGGAGAACCAATCGGTATTGGTGGTGATGATAAGTGTGGTGTTTATGCTTGTCTTGAATTACTAAAAGAATTACCAAATCTAAAAGCAGCCTTTTTTGTTGCCGAAGAAACCGGTTGTAAGGGATCATTTAATGCTGACCCCAAGTTTTTTAAAAATATTGGGTACGTAATTCAATTTGATGCACCAGAAAACAATATGATTTCAGAATTCTTAATGAATAAACCAATGTTTAAAAGAGATTCAGATTTCTTTAATGTTGGGGGTCGTTTAATCACAGAACACTTTCCAGGCGATACCAAATACCACAGACACCCTTATACGGACATCTTTCCGTTAAATCAAAATTTTGGACTATCTTGTTTTAATATATCAATTGGTTATTACAACTATCACACAAGAAATGAATATGTTGTTGTGGAAGATACCTACAACGGTATTAAGGTTGGTAAACTAATGATTGAAGAATTAGGTTACACTAAACATTAACAAAAAAGGAGGGTTTTTAATCCTCCTTTTTCTTTCTACCTCTTTTCTTTGGTTCTGGTTTTGTCCTGTCTTCAATTTCTATTGTTTGGTCTTCACCTTCTCCTTTAACAAATAACATATATTCTTTTTCTTCCAGAACTTCATTTAATAATATTTTTTCTGAAATAAGGTCTTCTATTTTATCTTGAATGGCGCGTTTGATTGGTCTAGCACCATATTGTTCGTCAAAACCAACTTTTGCAATTAATTCAATTACAGATTGTTCATATGAAACTCTATATTTCATAGATGATAATCTATCAATAAGTTTGTCAATTTCTAATTTTACAATCTTATCAATATGTTCTTTTTTAAGTGAATTGAATATTACAACATCATCGATTCTATTTAAAAATTCTGGAGCAAAAAACTTACTTAATTCTTTTTTCAAAACATCCCTTTTATATTCTTCCTGGACCGCATCACTATTATTGTTTGTTTTGAATCCAACGCCACTTCCAAAGTCTTGGACTTTTTTAACACCAATGTTTGATGTCATAATAATTAAACAGTTTTTGAAGTTGATTTTTCTACCCAAACCATCTGTCATATGACCGTCATCCAACATTTGAAGAAGTGTTGCAAAAATGTCTTTGTTTGCCTTTTCGATTTCATCAAATAAAATAACAGAGTATGGTTTGTTTTTAACTTGTTCTGTTAATTGTCCACCTTCTTCGTGACCAACATATCCCGGAGGGGAACCAATAAGTCTTGATATGGTGTGTTTTTCTTGATATTCGGACATATCAACACGAATCAAACTATCTTCACTACCAAAAATTTCTTTTGCTAATTTTTTTGCAAGGAATGTTTTACCAACACCGGTTGACCCAAGGAATATGAATGAACCAATTGGTCTATTTGGGTCCTTAATCCCAACCCTATTTCTTCTAATGGCTTTTGATATTTTTTTAACAGCTTCATCTTGACCAATTACAGAACCATTAAGTGAATCTTCCAAATTAACAAGTGAATTTTTTTCATCAATATTAATTTTACTTACTGGGATTTTTGTCATATTTGATACGACTTCATAAATCAAGTCTTCTGGGATACCACGTTTGCTAGTTCTTAATTTTTCTTCAAATTTCTTTTTTTCTTCGTCGAGTTTTGTTAAGATACTTTTTTCACGGTCACGAAGTTCTGCCGCCATTTCGTATTTTTGTTTTTTAATAACGTCAGCTTTTTCTTGTTTTACGTCCGCAGCTTCTTGCTTCAACTTTTCAATATGATCTGGAAGTTTTATATCAATTTGCATACGGGAACCAACCTCATCTAAAATATCAAAAGCTTTATCTGGAAATTCCCTATCTGTAATATATCTATCTGCCAATTCTACACACAACCAAAGAGCTTCATCTGTATAATTAACTTTATGGTGTTCTTCATATTTTTCCTTACTTTGTTTTAAAATTTCAAAAGTTTCTTCTTTTGTTGAAGGATCAACGATTATTTTTTGAAATCTTCGTTCTAAAGCACCATCTTTTTCAAAATTTTTTCTATATTCATCAAGTGTTGTTGCACCAATACATTGTATTTCACCTCTTGATAATGCTGGTTTAAAAATGTTTGAGGCGTCCAATGAACCAGAACTATTACCAGCACCAACAATTGTATGAATTTCATCAATAAAAATTATAATATTTGGGCTTGATTGTAATTCTTCAATTATAACCTTCATTCTTTCTTCAAATTGCCCACGATATTTTGTTCCGGCAACAATTGAATTAATGTCCAGTGAAACAATTCTTTTATCGGCTAAATTTTTTGGACATTCACCAGCGTGAATCATCATAGCTAAACCTTCTACAATTGCTGTTTTTCCAGCACCAGGTTCACCAATGATTATTGGATTATTTTTTTTTCTTCTGGATAATACTTGTGCTATTCTAAGTATTTCTTTTTGTCTTCCAATAACCGGATCTAATTTTCCTTGTTCTGCTAACTTAATCAAATCCTTACTGAAATTATCTAAAACTGGGGTACCACCATCTTTCTTTTTACCCTTATCACCATCATCTACAAATTCTATTGCCATATTAAAAAGTTTTATTTAATTTTAATTATAAACTAACTAGTAGTCAATATTTGACATTCTGACATATGTTGTTAGAATATACTGACAAAATGTCAGTTTTATCATTTTGGTATGGATTTGGTCAAATCAGAATCAAAATAAACTTATAAAAAAATAAATTATGTTTGGAAGAAATTTTGACAAACTTTTTAATGAATTATTTAATTTCGAAAATCCATTTTTTAATGGATTAAACAACTTTGAAAAAAGAACTTATAAATCTGAAGATGGTTCTATTTCATTTACTTACATTACAAATGTCAAAGGTGACCTAAATAAATCAGATGAGGTTGACCTTTTAAAACAAAGACTTGAAATTGCAGTTGAAGAACAAAATTTTGAAGAAGCTGTGGAGTTGAGAGATAAGATTAAAAATCTGGAACAAAACAAAGAAAAAATAAGTAAGCTAAATAAAGAACTGGATGAATGTATTAAAAATCAGAACTTTGAAAAAGCGATAGAACTACGAGACAAAATCAACTCCCTAAAATAACAAGGTCCACCCCAAAAGGGTGGATTTTTGTTTTAAGTAAAATATATTTAAAATAAAAAAAGTTATGGCAATTACAAAAGAAGAAATCAAAGGAACAAAAATTATAAATGAAGTTGAATCTTCAAATATAGTTAGAACTGAATATGATACCGAAACAAAAAAAATGATTGCAGAATTTAAAAATGGTATGAAATACGAATATGATGATGTTCCACATCAAACTTACACATCATTTAGATCTGCAAAATCACAAGGGTCTTTCTTTAATACAAACATTTCTAAAACTTTTAAATATAAGAAATTAAGTTAATTCATTTTCTTAATATTTATATTTAATGGATACCGAATTATTAAAAAGTTTTGAACCCCAAAAAGCATTAAATCCAAAAGTTTGGGTAGGCGATAAAAAAGAACCTAAATTAAAACCTGAAATAAGGGAAAGGTTGTTAGAAATTGCTTACGAATTTATTGACTTTTTGGATGTCGAAATTGTTGTTACCGATATAATACTTACCGGTTCACTTTCTAATTATAATTGGTCTAAATATTCAGACTTTGACTTACATATTGTTGCGAATTTCCAACAGTATAAAGAAAATCAAATTGAATTATACGAAAAACTTTTCACTTTGAAAAAAATGTTATTTAATCAAAAACACGATATAACAATAAAGGGGTATGAAGTTGAATTGTATGTTCAGAACGAAACAGAATCACACTTTTCAAGTGGTGTTTATTCAATATTATTTGATGAATGGGCAAATGTTCCAAAAAAAGAAGATGTTACAATAGATAAAGAACTAATTAAAGAAAAGGCAAAACAATGGATGAATATCATTGACAATCTTTTAGATACGATAGAAGATGATGACGCAACAACAGCAAAAGAAACTGTTCAAAAATATAAAGATAAATTAAAAAAATATAGAACTTGTGGGTTAGAAAAAGACGGTGAATATTCAACAGAAAACCTTGTCTTTAAAATATTAAGAAGAAACGGATATATTGAAAAATTACACGATTCTACAACTGAATTGATAGATAAGAAATTATCTATGAACCAATAATTTATTAAAAAATAAAATAATCTTAATAATCGATATATTTATTAAGAAAAATAATTAATTCAAAAAAATATACTATGGGAGGATTAAGACCTATCGGAAGTGAAAAATTGGAAGGAATGGATAAAATCCGTAGAATTATGGAAATTGCCAGATATAATGAATCAATTCCACAACCAGTAAATGAAGATAAAAAAACAGAATATACTGCAGAACTTGCAGACGGAAAAACTTATACAATTGTAAGAGAAAGATTAGGATATATAATCAAGGAAAGCTATGATGATATTAATTCTGATTACATCGAACCAATTCAAAATAGAAAGTATTTTTCTTCGTATTCACAGGCATTGAAAAAGTTAAACCTTATGGCTAAAGACTTTAATCAAATGTACGGAAATGAAGAAGGTATGTCTTTATTTACCGAGCAAAAAAAAAAGTTCAAACTAAAACTTCCTGGTAAAAAAAAAGCTGAACCAACTGGAGATGTAGGAGCATTACCTCCACCAGAACCAGTAGCAGCTTCGGCACCAATGCCGGCAGCACCACCTATGGATAATATGGGGGGTGCGGGTATGGCGCCACCAGAAACAGGGACTGTAGAAGGTGAAGGGGCTTTACCTCCACCACCAGATATGGGTGCAACTGGAAGTGATGAAGGACTACCTCCACCACCAGATATGGGTACGGAAGGAAGTGATGAAGGACTACCTCCACCACCAGAAGATGATATGGGTGATGAAGAAGAATTGCCTCCGCCACCAGAAGATGATATGGAAGATGAAGGTAAATCAAAGAAAGAAGGTGGAACTACATTTAAAGTAATACAAAAACTTACCGGCAAATTAGCACAAAGAATTAGAAAATTTAATAGTGAAGATGATATGGATCCAAATGATGTTAAATACATTATTAATTCAATTTTATCAGCACTTGATGTTGATTTGTTAGATGATGACGATCTTGAAGAAATTATATCGAGATTAGAAGGTGATTTAGACGAAGAAGGTGATGAAGAAGATGAAGACTTAGAAGATGAAGAAATGAGTGACGAAGAAATACCAGAACCAACATCTGATGAAGAAGAAGAGACATTACCACCACCACCTCCTATTGGTGGTGAAACAACAGAATATCGTGAAATTGGTGAAATTGCAAGTTTATCTGATGCAATTAAAAACAGTGTATCAAAACAATACGCTGGTAGAATGTTTGATAAAATGAAAGAAATGCCGGTTACAGGTGAACTTGAAGAATATGGAAGACATGGTGCTAGACAACCAAGACACACATATAACCATTTTTCACACGGAACATTTGGCGAATCAAAAGTTGATAAAATTATTTCACAATATTTTACAACACAGAAAAAAGAAATTATTTCTGAAGAAAAGAAAAAAATACAAAAAATAGAAAAATACGAAAAAATCAAAGAAACAAATTACAGTAATGTTAAAAATCTTTCTGAAAATATTAAACAAGAAAGAATGGCATTAAAATATATGGAAAAAAATCCAGTTTCAGTTCTTATTGGAAAAACTAATAAGGGAAGTTTGGTATTTAAAGAAGGTGTTGTCAATACAAAAATTACAACAAACGGAATGGAAATATGAGTTACTTATTATACATAAATGGTTTGGGTCCTAATTATAGGGGTGAAAACATTTATGAATTTATTTTTGGTGATTCTTTGGAAGATGTTTGGGGTGAAAATTGGGAAGCAAGACCTGCAAACGGTTATCCAAGTCCTCCGGATGTTGAACACGTAAAAAAAGTTGGGTCGTTAACACACAATGAAATTACATTGGAATTGGTACAAAATTCTGATGTTTTTTCTGTTCAAGATTCAATTGATGGTGTTATTGCCCTTGGTTGGGAAAAAGAAGATGAAATTGATTTTTCGTTGATTAAAAGATTGGTTTTTAAATATGGGGACCAAGAACAGGATGTAAAAGATAAATTATACGAGAGAGACCTCGTGTTGCAATTTGAAAAAAAAGTTGTTTATGAAAACTAAAAAATACATTGAAATTCTTTTGGAAAATGGTATTCATTTTACCACGGTTTCAAGAATGAAACCAAATCAAATAAGAATTCTTGCTGAAAAATTTGAAACTAAAGAAGCTATCCAAACAACACGAAAAACCCTTGAAATCCAAAATGTTGATTCTTCAACGGTTAATCAAATGAAACAAAATAAGGAAGGTTTAAATGTTAAAGATGGTGAAGTAACCCCAAATCCAGATGGAAGTCTTACTGTTACTCGTGAAATAGGTGAAAAATTTGAATCAAAAGCACAACAAGGATTCTTTTGGGCCAAGTGTAATACAAGTAAGGGTGTTAAAAAGAAAAAATGGTGTGAAATGGCTAGAGAATTTTCAGATAGTACGTCAAAAAAACAATACAAAGATATGCCAGAAAAAAAACATCCAGAAAAAACTGTTAAAAGAAAAACAAGAAAAAATACCGATGAAAATTATGAAAAGTATTTGGAAGAACAAATATTCAATATGATTGAAAAACATATTGAACCTAGTATGACAAAAGGAGAATTGTTAAAAACAATTCAAGAAAAAGTTGATAAGTCAGAAAAGTTTATGTTGAACAACCCAAAGAAAAATACTATGTTTCAAGAAAAAGAGATGATAGAAAATACAAAAGAAAAAGAACGAACTAAAACAAAACCTGGAACTAAAACACCAACAAGAAGAAAAGGAAATCCATTCAAGGATCCGAATCCTGGTGTTGAAGAACAACCAAAAGCAAATACAAAAGAAAAAGAAAGAACTAAAGAAAGGGAAAAAACTAAAACACCGACAAGAAGAAAGGGAAATCCATTTAAGGACCCAAATCCTAGTGTTGAAGAACAACCAAAAGCAGAAGAACAAAAAAATGATTTTATGGTAGCAATAACTTCAATTTTAAGAAACTAAAAAATGGGAAATAGAGAATTAGAAAGACTTGTAAGAAAAATAATTAAGGAAGCACCAATTGATTATGGTGATTATCCTGAAAGAATGCACCCTAGAACACAACAAAGAATTGAGGACCCAGAAGGTATCTACGCAAAGAATAGAGCTTTTAGGGGTGGTGCTTCTGATGTTGAAAAAATTGCTGGTAAAAGATTTAAAGAAATTGTCGACTATGTAAAAAGATATTTTGGTACAGAACAAAATATTACAAACCCACAAGTTAAAATGTCAATACAAATGGCACAGATGCAAGCAGTTAGACAAGCTATGCAACTTGAACCAAGATATAGAGAACAACTTAGAGATTTGGCGGTTGAAATTGCGGCTAAAGAAGAAGGTTGGTTACCTTATTCTGATAATATGGAACAAGCAATTGAAAAAGGTTTGGTAATTAAAAAAAGAAAAGATGGTGGTGTTGTTTATGAATTTGATTTTGTTAATATGTTAACATTTTTAGGGGAACAAGCAATCGACCCAAGTATTTTTAAAATGAAACCACAAAAAGAACAAAAACTTCCATTACCTCCAAATTTTTCTTTTGATATCGACGAACTAACACCAGAAGAACAAAAACAATTGGAAATTGAAAAAAGAAATGTTATCAATGCTATTATAATGGGTAAAGGAAAACGTGGTCAATTTGCTTACCAAATGTATAAGGATAGATTAGACGCGATTGATCCAGGACTATACGCACTTTATAATAAAATTATGGGTGCTAATGACCTTATGTATTTTACAGATGAAGATTTGATTGAAGCTCTTGGTGGTAATGCCGCCGGTGCTGCAGGTAAAAAACAAGAAAGTAATGATGACGATGAAGACGAAGATGAAGGTGGTGAAGAAGGAGATGGAAATGATACATATTATGCTAATGGCTTAATATTTCCAATTTTACTTCACGAACTATTCAAATCATTTTCAATGATTCAGTCAAGAGCACAATGGAAAGATATGGACCCAGAAATCGCAACACAAGTTATTGGTCAAACAGATACAATGCAAAACGAACCAATGAATTTCCGTGTTGGTGGTGAGCTTGTAAGAAAATTAAGAACCTTACTTCCAGATGAATTAACATTGGATAATGAAGGTAAAAAATATATTCCTTTCTTTGAACAATTGTTATATAGTATTCCAGCTGAAGAATTTTTAAAAAATGTAATTGCAAATGTTATTTCAGATAGTCCATCTGATAATGAAAAAGCTAAGAAAAAATTCAACGAATTATTACAACAAGCAAAAGCTAACTATAAAAAATATAAAGAAGGTGATGACGATGATGATGACTACGATGACGATGAAGAAGATGATGATATCTTAACAAGACTAGGTTTATAAATTAAATAATATATTGTCCTACAAAACCCCCTTTTATGAAAATAACTGGGGGTTTTGATATTTATATTAAAATATCTTTATGAGTCTATCAAAAGAACAAATAATGCTAGAGTATGTAAAATGTATGAAAGATACACCATACGCATTAAGAACATACTTACAGACATACGATAATACGGTTTCACAATTTGTACCTTTGGAATTATTTCCAGATCAGGTTTCATTACTGAAGGACTATGAAGAACACGAAGAAAATATTGCATTAAAGTATCGTCAGGCTGGTGTGTCAACAGTGACTGCCGCTTGGATATCAAAAAAACTTGTGTTTGCAAAAAAAGAACGTCCAGAAAAAATATTGATTATTGCAAACAAACTTGATACGTCAATGGAAATGGCAAATAAAATTAGAGCATTTGTTGACCAATGGCCTAAATGGGTTGGCGCTTCTTTTTCTGCAGATAAAAATTCACAAAGACATTACAAACTAACAAATGGTTGTGAAGTAAAAGCAGTTGCAACATCACGAGATGCCTTGAGGGGTTATACACCTACGGTACTTGTATTTGATGAGGCCGCGTTTATCGAAGCTGATGGTGATTTTTGGGCAGCTTGTATGGCATCACTTTCTACCGGTGGTAAAGTAATTGTTGTATCAACACCAAACGGTTATGACCCAATTTATTATGATGTATATAATCAGGCGGTTAAAGGTGTTAACAACTTTAAAATTTCTGAAATGTTTTGGTGGAAAGACCCTAGATACTCAAAAGATTTATATCTGGTACCAACTGATGATATGGTTGATTATCTATTAAATAAAGATGAAAAAGACCATTCTAAAAATATTTCATTTACTGATACTGACCCTTATGAAAGGGATTATGATAAAATAAAAGAATATTTTAATCAAGGATATAAACCCTGTTCTCCTTGGTATGAAAAAATGGTTAAAAAGTTAAAATACGATAAACGAAAAATTAACCAAGAGCTTAACTGTGAATTTCTGGGGTCTGGAGATAACGTATTTGATGCTAAAGAATTAGATTATATAAAAACAAGTACAATACAAGACGCACCATCTAAATTAATGGGAAATTCGCTTTGGATGTGGAAAGAACCAGAACAAGGACATAAATACATTATGGGTGTTGACGTATCTCGTGGTGATAGTGAAGATTTTTCATCGATTCAAATTATTGATTTTGATGAGCGAGAACAAGTATTTGAATATGTTGGAAAAATTCCACCAGACGCTTTAGCCGAAATTGCTTATAAATGGGGTATTATGTATAACGCATTTTGTGTTGTCGATATTACCGGTGGTATGGGTATTACGACAGTAAGAAAAATGCAAGAACTTGGTTATCGTAATTTATATATTGATGGTGTCGATTCAACAAACATTTGGTCATATAATCCAAAAGCACAAGATAAAATACCAGGAATAAATTTTAATAACAAACGTGTACAAATAATTGCGGCATTTGAAGAATATGTCAGACATAAATTTAAAATTAAAAGTACAAGATTATACAACGAAATGAATACTTTTGTTTATGTTAATGGAAGACCTGACCACCAAAAAGGACAACACGATGACCTTATAATGGCAATTTCTATGGCAATTTATGTTGGGGAATCTTCATTTTCAAAGTTGGAAAAAGTCGTTGAAAAAACTAAAGTAATGATTGAATCTTGGACTGTTTCAAATAACGATTCAGTAGGAAAACAAATTCATTTTGACCCAGTAATTCCAAATGGACATATGTTAAATGAAAGAATGAAAATGAATTCTGGACCGGCAAAAGAAGATTATATTAAATACGGGTGGTTATTTGGTGGTAGAAAATAATTATAAAAATGGGATTAGATAGAAGAAAAACTTCAGGAAGAATATTTGGTGGTTCTAATTTAATAGTACCAGATCAGCCTATATATTCAGTTAAAAATTTTCCACCATCTTTTAAATATAAAAGAGGAACGCCAAAAGATACTTTCAGAGAATTACCACCACCTAAACCAAATCCAACACCACCTACACCAAGTCCGACACCACCTACACCAAGTCCGACACCAATTGTTGAAACTTTCTATATTTTGACGGAATTACAAAAAGCAATCTTAACAGAAAGTGGTGAAAACATTATATACTAATGAATATTTATATTTGACAATTATAAATTAAATTTCTATTATGGAACAAAATACAAATCAACTTACAGTTTGGCAAAGACTTAATAAAGCATTTGGACCAAATTCTTTATTGGGTCAAGATATCCCAACACACAAGTTTAGTAAACAAGAATTACTTAAAACTAGGGATAAATCCGAATTTGAAAAAGAAAAACTTCAAGCACAACAAACTTTATATTTATCAAACCAATGGCAAAAAATAGAAAGTAATTTATATACCCAAGCAATATATTACGAACCAACAAGACTTGCCGCGTTTTATGATTACGAATCTATGGAATTTACACCAGAAATTTCAACGGCTTTAGATATATATGCTGAAGAATCAACAACCCCAAATGAAGACGGTTATATCTTACAAATATATTCCGAATCAAAAAGAATAAAAGGAATACTTGCGGATTTATTTAACAATACTTTAGATATTAATACAAACTTACAAATGTGGATTAGAAACACTTGTAAATATGGTGATAACTTTGTTTATTTAAAATTAGACCCTGAAAAAGGAATTATTGGTGGTGTTCAACTACCTAATATTGAAATTGAAAGATTCGAACGAGGTATGACACCTAAATCACCAAACACCGAAGTAAAAGTTAATGAAAGAGGTTTGAGATTTAATTGGAAAGAAAAAAATATGGAATTTAACACTTTTGAAGTGGCACATTTCAGATTACTTGGTGATGATAGAAAATTACCCTACGGTACTTCGATGTTAGAAAAAGCAAGGAGAATCTGGAAACAGTTAGTTTTGGCCGAAGATGCAATGTTGATATATAGAACATCAAGAGCACCAGAAAGAAGGGTGTTCAAGGTATTTGTTGGGAATATGGATGATAAGGATGTAGAACCTTACGTACAACGTGTTGCAAATAAATTTAAAAGAGATCAGGTTGTTGATAATAAAACCGGTAATGTAGATTTAAGATTTAATCAAATGGCAGTAGATCAGGATTATTTTATTCCGGTTAGAGATGCTACACAAACAATGCCAATTGAAACTCTACCTGGTGGTACAAACCTTTCAGAAATTGCTGATATTGAATATATCCAAAAGAAACTTGTTACAGCTTTAAGAATACCAAAAGCTTACCTTGGTTTTGAAGAACCGGTTGGTGATGGAAAAAATTTATCACTACTTGATATTCGTTTTGCAAGAACAATTAATAGAATACAAAAAAATATTTTATCAGAATTAAACAAAATTGCAATTATACATTTATTTCTTTTGGGGTTTGAAGATGAATTACAAAATTTTACATTAGGTTTAAATAATCCATCAAAACAAGCGGATCTTTTGATGGTTGATGTGTGGAAAGAAAAGGTAACACTATACAAAGATATGGTTACAGAAATTCCAAATACATTAGCACCAACATCAGCTACTTGGGCTAAAAAACATATTTTTGGATTTTCTGATGAAGATATCAAACTTGATACTCAAAGACAAAGAATGGAAAGGGCTGTTGCCGCAGAACTTGCAAATACTGCAACAATTATAACACATACTGGATTATTTGATAACATTGATAGATTATATAAAACAATAAGTGGAACAACTGAAGGTGGAGAAGCAGGTGCTGCACCACCACCGGGAGGAGGACCACCACCAGCAGGAGGAGGACCGCCGCCACCACCAGCAGGAGGTCTTGAAGGGTTACCTGAAAACAGAGAAAAATTAGAAAATTTATTACTAGAATCTAATGATGATGATTTTATAATAAAAAATAGTTCACTTGGTGATATTGAAAACGAATTATTAAAAATACTTAAAGATTGATATATTTATAATTAAAAATAATTATGAAATTTGGTTTAATAAAAAGTAAGATAGAAAAATTACTTACAGAGTCATACAAAAGAAATTCTTTTAAAAATACATTATTTGTATTCAAAGAATTGGTATTGGAAAATAAAAATATTAGTAAACTTTATTACTTGTATGATGAATTATCAAGTAGTAAGGGGTTAACTGAATCTACAGCTTCTGAATTAATAAACCAATCAACAATATTATATGAAAATACAATTAATAAAATTCCTAAAAAAAATCTAGAAGAAATTAATCTTTGGGTTGGGCATATCAAAACAAAAAATAATTACGAAGATATTGATAATCTGTTTTCAAGTAGTGTTTTAACATTAGAAAACAAAATTAAAAGTAAAAAGGTTATTTTAGAAAATTTAAAGAAAACTTCAGAAGATTTTGAAGTTATTGGTAATGTACCTGTAAATAAATTAGTAAATGTTGCAAATAAAACTGTTGATAAATTTATTAATTCGTTAAACGAAGAAAGTAAAAAAATTTTAAATAAAATTTTATCTGAAGATGAAAATAAATTGAAACTTAAATATGAACTTCTAAAAGAAGATGTTATTGATAAGTTAGAAACTATGAAAACTTCTGAAACAGATTCAGAAGTTGTTAAGACAATTTATGAAACTATAAACAAGGTCGAAAAAGAAAATTTTGATAGAATTTCCTTTTTTAAATTACAAGAATTAAATAGAAGTCTTTAATTCTGGTTCATAAATTTTTGTCGGTGAATTGCTTTTTGTAGAACTTGTCTTCTTTCTACTGATTTTTTTGTAAATTCTTTTCTATAATTAAGATTGGAATTTTGTCTGGTTTTTATAACCTTACCTTTTAATTCTTTAAGTGCTTTTTCGATGTCGTTTTTTTTTACTTGTATTATTAACATATATGATTTTATTTTATTTGATATATATTACAAAATTATGTAAATTTAAATAAAATAAACATCGAGACTATGAAAAATTTTTATGAAAAAGGGAAAAACCTCAAAAATTAATGGATTTCGTACATCCAAAGTAACTTATGGAACTGTAGATTCCAAAAATTTTAAATCACTTTATTTAAACATCCAAACTTGGGTGGAGCCAAAAAAAGAATCCGAAAACTGGAATAGGGTTGTTCTCAATATGAATAGAAGTGTTAAACATTCCGTTCATAATCACATAAGTAAAGAAATTTTTGATGTAAAATTTATTGTAGATTTAGACCTTAGAACAAGTGGTTTACAGATAAAGAAAAAATCTTTTATGAATTTAGAAATAACTTTATTTTTAAATCAAGAAATAGACTTTAAATCAACGAAATTAAAAAAATATCTTAAAAATCTAACAAAAGAAATTTATTCAGATGTATTTCTTGGCAATGAGTATTTCAAATTTTATTTCACAAAAAATGGAAATACTAAACCTTTAAAAGTAAAAACCGAAAAAGTTTAATATTTATAATAAAATTTAAATATGAAAATTTTAGGACCAAACGAAACTGGAAAAGGAATCCTTATCGAATATGACGCTGGGTATATAAACCCAAGAAGTCAAAATAATCATTACATAATGGAATCCCAAAATTTTTTGGACCATTCAAAACCATTTGAATTTTACGCTGTTCTACAAAAGTACGATACCCCGAATAGAAACGGTAGAGTGTATCCAGAAAAGATATTAAAAAGGGAAGTAGAAAATTATAAAAAAATAATTGAAAAGGGAACTTCACTTTCTGAACTTAATCACCCAGAATCTTCATTAATTGATCTTGATAGGGTATCACACATTATTACTGATGTGTGGTGGGATGGTCCGATATTACTTGGTAAATTGAAACTATTAACATCACCTGGTTTTCACGAAAGAGGAGTTTGTTCAACAAAGGGAGACTTAGCTGCAAACTATTTAAGACAGGGAGTCACACTTGGTATTTCTTCTCGTGGTGTTGGTTCGTTAAAAAAGGTTGGTGAACAAAACGAAGTACAAGATGATTTTGAATTAATTTGTTTTGACCTTGTATCTTCACCGTCAACACCAGGTGCTTATCTTTTCTTAGATAAAAATGATAGAATAAAATTTGATGAAAACTTGGAAGAAGAAAAAAGAATGAACGTGGAAAGAAATGTTGGTGAAAGTGGTAACAAATCTCTTGACTTAATGAAAAGATTATCCGATTATTTGGGTAAATAAAAAAAATTATGGAACAAGGAGAAAAATATTTTGTAGCAAAGATTACATCAGATTTGTTAGATTCGGAATCTGGAAGAGTAAAAAAACAAAAAGAAGAAAAATTAGTTTTGGGTTACACGCCGACGGATGTTGAAGCTAAAGTAACTAAAATCTATGAAAATTACACAATGGATTGGAGAATTACGTCAATCACAGAAAGTAAAATTGATGAAGTTATAGAATAAAACCCAAAATAATAAAGATTAAAAAAGGGAATGACAATAGTTGTTCCCTTTTTTTATTGTCAAAAATCAAACTTTTTCAAAAATCAATGTATTTATTTGAATAAAGTCAAAAAAAAAATGGCAAAAAATCAAAGAGAAATCGAAGACGCGTTATTCCAGATTAAGAATTTGGAAGAGTCTTTACAAAGAAATGCACAAGGAATACTTTCTTCAACAATGAAGGATGAAATCAAATCATTAGTAAAAGAATCTCTGACAGAACAAGATGAGGTTGAGGATGACGAAGTTGACGTGGACGTTGAGGACACAGATACTGATAATGAAGAAGAAGAAACTGATGACGAAGTATATGCTACAGATGATGTAGATGATGAAGAAATGATGGGTCAACCAGTTATGCCTTCTGATGATGACACAGTAGATATGACCGGAGCTTCTGATGCTGAAGTTTTAAGAGTATTTAGAGCAATGGGTGATAACGATGGTGTTATTGTAAAAAGAGACGATAATATGATACATTTATCAGATAACGAAAACGATACAGAATATATTATCCAACTTTCTGAATCGATGATGGATGATAGTGAATTGAAAGAATTTGGAAAATCTGAATTTGATATGTATTCACATCATTCTGATGGTGAAGATGAAGATGAAGATGAATTTGAAGATGACGATGATTTCAGCTTTATGTCATATGATGAAGAAGATGATGACGACTATATGCCTATGAACAAATTGGATATGGGTATTAGAAAAAAAGGAATGCTTAATCAAGATCCTATGGGTGGAAGATTTAAATCTAATGATTTTGATTTCGAAGAAGAAGATGATTTTGATTTCGAAGAAGAAGATGATTTTGATTATTCAGAATTTGGGGAAGATAAAGAAACAATCACTATGGATAATGGTCAAGAATCTTCTAGAGAACGAACTGAAAACATCTATGAATTAGAATTGGATGATGATATGATGGATTTTGAAGATTCTGAAACCCCAATTGAATTTATGGAAGACGATTTTGAAGATATTCGTAACCATAGAATGATGGAGTCAAAAGGATTCAAAGCAAAAGGTGTTGGAATGGGTAATGCTTCTAAGTATAAAATGAGTAAAAAACCAAATATGGATGGTGGCTTTAAAACTGTTAAGAAAAATGCCAACAAAACTATGGGTACTGGTAAAGCAAAATTTGAATACAAAGAAGGTGAAAACTTAAATGGTGAATTCAAGGTAAAACCAACTTCTAGAAAATCAGAATTTAAAGAAGCTTCAAGAACTTTAGGTAATGGTAAGTCTTGGGGTGAAGGTGGTGTAAATAAAAGAAGAACAGCACCAGCTAACCTAAGAAAAGAAAGTACAGAAGAACTTGAATTGTTAAGAACTAAGAATGACGAATACAGAAAAGCACTTGATTTATTTAGAACTAAATTAAATGAAGTTGCGGTATTTAATTCTAACCTTGCATACGCTACAAGACTATTTACTGAGCATTCAACAACTAAACAAGAAAAGATAAATATTCTTAGAAGATTTGACAATGTTGAAACTTTAAAAGAATCTAAAAATCTTTACAGAACATTAAAGTCTGAATTAGGAAATGTAAAAACAAGTGAAAATACGATTACAGAATCGGTACAGAGAAGAGTTGAAATTACTCCATCTACTGGATCTGCAGTAAATTTGATTGAATCAAAAACGTATGAAAATCCACAATTTTTACGAATGAAAGACTTAATGACGAAAATAAAATAAACATTTTAAAAAAACAGTATATTTATAATATACATAAATAAAAAAATAAAACAAAAAAAACAAATAAAAATGGGAGCATTATTAGAATCAGGTCTTGTTGGTAACATAGGTCTAAAACACCTAAAAGTTATCAAAGAAGATACAATTAACAAATGGGATAGATTAGGATTCCTAGAAGGTCTTAGAGGACATTTAAAAGAGAACGTTGCGCAGTTGTATGAAAACCAAGCGTCTCACCTAATTAACGAAGCAACTTCTGAAGGTTCAAACGGAGCTTTCGAAACTGTTGTTTTTCCTATCGTTAGAAGAGTTTTTTCTAAATTATTAGCTAACGATATCGTATCTGTACAAGCTATGAACTTACCAATTGGTAAATTGTTCTACTTTGTACCTAAAATCCAAGGATATTCTACTGATGTTGCAGCAGGTGACGCAGCTCATTATCCACCAGTTGGTTCTCCAGAAGCTGTTAATTTAACACAAAATAGTCCAGGACAAGGTTATGATACTGGGTATCCTTATGCAAAAAATCTTTATGATTTATTCTATGAAGGTGCAGAACCAGGATTAGATCCTGCCGGTTTATTTGACTACTCAAAAGGTCGTTGGTCAGCAATTACAGCTCCAGCCACAGTTGTTGTTTGGTCAAATGGTAATTTAGCTGATGCAATAGGAACAACAGTTAATGCTTATACTGGTAACACAAGAAAAGTTCTTATCAAACTTTGTGGATGGACTAACGTACTAGGTGCTGGTAAATTAATTGGTCCTGATGGTAATGAAATCGATTCTGAAACTTTCCTTTCTGATTTGAAAATCTTACCTAATACAGGTCTTGCGTTTGCGGCTTCTAACGTATGTCCATTACCTACTGCATCTACACCACTTTTATTTAGAGTTGTTACTCAAAAATATGGTAAAGGAATCGTTCAATACGGTAGTCAACAAGGAACAACTTTCCCAACAACTGGAAATGGTGGATCTTTCTACGATATCTGTGATGCGGATGGTTGTATCTTCTTAGAAGTTGACCTTTCTTGCCCTGCTTGTGCATCTTGTGGTTCTGATTCACTTGACGGATACACAGGTTCTTCTATTTCTGCAATTACTTCTGGAACATCATTTACTGCTGTATGGAGAAGATATGAAGAATTAGAATTCGAAGAAAAAATCGGAGAAGTTTCTTTTGATTTGGAATCTGTAACAGTTTCTGTAACTGAAAGAAAATTAAGAGCACAATGGTCTCCAGAGCTTGCTCAAGACGTTGCTGCGTTCCACAACATCGATGCTGAAGCTGAACTTACAGCATTACTTTCTGAGCAAGTTGCTGCTGAAATCGATAGAGAAATCATGAGAGATTTGAGAAAAGGTGCTGCTTGGAACTTAAGATGGGATTACAACGGATGGAGAAGATTGTCTTTAACAACTTCTTATACTCAAAAAGATTGGAACCAAACTTTGATTACTGCAATCAACCAATTGTCTGCACAAATTCACAAATCAACTTTGAGAGGTGGTGCTAACTGGATTGTTGTATCTTCTGAAGTTTCTGCAATCTTTGATGACTTAGAATACTTCCACGTATCTAACGCGTCTCCTGAGCAAGACCAATACAACATGGGTATTGAAAGAGTTGGTACTTTAGCTGGTCGTTACCAAGTGTATAGAGACCCTTACTTCCCACCAAACACAATCTTGTTGGGTCATAAAGGTACTTCTTTATTAGACACTGGATACATCTACGCTCCGTATGTACCTCTTCAATTAACACCTACAATGTATAACCCATTCAACTTTACGCCTATCAAAGGTATTATGACCAGATATGCGAAAAAAATGGTAAATAACCGCTTCTATGCCCGTGTTACCGTTGATGGAGTTCGTACATTTGATTTAAGAGAATTGAGATAATCAAAATCTTAACTAAATAAGAAAAAGGAGACAATAAATTGTCTCCTTTTTTATTTTTATTATGGGAACTATAGATTTTTAGATAGAATAGTTCATATTTATTAATATGAAGAAATATGTACCAACACAAGAAATTATTGATGTAATACTTAAAATGTATAATGATGAATTATTAGGTTCTAAATCAATTTCAAAAGAATTAAATATAAACCAACAAATCATTTTAAGAATTTTGAAAGAAAGTGGTATTCAAGTTGGTCCTTCTGGAAGAAGATTTATAGGTGGTAAAAAAATTGCAGATAAAAAATATAGACAAAAAAATAAAGAAAAATTAGATTTAAATTCTAAAAATTGGTATGAACAAAACAAAGAACATAGAAAACAATATTTAAAAGAATACCGCGAAAAAAACATAGACAAAATTCGTGAAAATAAAAGAAACTACGAAAGAACCCGTAAAGCAAATGACCCAATTTATAAATTAATTAATAATTTTAGAACGGCAATCTATCAAGTATTAAAAGAAAACCAAGTTCAAAAAAACGGACATTATTTTGATATATTAAAATATTCACCAGAAAACTTAATAGAACATTTAGAAAGTAAATTCAAAGATAATATGACTTGGGACAATTATGGTGAGTGGCACGTAGACCATATAAAACCAATATCATCTTTTAAAATTACAGAAATTGGTGATAACGAATTTATGTCTTGTTGGTCATTAGACAACCTACAACCATTGTGGGGTGATGAAAATATCCGAAAATCAAATAAATTATAATCTAATTAAGGAAGATGAATAGATGGGATATGTTTGAAAGGTTGTTCACATCGTTTTTGGCGTTAGCACAACCCTTCATTGTTTATTTCCTATACGGTGACAATCACGCAATATCAAGAGTTTGGGACACACCACTACAACCTTTATTTATTATCACAAATGCTCTTGTTAGTTTTTTCTTTTTTAAAATACCTAAATGGAGAATCCCAGCGTTACTTCTTTTATTATTAACATCGTTTCCGGTTACAGATTATTTTGTATTACATAATATTTTTGCAATACTATTTTTTATATTTTCTGGTGTGTCACTCTGGAGTATAAAAAAATTCAGATACTACCTTGGGATATTTTTAATTTCGGCTTTGTTTTTGTTTCATGGATTGTTCTGGGCTGAAACTTGGGGAATAATTACTTTGGTTGCGTATCACACACACGTTTTACTATATTCACTTAGCCTTACTAGAAATCGTTCTAATAGCCTTTGAAATTACTTCAACTTCACCTATACTAAAAGCACCTCTTTTATGTGCTGCTTTTACTGATTCAATTAAATAATAAATTGAATGTTCTCTATCCATAGTTGTAAGAATTACATCGAGATGATCTTCACTTAAAAGGTTAATAGAACCAAATAAATTACCGAATAGTTTATTTTCATTTTCCATAAATTATGATATTTATATAAATATATGAAAATAGAAGAGATAATAAAGAATGTACTTAAAGAAGCGACTGGTGACTCAACCGGTAGTAGGGGGTCTTTTGCACCACCATTACAACCTGGAATACGTGATTTTGATAAATCAAAATTAGCACCTTTTACAGATTCTTTAACAAACTATAAAAGTCCTTTAGTTGCATACGATAGTTATGACCACGATTGGGATTTAACTAAAAATCAAAGGCAAAGTTTAGAAAAAACAGCAAGAAAGATATCAAATTTTATAAAAAGGCATCCAGAAGCAACTAATAGTGATGAAGATGGTAATGTTTTGAACAGAACTCCAAGTGGTAAAGAAAATTCAAAAAAATTAGAAATAGTCCCAGTAAAACATAAAAAAAATAAATCAAAAATTAACGAAATAACAACAACAACAACTGCTGGTGAATATTCTGGTCCACAAGAACTTGGTTTAAGAAAATGGAAAAAATCAGAACTAGGTGCTTTTGATATTGAAAGCGATAATCCACCAAATAATGTCTTCAAAAAAAGAACAACAAAAAAAAATGTACATAAAGTAGTTGGTGGTTGGGAACCACAACACGGTAACTTTGAGGTTCCAACATATGATGTTGATGGTGAACACGAATCACAATTATCAAAAGGACAACTAACAAATGACCCTATTGAATGGTATAGACCTTTAAAAAGAAAACCAGTAACAAAAAAAGATATTATTAAAAAACAAAAAATGAATGAAGATCTTGCTGTATGGTTTGGTAAAAAGAAAAAACCAAAAGGTTCTTCAGAACCAAAAGGACCTTGGGTTGATATATGTAGAAAAGTAGATGGTAAACATCCACCTTGTGGTAGATCAGACGCTAGCACCGGTTCTTATCCTAAATGTAGAGCGGCAGGTGTGGCAGGAAAAATGTCAGATTCACAAAAAAGAAATGCTTGTCAACAAAAAAGAAGAGCCGAAAAAAATGACACACAATCTGGAAAAGGTCAAAAACCAGTAATGGTATCACATACGAAAAAAACGAATGAAAATATAAAAAGAAGAATTATCACATTAACAGAAAATGATTTAACAAGAATTGTTAAACGTGTTTTAAATGAAGATACAAATAAAATTTAAGGTATTGGTAGGTTAGATTTAAAATGTGTCAACTATTTAAATGGTAATAAAAAAGAATATTTAGATTATACTTTTTTTAGTGAAACAGAACCAGGACAATTTTCTATAAAAAAAATAAAAACTAGTGCAATACCAAATGATGGGATTCAAGAACGAACTAATGAATTATTATTTTTAACAATATCACAACCAAACCAAGAAATAATGGACTTTATTAAAAGTAGGCTTCCTAATTTTTATTGGAATGAGGCGTTAAAATATATTATTTATTTGTCAACAACAGCAACACCGTCATATTTTTGTAAAGTAATGCAAAACGGTGTTGACGCAGGCGGTCAAACTTCAGAAAAATGGATTACTTTTTTTGAAAATAGCTCGGTTGCTTATAACTTACCGAATTCAATTTTCTAATCTTTTTTTTCTGGAACACCACTATCAACTAGTAGATATTTTTTTATAAAAACTAAAAGTTCTTCATCTGACATTTTGTTCATTGCAAGAGCTAAACTCTTTTCACCATCGTGAGAGTCACTAAAGTCAACACCATTAATATAGAATTTTTCTTTATTAACACTTACCGTTTCAATATTTGACCTTTCAATCGGTTTTGGCTTTGGCATTACAGTTGGGTAACCTTCTTTTTGACCAAAAGAATTAAAAGAAAATAATAAAGTTAAAACTAAAACTAACTTTTTCATATTATATAAATTATTGGTTATTACTATTTGAAATTCTTTCTAATACATTATGTAACGAATTTTTAATCTGAGAGTTGATTGTTTCTTCGTATTTTAATCTTCTTTTTTCTGTTTCCATATCAAAAATATATGTGACTCTTTCCCAATCTCTACCGGTAAGTTTAACACTATAATGATATATGTGATTTGTTAAATCGATTCTACCATAATCCATAGTAATAAAAAGGTCGATTTCTTTATTTTCAATATACCTTTTATTTGACATTGGTGCAATCATAAATTTGGTTGATGGGTGTTTTATCACTTGAAGGCAAATTTGGAAACAAGTTTTCTCATAAGATGAAACTTCTTCTTCATATGTTTTAAACATTTTACCTTTTTTACTTAATAAGTAAAATCTTAATTTTAACCTCCTAAAAAATCTGACTATTCTTTTTATCATATCTTTAACTTAACTCCACAAAGATATAAAAAAAATAATTATACTTCCAAATTATTTTAAGTTATTTTTAACAATATGCCCCAGAACATCTTTTTTTACCATCAAGACCTGGTTTTGTTCCTTTACAAACTTGTACGGCGTAACCATTGGCGTAAGCACTAGGATACACGTCAAATTTTGCTTTGGCCGCTGCCTTTCCTCTGGCACATAGTTTTGTTCCAGTTTTTTTTCTTCCTTCAGCCATCACCATATCTTTATCATCAATATTCATTGACATTTCAATACCATCTTTTTTTGATTCATTCATAATAAAATCAAATACTTGATCCATATTGTTTTTTGCTTCAGCTATGTGATCTTGGGCCCAGTCATGTCCATTTTCTAAAATTGACTCAACCATTTCTTCATCTAAATCAAGTAATAAATCACATTGTCTTCTCATTTGTTGTAGGTTTGAAAAGAACATATATCTTGACGACCCGTGTTCTTCTTCTCTTAAAACCTTTCTAATTATTCTATCTAAATTCATATCTAATATGTTAAGCATTTAATCCGTTTGGTCCTCCTAAGACAACCATATTTAATTGTGTTACAGGTGTTCCATAACCATCTGTCCATACTGGGTGTGGTGGTGTTACAGCTGTTGATCCAGTAAATTCACAATCTGGAATACAAATAAAATTTTCTGTATTTGCACTTCTTGGTGGTGATGTAGTAGTTGTTGTAGTAGTACAATCACAATCATCGTAAATTGAGGAATCGTGTGAGCTGTATCCTTCAGTAGGGTCATCACTAATAGCACCAATAAGTTGAGCACAAACTGTGGTATCATCGACTGCATAGTCGAATAAAAAAAACGGTGGTTGAAATTCTGGACAAAAAGCTTGTGAATTTATAATAAATTCTGTTGGTTCCTCTTCCTCTCCACATATTTGAAATACTAAATTTAATTCGTTTTCTCGAAAACATTCACAACAAGTACCATACGTGTCCCCAAGGACTGAATCGGAAGAATCTATGGTTTCTTCTACTACTACTCCGCAATAAATGGCTTCTCCAAAATATAAACTTATAAAGTCACCTAGATTTAAGGTGTCACTCGAAGAAACAATAAATGTATCTTCAGTAATACAATTTCGTACTAAATAATTTGTCATATTTTTATTTTTTTATTTTTTATTAACTATTTGAAACTTTATCTGTTTCTTATAAGTATTTATCTCTCCCGATGAAATCACTTTAATATCAATAAAATATTCATTAGGTATTTTATCTCTTGTATCAAATATAAAATAATATTCATTTGGTGTTCTATTTAGTTTAGTCCAATCCTGGACTTGAACTTCTGTTTGACCCTCCCTAACATATATTCTATAATAAGATTCTATTTTTGGTAATTGTTGGTTTTTTGTATAAGCTTTTTTAATTATTACACCAACTTTTCTGATATCAGTATCTAATATTTTTTCATCTTGTTTAATCCCATAAAAATCAAATCCATAAATTGATGGGTCATTTGTCGTTGTTCCAAACTGTAATGAACTTTCCAATGGTTTGATCACAAATTCATTAACAACATTTGGTAATGAAAAATTATTTAATTTTATATTTGACCAAGTATCTGTAAAAATACAAGGCGAATGATAATTTAATAATGGAGGAATTGCAATTTCATAAACACCTTTTGTTCTTTGGCAACTATCTAAATTAATAAGTCCAGGTATTGGTGTACCAGTTTGGTCTGAAATTGTTACTTTTGGTATTTCATCTAAATTAACAAAATCACCATCTTCATATGTATAAAGATATAATTTATTAACTTTTCCCAAAGAAAAATTATTTCTATCATCTTGGATTAAATCATCGTATATCGTTTCAAGCCTCGGTTCATAAAATGTTTGAGTGTGTCTTGAAAAGAAACCAACATAATATGATTCTGTTGTACCAGTTAAATTTTCGAGTTGAGGCAAAAATGATATCCCCCAACCCACCGGATTTACAAATGAACCATCTAAAATGGCTTCAATTTCACTTGTCATATCAATTTCCAAGTCTTCATTACCAAATTCAAAGTGCTGTGTACCAACAATTGTTAAAGCTGAAAATGGAAAATTTCCATAGTTTTCATTGTTGTACACACCTTTTTCTTCCCAAGGTGTAAGTGTTTGTCTCAAATACCAATTTGATGGTCTTGTTGAAAAGTTTCTGTCACCAGGTACCGAATCTATGTCCGTAAAATCATAACCAACACCCTCATCCCAATATTGTGGTAATGTTTCGTTGAAATCTTCATAGGGTATTCTCCAGACAATTAAATCAAATGATGTTGCCCTTTCTTTTTCTTCAGATGTCTTTGTGTTTAAAAAATCACGACTGAACGATGAAGTGTTAATCATACGTAATATGTGTTTAATATTCGTTGTACAACCAGTTGAAATAATTTTTTGATTATATTTTTCTTGTAATTCTGATAAATCAATATCAAATATACATCTTGAAAAACCAATAGGTACTTTTACACCACCATCAGCATAATATAGTTCTATTATTGGATTTCTACCAGTATTTGTTTCACCACTATAAACAATAGTATTGTTTCTACTAAAATAGGAATTATGAATTGACATTTATCTTTTTAATATAAATATCAATTAATTCGAATATTTGGATTCAAATATCTTTTTCTTTCTAATTCAGCTCTTATCTGTTCTTTACTAATTCCAGAACTAGTTTTTTTGGCCGGCGGTCTTAATGGATTATGAACGTGATCTGTCATAAAAGTAACAATCTTATCAAGTAGTTCATATAGTTCATCACCTCTAACCATAGCATTTGTCCTACCTTTCAAGTAATCAGTAAATGTTGGTTGTTCAATACCATATAAAGTATTTTTCAAATCAATTGTAAAAACATCATCGGTAGTTTGATGTGTTAAAAAGTAAAGAAAATCACCACCCATTGTTGCGTATGTAACTGGGTTTGACTTATATTCAGATTTTTCAACATCAACGGATGTTTCAATATTTTGTGGCCCAACGATATTATAATCCCAAATTACAGCAAATCCAGGTTCAGTACTTGAATCAAAAAGTTTTATTTTATTATAAATGTTAGTTACTACATTATTTTCTGTAAAATCTGTTGTTGGGTTTATATCTAAGATTTTTGAATTAGTTGACACACTAGGCCCATAAACAAAAGGAAACTGGTCAATTAATTTTCCAGAATTTGGGTATTTGTTATACCCTTCAATATTAATAACACCTTTATTGAAACCTCTAATGTATGTATTAATAAAATTAATCGAATCTTCGATACTTAGTCCAGTAAAAACATATTTTGAATTAGGAATTAGATTAAAATTTACAGTAGTCCCAGTATCAAAATTAAAATTATATGTTGTAACATTTTTTACAGTATTTATTTGTACATAACCATCAACAGTATTTGCAGTAATGTTTATGTTTGAAATGTCCCATTCAACAAAATTTTTAACTTCTTTATCGACAAACTTTGTTATATCAATAGTTTCAGTACCAGTATCAACTAATTCTTGGTCAAAAATAGATAATTGTAAGAATGATCTTTTATCATATGGTCTTACATCTGGTTGTGTTATTTGGCCAGTATCAGTAAAATCTAAATCAAATGTTTTTCTATATTTTCCAGCACGTAATAAAACATCAGTTTTTTTTAAAACTAAGTCTGTTGATCCACGACTTAACAATGCGTTATCACCAGGTAACGGATAAATATCCTTTACAATTTCTTGAACATTACCAGTTTTACTATTTCTTGTTTCGTAACTTTTTTGAAGTGGTGCACCATTATCTAAGACTGATTGTGCGTTATTATAATTTTCACGAACATTATTCCAAGGTCTACTGATTGGTCCTTGAATATAGAATTTATTACTAGATAAAGGTTCAACTCTTGTTGAATACATAATGTTGACATATTCACCGACTTCAGGTACTTGACTAATGTAATAAGGTAATAAAGGTAAAAAAATGAAAGGGTCGTCAGATGTCCAAGCGTATTCACTAACTGATTTTGGTGTCCCATCTGAATTTGTGGGGATAGATTGATTTTCAAACTTTGTTTGGGGTTCAACTCTAATTCTACCAATCATAAGTGGATCAGTATTATCTAAAACTTTACCAGGAAGTATTATTCTATTATCTTGCATTTCTAGACTTATATTCTTTAAGTATTGTGTTATATGTTATTTCTAACTTGTCCAGATGGTCTGTAAGTTTAATAAGATTTTCTTTTGTTTTTTCAAATTCAGTATTAATAAATTCAAGGGCAATTTCTAAATCTTTATTAGATTTTTCTTTATACTTTGAAACTATTTCTAAAATTTGTTCTTTTGTTACCGTTTCCATATTTATAATTTTTTTCCAAAAGCAATACTAGGTAATGTCGTACCAATTGGTGTTATGGATAATGGATCAATTGCGATTTGTACTTGATTATTTTCAGCGTCTTCTTTATCCATACCATCAATTATAGCCTTCATTGCTAGTAAGTATTCATTTGGAGAACCGTCAGGTAATGGACCTGTCGGTATCCCAAGTTTTTCTAATTCTTCAATAACATTAAGATAAGCTCTTGTTGAAGAAAATCCACTTAAAAATCTTGTTGCTAATAACAAAGGAAGTGGTATTTGATTTCCGAAACCCCTAGATGCTAATTTTAATAATTTTAATAAATTATCTATAACACTTTTACATTCTCTAACATCAGTGATGATATCTGCAATTACTAAAAGAATTTGTGTTAAAGCAAATATAACCGATAATGTTTTTTTATTTTTTTCAAGTTTAATATCAATTGTTATTGTTGATATTAATTGCTTAATGTCTTGAACGACTAAATCAAAAATAATTTTTATAAATATTCCATATATTTTTGAAGTTACATTTACAGCAAAATCTTTGAATTTTTTAAAAAAATCAACGTATGATTTTACTAAATTGAGAGTTTCATTACCTAAAGCCAACAGCACAATTGCTAATGGTAAAATAACTTTAGGTGACAGTACTGAAAATAAAACCGCCTTTGGAAATTCCTTAATCATTGATTCGTCAATGTTTATTTGTAATGGTAACCAATCTGGGTTTTTTGTTAATGAATCGGTAATATTTGTTGCATTATCTATTGTATTATTATTATTTGATCCGGGTACAAAATTTAAGTTATTTATACTAGTTATTATTGCGGAAGTATCTACAGGTAATTTTATTGTTTGACATTCTTCAAACTCTACAACACCATTAAGTGTGTCTGAAATAGATTGGTCAATAAATAAAGTGTCTAATTCATCAAATTCAAAAAAAGAATCGTCAATATTGTCGTTTTCAGAAACTTTAGCACTACCAGAAACATCAATTTCTTTGTTGCCGTCAAAACATAAACCAAGTATTCTCTGTACAATTAAAGAGACTTTATAAAAATCACCAAGGTCATTTTTACCATCACCTTTTTCTATCGAAATCGCCCCAGTTAATATATTCATTAAATTTGCAAAAATTGCTTTGAAATCTATAATTTCAATGGACTTATAGTAATCTTTAATAAATTCTTTTATCTTTTGACCAGAAACTCTTTGTTTTGGCGTTACCTTAAAATAGTTACCTGAAACACCATTGTTATCTACTTCGGTATAAGAAATATCAAATAAATCTTGTAATGAAATACCTTGAAAGTTAGAAGAATATTGAATTGAAAAATTTTGATTTATATTTTGAATTCTTTGATATAATTCTTTATTCATTGGGAATGGGTTGGAAGGGTATGATAAATTTTCATTTTCATATGAAATTTTTCCAATTTCAGTTGTGGGATCAATTTTTAATAAACCTAAAAAATCGATTGATTTTACATTAATATATAAATCTTGATTTGGTTGGTATGTCTGGTCGTCTGAACAACCAGCAGTATTTAAAACTTCTTCTTGTAGTAAACTAAGAATTTTAGGTTTTAATTCATTTAATGCTGTAATAAATTTACCAATTATGTATTTTTTAACATCACCACCCTTTTTATATTTTTCTAATTTATTTGGGTCTAAACTTTTTAAACCATCGGTAAACTGGTCATCAGCAGATAAAAATTTTATCTTCAACAATTCGTCTAATTGACTATTTTGTTTTTTTTGCCATTTATTAAATTTTGATTTTTGTTTTTGATATCTTTTGGTTATTTTAGATTTCTTTTTTTCAAAAGAAGTACCAAGCTTCTTTTTTAATTTTTTATAGTCTCTAGAAAGTTTTTTATATGTTTGATTTTTTTGTATCGAACTACCAATAGTTTCATATCCTTCTTGAATATCAATTGCCATTATTTTTTCATTTTATAATTTTTATCTGAAGTATCTTTTTCTATTAATGACTTCATAACGTCATCATCTAAATCTAAGTCTGAAAGAGTAAACTCTTCTTCTTTTTCTTGTGATTTTTGCCAAATTTGGGCTTGTAGTTTCGATAATGAAAGTTTCTTTTCAACACAATCGTTTATAATTTTTTGTTGTTTTTCAATAACAGGACCAATTAGTGTCATATCTTCTGGTTCTTTCATCATTGTTAACATTTTATTTTGAATCCTAATAGCTGTATTTCTTTGTTCAACAAGTTCATTATAAATTTCTTGCATCAAAGATAACATAGAATCTTTTGTAAGATTAATTTGTTTTTTTTGTGGTCTTGGCATATTAATAAATACTAATCTTTTAAAATATCCTGTAACAATTCACCATATAATTTTTTATATCTCTTCATAGATGCCCTAATTTCTTTAGTTGTTAAATTAGTCATCTCCCTCAATTCAAATAAAATAACATTTTTATTGAACTTATTATTGTTGTTTGTTTCAATAAAAAGATTTTTATAATTTTCAAAAAGGTCAAAAAGTGATTGACCAAGTTTTTGTTCTTGTTCAGTTATTTTTTTATCTTCTAATGAAGTTTTAAGTTTTTTAAGAAATTTTTTCATAATTTCTTCACTTGTAATTTCTTCATTGTCGATATAGTAAACCATATCTGGACTATTTTGTAAATCAGTTGAAATGTCTTGATAAGAAATTTTTCTATTCATTTCTTTTTGATCTTTCATTATTTGACCCATCAAATAATTTTTACAAATAGTTCCAAAATAGGAATACGCTTTTTTTTCTTTTGATGGTTTAAATTTATCAATTTTGGTCATCAAAAATGAATGTGTGTCAATATGGATTTCTTCGTAGTCCATATCTTTTCTATATAATTTGTATCGTCTAATTATTGACGATATCATTTTATCTAAAGGATGTTTCAAAAAATCATTATATATTTTGTTTTTTTCTTCAAAAGTAGTTGCTTTTAGATAGTTTCTTACCGCAATTTCTTCTTGTTCGGCAAAATAGTTTTTTACTTTTGGTTTTCTTCCTTTCTTTTTCTTATCATCACATTGTTCACAATTTTCTTCATTAATTAACATCAAACTTCTTGTGGTTCATATTTTATATCTCTTTCTTTAATAAAAAGATATTCTCTTTTAGCGGAGTCAATCCAGAATTTAACTTCATCTTCAGATAATCTATCATCACCATTTTTGTAATTCCAGAAAATTGACCCATCTCTTAAATTCATATGTTTGTAACCGATTCTTGGTATTGTCATAATTTTAACATTGTTATTTGTCATTCTTAACAAGAACTCATAACCAAACGTGAGTTTGAAAGAATCTTTTAACATTCCAAAATCAACGAAAGATTTTTTTCTTATGACCATTCCAGATATTTGGAAATTTTGGTATGTAAGTAAAGTTTCATTATCCAAGTAACCCATTTCAGTTGAAAAGTTTGCAGCAAAAGTTGCTTCATTGGTAAAACCCACAAAAACACCTTTATAGTCCACATCAACAACTATTGGTAAAAATGCGTCAACATTACCATAAATGTCCATATAATTTTTTGCATTCTTGAACCAAATTTTGGAGTATTCATCGTCAAATTCCAAAATAGAAACCCACTCAGATGTTGCTTTACTAACACCATAATTTACCTGGTTTGCAAAACTTGGGCTTCCGTCAAATTCTTCTATAATTACATCTAATGTTCCAAAATCAAAACTTGAAACAAAATTTTGAAAATAACTTTCTCCTACGTGAACAATAATTAATTCACTAACTAAACCTTCTTGGTTTTTTACAGAAGTTATTGCCTTTTCAAAAAATTCTTCAAAGTCTACTGCTTTACCAGATTTTATTGGTAATATAACCGATATTGTGTTTTTACTTTCCATATTAATCAATTGTTTCAAATTTATTTAGTTGTTCTTCAAATGTTTTCATTCTTGTTTCTATCATTTCTGAAAAAACACTAATAACATTTTTTTCAAAGTTTTCGATGTTTGAGTATTGCTCAACAGTTTTATCCATAGCATCAAAAAGTTCTGGGTTCAAATTATCTTCTAACCAGTTCTGTGTAAAATCGGCAACAACTTCAACCAATGAATTTTTATTTGCTAACCAAATTCCGTTGTCTTCGTTCAACCATTCTGGTTGTAAATGTGGTAACATACCAATAACTGGAACACCAGATTTCATTGATTCTAATGGGAATGTACCAAAACCACTTGTTTGATCAATCCATACCGAAACAAAACTTTCTTTAAGTGCTGTTGCAAATTCTTTTTCTGTTAGTCCTCTTAAATCTCTAAATGTAATCCATCTATATTGTGGAAACTTAACATAGAATTGTTTAATTAAATTTACAGTTTCCCTTTGATCTCTTGAATGGATTGAAATGATAGTTTTTGCTGGGTTTTCACTTTTAACAAAACAATCACTTATTATAGGTTTTATAATTTCGAAAGAAACTTTTCTCATAATTTGTTCAATATGGGTTTTTTGTGTTTCGGAAGTTGTGATACATTTAAAAAACCCTAATTGTTGCCAGTTTTGTCCAGGTTGTAGTGTTTCAAAAATATGGTCATAAGCTTGTGCTATAACAACTTTTCCACAAGGTAACTTTTTTACTTGGTCCATAACATATCCAAAAATTTCTGGTATAATTAAAATATCATCTGGTGAAATTTCTAAATTACCATCATCAATAGATTTATGTTGTAGTTCATTCATATATTCTTCACCTAACCATTCACCAACACCAATATATTCTTTGTTTTCGTGTAATATTATAGGATTGTGACCATCTTTTTTTAAGACCATAGCGATTTGATAAGTCAGTCTAACTGAAGCTTTCGCATTTCCTTTAGTATCCTGGACAACAAAGTATAATCTGGATTTTTTGTCCTTCATACTTTGAACTGCTTTTTCTAATTTTTTTATCTGTTCGGCATTCATACTTTTTATATTTTATTTATTATTTTCTTAATTAATAATGAATTAAATGCAATTTTAAATGGTATTGAAACTTCATTTGATTTCATACCTAAATCTTCATCAACTTCATTTGATTCTGTTAATACTGTTTCTAAAAAATTTTTAATTAATTCATATTTTACTAAATGAATTTGTTTTTCTTCCTTTTTTTCTGTTGCCATATCAACGTCGCCACCATCAAGCTCTTCTTTAAGTTCAGCCGTAAATTGTACATATTCATCAACTGCATCAATGTCAATGTAATAGTTTTCATTAAATATTTTAAACATATTCTTCTTTTATTTTTTTTAATAATAAGTTAAAATCAGATAAAGTGGATATTTCAAAGTCACAATTAATTTCTTTATTATATTCACGAATAAATTTTATAACAGTCTTATTTTCTGGTTTATTTTTAATTAAATCTGGATTCGATGTTATTAATATGTCTACTTCGTCCCACATTTCAGATTTTGTAACTTCACTATAAAAAACAACCTTTTCTAATAAACATCCAAATTTTGCTAAAAAAAATAATGATGCTGGCTTTGATTTACCAATTTCATCGGAAACAATCAAAAGTTCGAATTCATCTCTTAATTCGTAGTACAAATCATTTAATATGTTAAATGTGTTCATTTCTGTTGATGGTGCGTGACCAAATAATTCCATTGTATATTCTTCATACATAAATGAATATAATTCTTCTTTATTTTGAAATGAAAAATGTTTCATTAAATCTAAAGAATTGACATCACTAATTATTTCATAGTTAAATGGTTCTGGTGTTGTTTCTTCTTCAGTATTTCCAGACATATCAAGTTTATATGTTTGACCTATAAATTCATTTTGGTTGCTATAAATTAAATGTTTTTCATAAACTTGTTTAAATTTTTCTATGGTGTCTCTTAAAACACCATTAATTTCAATCCCTATTCTCTTCATATTTTGACAATATTTTACCTATTAATGGGTTACGAACATTTTTTGCACCTCTAAAATCAAAAACACCAATATTTGGAATATCAGTAAATCTTTGTATTGCATCATAAAGACCTGATTGTTTTTTATCTTTATATCTGTCAGTTTGTTCTAAATCACCTGATATAAAGAATTTACTATTGAAACCTATTCTTGTCAATAAAAGTTTCATTTGATTTGGTGTTGAATTTTGTGCTTCTTCAAAAATTAATATTGAATTATCTATGTTCATACCTCTCATATATGCAAGAGCAAAAACTTCTATAATTTCAGCATCCTTTAATTTTTCTCTAGCTTCCTTACCGATAATTTTATTCAATAAGTAGTAAGAAGGAAAAATATAAGGATCTAACTTTTCTTCTAAATTACCAGGTAATGAACCAAGTTTTTCTTCAGCTTCAACAGCTGGCCTTACAATTATAATTTTTTCATAAGAATTATTTGGATCCATAAGTAAATCAACAGCTGCTTTCATTGCTATATATGATTTACCAACACCTGCCGGCCCTGAAGCAATTGTTATTTCGTTTGATTTTAAAATATTATAATAATCTTCTTGGTGTTCAGTTAAAAATTTATTTTTTTGTTTTTTCTTAATTACGGAATTAATGTATTCTTTTCTTGAAAACGGTTTTGATTCGGAATCATCATTCTGTGTAACTTTCTTTCTGTTCATAGTCTTTTTTTAATTTGTTTAGCCAATAGTCTATCATTTCGTCTAACATCGTTTCAAATGTATAAGTTGGTTCCCAACCAGTTGTAGACTTTAGTTTTTTTGAATCGCCTTTCAAATCATTTAATTCTTCGGGTCTAAAAAATTTTTCATCTGTTGTAACGTATTTTTTCCAGTCCAATTCTAATTTATTAAATACATACTCAACAAGTTCTTTTACAGAATGTGAAATTCCTGTTGAGCAAACAAAATCATCTGGTGTTTCTTGTTGTAATATTAACCACATAGCTTCAACGTAATCTTTTGCATGCCCCCAATCTCTTGTTGCCTCTAAATTACCAAGTTTTAATTGATCAGATAAACCTAATTTAATTTTTACAGCTTCTTTACAAACTTTGTTTGTTACGAAATTTGTACCACGTCTTGGCGATTCGTGATTAAATAAAATACCATTTGATATAAACATATTGTAAGAATTTCTATAGTTTCTACAAATGTTATATGAAAATACTTTTGCACATCCATAGGGTGATACCGGAGACATCGGTGTCGATTCTCTTTGATACCCATCATCATCAATGTTGTTTCCAAACATTTCAGAAGAAGACGCTTGGTATAATTTAATTGTTGGGTCAACAAGTTTAATAGCTTCTAACATATTTAGTGTTCCCATCCCAGTTGCGTTAGCCGTATATATCGGTTGGTCAAATGAAATTCTTACATGTGATTGTGCTGCCAAATTATATATTTCGTTTGGTTTTGTTTTTTGTATAACACTAATTAGAGATGATAAATCTGTTAAATCGCCGTAATGTAATTTTAATTGGTTATAAATATCATCAAGTCTTGATGTTTGGTTTTCTGAAACAGAATTTCTTTTTAATGTTCCGTGAACTTCATACCCTTTATTAAGTAAAAATTCCGCAAGATATGATCCGTCCTGACCATTTATTCCTGTTATAAGCGCTATTTTTTTCATTTTTATTTTCTTATAAGATTATAGTTTTTTTCAAAATATTCAATAGTTTCTTTTAAACCATTATATATTGGTGTAAATTTGAAATTTGGTAAATAATTTTTAATTTTACTATTATCACTTGGTTTTCTAAATTGCCCATCTGGTTTTGATGAATCCCATTTTACGGAACCTTTAAAGTTCATAAGTTCAACAATAATTTCAACAACATCTTTAATTGCGATTTCTTCTGAAGTTGATAAAATAATTGGTTCATTTTCGGTGTAGTTTTCTAGAACCCACTCTGTAAGTTTTGCAACGTCACGACTAAATATGAATTCTCTTAATGGTTTTCCAGAACCCCAAATTGTAAAATCAGTTTTGTTTTTTCTAGCCAGATAACATTTGTGAATTAATGATGGAATTACGTGTCCGTTTTCTATATTGTAATTATCGTTTGGACCATATATGTTTGTTGGTATTACAGACTTATAATTTAAATCATATTGTTCTTTGTAAGCCCTAATTTGAATGTCCGACATTCTTTTAGAATAGGCATAAGCATCATTAGAAAAATGCGGTGGACCAAGATGTATTTTTTTTTCTGTTAATGGGTATTCAACATCGTTTGGAAAAACACAAGTCGACAAAAAAGCTACAAGGTTTTTAATTTTGTATTTTCTAGCTTGTTCAATAACATTAGTATTCATCATAATGTTATCGTAAAAAAACTCACCTTTGTATTTCATATTACTACCAACACCACCAACTTTAGCAGCACAATGTATTATACCATCAAAATTTGTTTGGTTAAAAAAATTATCAACATCTAAAGTATTTCTTAAATCAACATTATTTGATGATATTTTTATATAATTTTCTTTAGTAAATTCAGACCCAACTAAACCATAACCACCAGTAATTAAAATTTTATTATTCATTTAATTTATTCTTTTTTGCCAATTTTCCCAAACAAAGTCAAAATTGTAAGTTAATTTATGTGTTTTAAGTAATTTTTCTTGAAGTTCATTTCTTAAATTTTCTGCGTCTGGTATAAAATTATGAAACTGAACTTGTATGTCTGTAAAAATTTCTATCAGATTATTTTCAATAAGTGATTTTAATGTTTCGAATTCATCACCTTCAGTATTAATTTTTATTAAATCAATTTTTTCTATTTTATTTTCTGAAATAAAATCACAAATTGATTTTATTTGACATTCAATAATTTGTTTACCTACGTTTGAATGGAAACTACTACCATCTTCTGAATAATTTATATTTAATTTTTTAGTTTCATTTGATAAACCAAAATTAAATACTTTAATTTTTTCGTTACCTAAAAATTTATTTTTAATTTGTTCTGACAAATGTGGTATTGGTTCAAAAACAAATATATTACATTTATATTTTTCCCATATTCTACTTGTCCAGTCACCAACGTATCCACCTAAATCAAACACTATTGAATTTTCATCAAGTTGATAATCTAATCTTAACGTCGAATCTCCATTTGCCGCAAACCATTCATTAATTTGTTGTTTCATATTTATTGTATTAAAAATTTGTAATTTTCATAAAGATAATTTTCAGATAAAATATATTTTTTTGATTCATCAAAATTATTTTTTATCCCAGTTTTGTACAATTCAAAATCAATTTTTTGAATTTCATTTATAACTTCATTAATTTCTTCAAAAGAGTTTACTATTATCATCCCAGAAGTGTCAAAAACCTCGTCAATTTTTGGATCCCCCCAATAAATTGGTACAGTTCCTGTTACAAAACAATCTATTAATTTTTCTGTAAAATACCCAGGCACCCTTGAATTTTCAATTGTTACGTGAAATTTGTAATCTTTTAAAGCTGTTATTTTATTTTCAATGTAATTAAAGCCTCTACCAAAAATATCAATTGGTAAGTTTTCGTTTTTAATTTTATGTCTCAATTTATGTCCTTCTAATTGTGTTTTATTAGAAATCATCATTGATACTAATTTATTTTTTTGGTATTCACAAGACCAGTCCGAATCACTTACCCAACAACCACCAGTAGGTAACCAAAGTGAGTTTGGAATTTTAGGTATAATTTCTTTATCGTGAGTTAATACATAGTCGTATTTTTTATAATTTGATTCTATCCAATAATAGTTCATAGGTGAAAAAAACTTACATTCTAAAAGCCAAGCTATTTTTTTAATGGGTAGATTTATTATTGATTGATTCATAATGTTAGACTCTGTAACAAACAATGTTTCGTTTTGATTAATGTTTGGTGACCTATCCCAATAAAGATATTGTGATTTTTGTAGTGGAGGTGTTGGGTTATTACTGTATTCACAATGTGAAAAGGCAGCATCAACAATTTTTAATTTTATTTTATTTAAATTTTGATCCATTCTTCTAATAATAAATCTTTTATTTCGTGTTTTATTGCTGAACCAAACCATCTACTTGGTGCCACAACAATCTTTTCATTGTTATTATTTAACCAGGCACCCCACCAAGAAAATGTAGAATTTGCAATTATATTATTTTTGCACATAGACATTAACCATAATTCAATATAGTCAGGGTTACCATCTATGTAAATTATTTTATTTTTATAATTTTTAAAACTTTCTTTACACCAATTAATATCGTCAGAAAAAATTAATAAGTTTTCTGGTTTTATAATATCAATTGCTTTATGATAGTATGACATTTCACATATTGGGTGATGTAATGGTAAATTTTTATAATCGCCACGTCTTATATGTAACGATGTAGAATTTAAAAAATCAATATCTTTGTATTTTTCATTAATGTACTTTAATGAATTTTTGTCAATAGAAAATAAATCTAGAATTTTATTTCTATTATTTTTGAAGTATCTTTCACTCTGGAAATAACCATTCAATAAAAGATTTTTTATGTGTGGTATTTTTTCATACGTAAAGCTTGTTTCGTTGTAAAAAAAATCAGGTTTTACTTGTCCAAATTTTAAATCTCTAAAAATATTCGGTATGTACGTTTCTATTTTTTTATGTCCGATTTTACTTGTTTGTATATCAAAAACACATTCATCATTATTATCTAAAGCTAAAGAATATGCCGCAGAAATCTGAAACATAAAATTACCCAAACCGCCGGCTAAATTTGTGCTAACCATTTTATTCGTAAATAATTAAATCCCACTCACTATTATTTTTTTCAAAAATTTTAATATATTCGTAATTTACATATTTTGGGTTGTAATACCAATCTTCATAAGGAAAATTATTACTACAAACGTCAGAAGAAATTAATTCATAACCCATTTGTTTAAATATTTTTCTGGATTCTTTTCGGTATTGATCTCCAAACCTATATTTGTCATGTTCATAAGTTATAACAGAAAATTCTATTTTATCAAATGGAATTGCTTTTAGACATTCTAGTGTTACATTTGCTGGCTCTAAATCTAGAGATAAATAATCAATATGATTACTATTATAATAACTTAAAACTTCTTCAAAGTCTAAAGAAGTACAATCTCTTGTTATTGATTTAGTATTTCTATGACTTGGGTATTTTGATGTTAAACTTTCGTCAATGTCAATTGACAACCCATCCCAACCAAAATCTTTTTCAAGTAAATAGGTGTTGTTTATATGAGTTGGGTGAGCACAACCTAAATCCAAAAAAGTACCATTTTTTTTCCCTTTCAAACAAGAAAGTACAAACAAATCTTGTGCTGCCTGACTATAGTTATTTTCTATTTTGTCGTAATCTGTAAATGGTAATTTAAGATTTTTTTTCATTTTTTAAATGTTGAAATTTTTATTTTTGTATATGTAATCACAACCTAAAGTAGTAATCTTTTCAAAATTTTTCGATTCTAAATAATTAGATATAAAATCTGAATTGTGATTTACTTCGATTGAAATCAAATTTATTTGATTTTTATTAAAATCAATAGTTTCTAAAATTTTCATTTCTGAACCTTCAACATCTAAACTCATGTAATCTATATTTTTTGGTAGATTTAATTCGTCAAAAGTTATAGTTTCTGTTGTTATAATTTTTTTATTACCTCCCATCATTCTTAATTCATTTTCTATTCTTAATAAATGTGCTGGATTGTAATTTTCTAATAAACCACTCAACATTTCGGTATAACCCTCAAGTAATAGAAAATTTTCAGTACCCTTTTTATTCGATAGAGCACAATTAAATAATTTACAGTTTCTATTTTCTTTTAATTTATTGAACACGTTTGGTATCGGTTCTATACAAACCCCATCCCAACCCAATTTTTCAAAAAAGTAAGTATTACTTAAAGTTATACCGTCGTGTGCTCCTATATCTAAATAAAACCCATTATTTTTTTCTTTAAAAAAGTTTTCAAATAAAAACTTATCTTGACCATATTGTGAATAAAATTCCATAAATATATTTTTTTAATTTAAAATGTATAGTGTGTCGTATTCAAATCTTTCTTTTATAGAATAACCAAGTGAAAACAAAAGGTTATCTAAATCATCTCTACTCAATGAATTTTCATATGAATCATACTCAAAGGTTTCGCAATAAATTATTTTTGGTTTTATTCTTTCACCCATACCTTTTATTGCGTAATATTCTGCCCCTTGTATGTCCATGTGAATGAAGTCCACATTATCAATGTCATTTTCCTCACAAAAATATTCAATAGTAACTGTTTCAACATCAATTCCTTCTCTATTATATATTAACCCTGGATGGATAGTTACACCTTCTTCTTTTGTTGGTTGTAATATAGAACCAGAACAAGTCCATTCCATTCCGTTCAATGTTTCAGAATTGTAAAATTTTGTTTTACCTACTTTATCAGATATTGCCAAATTAAAAACCTGAATATTGTGATTTATTGCATTAGTTCCAAATTTTTCACAGTTGTTTTTGTATGCTTCAAAAGCGTAAACCGTTGCACTTGGAAAATTTATCTTTATGTTTATACTGTCGTTAAAGTTATGTGCCCCAATGTCAAATATTATAGGCGTTTCTTTGTTAATAAAAGTTTTTGCCCATTGATAATTAATTCCACTCATAATAATTTTATTTTTTTTATTTTTTTATTTTATCCAATTCCAAGTTTTTATATGTTCTGTCAATTGTTCTTTAGACATTGACATAACTTTTCTGTATTCATTACCATTATGGTTATACATTGGATTTGACCCTGAACTATTGTGTGTTCTATAATGTGTTAAATGATATAACACACCTGGTGTTCTATAAATTTTGTACCCCATCTTTTCTATACGACCAACTCTTTCCCAATCCTCATGTCCCCATGAAATAAAATTTTCATTTTCCAGTCCAATTTTTGTGTAAGCGTCTTTATTAAAAAATATAGCACCCCCCATTGAATTAGGATTAAATAGTGTACAATCATTCAAATCAATTTCATTGAATTTATTTTCAGTTAATAAACTAAAAAATCTTTGGGGTATATCATAAAACTTACCTCCATATGGAAAAACAAAATCAACTCCCGTGTTTAATGCAAATCTTGTTGCTAAATACTGTTCTATTGTAAATAATACATCAACATCATAGTTTGCGATAATATTTGTTTTACACAATTTTGTCATGTCATTTAACATTTTTGTCCTATGAAATAGGTTACTTTCATGCTCTTCAAAAACGTAATGAATTTTTTTTGATATGTTTTTTACAAAACTTTCGTTTGAGGTTTTGTCAGATTCCATAACAATTATATTTGTGTCAAAATTTTTTTCTAAAAAATTTATTGTAACAGCAAAATTTCTTTTTCTATCTTCACTATCAAACCGTATTGGTATAATAAATGTTACGTCTTTAAAATCTATCATATTATCTTTTATTATACATAAAATTTATTGTATTGTAAACAAATTCTGGTGACATTGTAGGAGTTTCCGTTGGTGTCATCCCATGTTTTTTTCTATAGTGTTCGGTTCCTCTTTTAAAATTATCATTCCATTCAGGTGTCCTTGCAATTGTACTTTCTTGAATTGAATTTGGAATATCAGTCAAAAACTTCCAACTATCTTCAATGTCGGCAAAATACCAGAAAGGTGGGTGGAATTTATTTTTAATTGCCTGGTATGTGTGTTCTACGTGTTCCCATGCGTTTTTAAACATTGGGTCAAACAGACCAATTTTATCTAAAACTGACTTGTGATAATAAGAAAATGCACCAACACAGTTTGGATATAAAACAATTTTAATACCATCTGGATATGGAATAACCATTCTTGGATTTGGCTCACCGTCAACGTCTTTCCTATCTTCAAGTGTTGTAAACCCAGTAGAACCTTTTTTATTTGCGGGTCCGTGAAGAGCAAAATTTAAGTGTTTTATACCAGATAATACTGAATGTTTTATATATTCTTCAAATACCTTTTCATCTTTAATTAAAATATCATCTTCCATTAAAAATATATGTTCACAACCTTGCTCTAAAAGATATTTCATTGCGGTATTTTTTGCAGCACCAACACATTGGTTTTTTTCGTGTTGGATTATGTGTGCTTGTTCTGGGTACGAAGAACTATCGTATGGTGTACCATCATTTACAATAACAAAATTTTTCATCCATTTTGGTACAGTAAATGCCGATTGTTTTATCCTATGCTCAGCTTTATATGTGGTCATGCCAATACCAACCTTAGATATATCAAGAATCATCTTTTCTTCTAAAGTTTTATTACTTGTTAATCTAACTGGTATTACTTCTTTATACTTTTCTTCAAACTTAATTTTATTTTTTTCCCACTGTTCATTTGTTTGACCTATAGACATATGTGTTACACGAATTTGTGTTGTAACAGCAAGCCTAACATTATTCAAATAGTTTTCAAGACAAAAAGGAATTTCATAAAAATGAAATCCTTCAAATGATTCATCAAACCTTCTTTGAATCTTTTTCTTATCAACAGCAAAAAATAATCCATCAAGAACAACAACTTCTTTTAGTTTATTTCCCTGGTCTTGAGAATATGTATTGGTCCACTTTTTTCCTTCGTGTTTGTGTGAAACAATACCAGTCATAGATTCTTTTAGTGTCCACCAACGACCATCAATTAAATCAGTTGTTCCAGCAATACCAATAATACCATACTCTGGATTTTTATTAAAAAGTTTTAATAATTTTTCACCCCAGTTATTTGTGTCAAATTCAATATCATCGTGACAAAAAACAACAATATTATTTTTTGCTTCATTTAATATTTCATTATAAACTTGAGCAAGACCCTTTTCACCATTATTAACCTTTTCAATAACTTCAATTTTCTTTCCACCACCACAAGCTTTTTTGTAATATTCTATTAGTGTTGGATTATGTTTTCTTGTTGAGTATCCTATTGTAATCATATTCCCGTACTTCCAAATCCTTTATCAGACCTATCTTTGTCTTCAACGCTTTTAACTTCTTTTATTTTAACCCACCTTCCGCTAACAACAGGACATAAAACGCCTTGAGCAATTTTTTGACCTTTTTCTATTTTAATTTTACCATTTGTTGTGTTAAATAATATTACTTTGATTTCACCGGTATATCCTTGATCTACAGTTCCTGGTGAATTTAAAACCATAAGTCCCTGTTTTAAAGCAAGACCGCTTTTAGACCTAACCTGAATTTCGTAGTTTTCAGGAATATCCAAACGTAAACCAGTTGGAACTAAAGCTCTACCAAAAGGTTCAATATAGATTTCTTCAGTTGAATGTAAGTCAAAACCAGAATCTGAAGGGTATGCGTAATTTGGCGTAACAACTTCATCAGTTTCTTTTGAAAACCTTAAATCTATTGTTGGTTGATAAACACCAAGTTCTTTTTCAAGGGTTTCAACATCTATTCCAAATTCATTTAATATTTTATTGTAATCAATATCTGCGATTGAATCGTCAAACAAATTTTCTATATTATCACTCATTCTAAACTTTTTAATTTCATTATTGCTTCAATTAAAACATCCACATCTTTTTCACAATATTCTGTGATTTCTTTCATTTTTTGTTCTTCCCAATATGCTTTGTGTACTGAATCTCCAGTTATTTCACCATCCTTTGGTGTTGGTATATCTAAACAAGAACATAATAAATCTAATGAACCAATTGATGTGTAAGAACCATATTGCCAAATTTCTTTTGTATCAATTGCTTTTATTTCCCAAGGTTTTGTATCATAAGATGGTAAAATTTTTGAAGGACGAATCCCATTTATAATCATTCGTTTTGCTGTCATTGGGATGTCAAAATTTTTTAAATTATGTCCACAAAGATAGAATCCAAGTTTTTCACATCTATCAAGTAATGTTCTTACTTCTTTTAATAATTTTTTTTCATCTTCACCAGAAAAAGATTGTTTTTTTGTTTCGCCATTTTCTAAAACAAATGCAACTGATACACAAACAATTTTTGCAAACTCTGGTACAAGAGCTGCTCGTTTTTTAAAAACTTCATCTTTTGATAATCCCAAATCTTCTGGAAATCGTTTTAAAAACCAATCAAAATATTTATCAAATTGATTTGCAATTTCTGGACTAAACTTTTGACAAGATTCATAATCCGGACAACCACCAACGGTTTCAATATCCAAGAATAATATTTTTGTTATAGGTATGTTTATCATTTTATTTAATTAAAGATTTGTAAAATTGTGCTCTTGTTTCTGTCACTCGGTTTAAATCATATTTGTCTTTAACTGTTTCATATAGTCTTTCACCAAGATCTGTAATCATATTTGGGTTTTCAACTAACTTTTTAATATTTTTTGCCCAATCACTATGATTATTATTTTCATTTACAAGTAATGCGTTTCCATCTGTAAATTGTCCATTTTTAAGTGCATGTTTTAAATCAATAGTATATGGACCAACATTAGAAGCAATTAAAGCTTTTTTATAAAAACCAGCTTCAATAACTTTAAGTTGAGACTTCATTCTGTTAAAAATATGGTTTTTAATTGGTGCTAAAGAAATATCAAATTTAGAATAGTTTTTTGCATAACTTGTAACTGGTCTTGTCCAAACCCTTACATAGTTCTCATCTAAAACACCAGGATAATCATTTTCTGTAAATGTATCTAAATAATCTTTATATTTTGGTGTTATAATTTTATAGTTGTCCGTAAAAATTTGTTCGTATTTAACCCAAACAGTTTCTTCTGGTTTTATTGATCTTTGTGTTTTTTGTCCTGTTTGTTGGTTAATTTCTGTTACAGTACCACGAATATCAAAACCACAAACGTAATATTGTAACTTGTCTTGAATCGTTGATAGTTTTGAAACCATACCATTTAAAAGTTGTAAATCGTGTAGGTGTGAAGAACCACCTAACCAACCAATTCTAATTTTATCAGACTTTGGTGTTTGTTCATTAAATTGCGGGTCAGCTGGGTCAACAGCATTTGGTAATACAATAACATTTTTGTTGAACTTTCTAATTTCATTTGCAAATAATTCTGTGGTTGTAATAACATAATCAGAAACTTTTAAATTTGCAATAATTTTTTCGTGTAATTTATTTTGAATTATTAATTGATGTATTGGGTGTTCTTTTGTTGGTAACCAATAATCATCAATGTCTGCAATAACAATAATACCCAATGACCTTAACATTTTAATAATGTTTGTACAATTATCGTAATCGGTACCAATACTTCTATGGAAATGAACAATTTGATATTTTTTCCAGTAATTTATATCATTTATTTTTGGTTCGTAATCTATATCCACATGGAATTCATCTGGATACATATTTTGTAATTTAACGTGGGGGTCAACTGATCGGAATTTACCTCAGCCAACCCCCGACTGGTCACTTGGGAGAACCAATACTCTGATTCTTTCACGACCATTCAAGGGGCTATTTTCTGTCATATTTTTTAATTAGATTATTTATTATGGTTTTATCTGATTTATAATCTGATTCCCAAACCACTTCTAAATTATAACCCTTATTTTTTATTAAGTCAATCTTGTTTTTGTCGTATTCCCACAATTGTTCAGCGGTCATACCTTTTACTTGATGAAAATATTCTTTACTATATTTGTTTGGGTTACAATGCCAATAATCACCATTGTATTCTATTATTAAGTTTAATTGTGGTAAAAAAATATCACAAATTTTTGTATCAATTTTAAAAGAATGAATTACTTCATATCCTAATTTTTTTATTTTATTTAAAATTTGTTTTTCTGTTTTAGATCTTATTACAGATTTAATTTTTCCCAATCTTTTGGTTTCTTTGATTGTTTCAGAAAAAATTTTTCTAACGTGTTCCATTTCGCCATTTTTCCATTTTTTTCTAATCATATCAGCTACCTTTTTCCTATGTTCTGGATTTGCCATAGAATTATTTTTACCAGTCGCTTTACCTATTCTACTTTTAGAAATTTGTTCTTTTGTCTCTTTTGAATGTTTTTTTCCATAAAATGGATTTCTTTCCCCAACCATAACATCACTCAAACATTTTTTACATACAGAATTTTCATTGAGCGCTTTAAAATAGTTTCTACAAGTTGTTGTTGGGTGTGTTGTTGCAACATCAGTTTCTTTTTTACAATTAGGACAAATCCTTTTTGTTATATACTTTTCACCAACCTTTTCAATTTTTAGTGATTTACACCTATCTCGTTTTTTTGTTACATTATTTTTTTTTAAAATTCCAAGAATTACTGGTTTTGACACATTAAATTCTTTTGCCAGCCCTAAAGAACTTTTACCTGACAAATATTCTTTAATTACTAAATCTTCATCTAAATTAATTTTTTTACCCATAACTATTTTTATTTATAAATAGTCCAGTAATATCAAAAGGTAATTTATTAAATATAAAAAAACCTCAACAATTATGTTGAGGTTCGATGATACGCAAAAACTAAATTACTTCTGTATTTTTTTAATATTTGTTACTTTACCTTCAAAAATATGATTACCAACTCTAAATTTAAAAGCTTCGTTAGACCTTGTTGTTGATTCAACAAGTAAACCATTTTCTTTCAACACATCTTCTACAGTTTCTCTAACAATATCTCTAATTTCACTATAATCTATTTTAGTATTTATTTGTTGTGTTTTTTGTTGTGTAACTGGGTTTTGTGTTTGAGTTTGATTTGTCCCCATTAATCTTGATGCTTTTTCAACAAGTTCATCAGATAATGTTGCACTACCATTATAAGATGTTGGTTGTTCAATTGGGTGTTCCAACATAAGTCTTTTTATTTCGTCAGGTAACTTTGAATTTTTGATTCTTTCTTCTGTTGTCCCTTGTGAAACATTATTTTGGATTTTTACTTCACTTTCTAATAAAAATTCTTTTGGAATGTTGTAATTTCCTTGTACTGGTTGGAACTCGTCAACCTGTGGTGTGTTAAAATTTGTTTGTTGTGGTAAACCACCCCTACCGATTTCATTATGTTTTTCCATTATTTTTTTGGAAATCATAAGTTTGTTTATTATATCTTGTTCTGATTTCATACAATTTAAAATACTGCGTTTATTATTACTCTTGTCATACTTTTATCTCCAGCTGGATTATAATTTGGTCTTGGTTCGTCAAAAGTTTCAGTTGTAGGTTTAAAGGTTATAATCTTATCAATTCTAAACATTCTCCAACTCGGTAACGGTTTTTTACCCAGATACGCTCTATGCGAAGAACCTTCCAAATCCCAAGCCCTTAATACTGGATTACCAGCCTTACTATAACCATAACAAACCGGTTCAATAATTCTTAAACCTTTACCACCTGGTTCATCACCATCATAGTAAACAATAACCCGTTGTCGTTTCTTAATAGCATCTACAATTGTATTTATAGACGCTATTTCAACAATAAGATTATTATATACATTGTAAAGTTTCATTAAGCCGTTGGAGTGGTGTATGGTTTGTCTTTTTGATATTCATTAATCTTTATTTCGTTAATCCTTTCAAAAATGTCGGTAGACGAACCACCATTAGCGGTATCCAAAAAAGTTCCTGTACCTTTTCCAAATTCATCACCATCAGATATTGCATCTTTATTTGTTGCTGAATATGAATTTGTTGGTTTATAGTCATTTTTTGGGATTAATTTTTTTCTTTGATCTTCACCAATCATACCAAGATCATTCATTGGTTGACTAAAATCTAATCTTTCACTTGTTGCCATTAGAGTAATTTTTTCATTATTTCGTTTATCCTTTTAAGGTTTTCTGTTATTTTAATATCATCTTGGAACTTACTATGTTCTTTTGATGGTCTATTCATATCTGCTAACCAACCCATATCATCAACTAATTTATTATCAATTGGTTCTGGATGATAGTCTTGCCTTATTTGTTTTGACATTTGATCCCCATTTCTAATTGAGTCAAGTGTTCTGTCAACCCAACTTTTCATATAGTCAGCACCATTTAATATGTATGGAGCATCTTTTCCGTCACCACTATAATTATCAAACCAATTTTTTATTCTACCAAGTTGTTGATAAGTTACATAACCCGTGTTTCTTAATTCTTGATTTCTATTGTGCCCTTCTGTGTTTGCATCAGAGTTACTAACGTGGTTAAAACAAGTTTCAAGATATTCAGTTATTTCTTTTGGTAACTGGATTGTTTTTCCGTATAAATCTTTATTCACTTTTTTCTAGGTGTTTTATTAATTTATCTAAACTTATTCCTTCTTTATCTGCTAGTTTTTTTATTGATTCTAAATTTCTCATCAAAATTTTATTAATTGGAGAATCGTCTTCGCTATCTTTTGTTTTAATGTCCTTATCCTTTGATTTTTTACTTAAAAGAAGTTCATCAATCATTTGTTTCATTTTTTCTTTCCTCAATTCAACAATTCTTTGTTTTCCTTCTTCGTCTAATTCTGGGTCAAAACCAAAAGACATACATCTTTCATATCTTTCGAACGGGTCTTTGATTTCTAAATTTTTAAAAACACTAATACACCCTTTAAATGTTTTTATATTGTCATCATCAATTTCTTCATACCCATATGCGTCAGAAAAATCTTCTTCATCTAATATATTTTTATTTTTTTTACCTTCACCAAAATAAATTCTAGCTTTAAATGGAAAATTACCACTGGCCATTCTAGTAAGAGTTGCTCTCATATCTTGTGTCCATTGTGTGTGTTGACCCATATCTAAAATTGGAATGTTAGAACTTGACATACTACCGTCAACGTCAACAAATTCTTCAATTTCACCACCTTCTTTTTTAGATTCTTTTTTATATTTTTCTGGAATTTTACTGGTTAACTTTAAACCAACTTTTTCAGCTAATGCGATAATAAATGGTGTTGCAATAGTAGAACCAGGTACAACTTGAAAAACAACAATTGGTAAAATTTTTAATAAATCTTTAGATTGTGATTTTATAAATGTAACATCATCATCATCTAAATTTAAATCACCTTCTTTAATGTATGAGTTTAAAGACTTAGCAATTATTTTAGCCAAAAGTTTTGTTTCGCCTACTTCTTTTTTTGCATCACCCAACAATTTTTTAAAAGCATTTTTAATTGATGATGCAGTAAATGTTTTGTCACTTTTAAGAATATTGCCAACAATATTTTTAACTTTTTTTTCTTGTGTTTTCGGTATATCGATTTTTTCATCTTTTTCCTTGGCTTCATTTAATGTGTTAGAAACCGAATAATACAATGAAATTTTACTTCCTTTATCTTTCAAAAAGAAATAGTAAGGTTTTTTAAAATATTCTTTATCTAACTCAATCATAAAACAGTTTTAATATAAATACTTTGACTTGTTGTATTTATTAATAAAAAAGATGTCCCAACAGAATATTAATCAATATGTTTATAAAAAAATCAATATAGATTTAGTATCTGATAGTATGGATATGTCCTTAGCTTCGGACGAAAGAGACTATAAAGAAGAGGTTATTTTTTCACCATATATTATTGCACAAACATATGGTAATAAACTTCCTTTTTATTTTGATATAAACGACACCCTAACAGCGCAAAAACTTAATTTAAAATATAAAAATTACAATAAAAATAATATTTTTGTTTCACAAAATTATTATAATCCAGAAAATTCAAATTTTTGTTTATTAACAGCCTCAACATCTTGTGATATTGGTTTTACTGGAATTGATAACGGATTAGTTGATACAATGAGCGGTCAAACAATATATTTTACAAATGGTATCTTTGAAGATAGCGTTAAGTTTAATCGAATGTATTATGATAGAAGATTAAAATTATTTCAAGTTACAGGACACACAACAAATTTAAATAGGTTTGAAGCTTTTAGTGCTCAAACATTATACGAAGTAATAAGTAAGACTGGAATAACAGAAGGTGTTTACCACGAATTATATGGTGGGTTCTATCAAGGTTTTTATAAATTATTTGGTTTTGATTATGATATTTTTCCAGAAAGAATGAATAAAGGTTGGAGCATTGAATTACTTTTGAAACCGAGATTATGTGACGAATTTATTCCTAATTCTGGTGAAACCACATTAAACGAATTATACCCAAATAATAAAAACACTTTTTTTTATTGGGGGACCAGAGCTGAAAATAAGTTTTACCACTATGCCGATGGGACACCAAGATGTTTTACTGGTTATACAAGAGTTACAACACCACTTGCTAATTGTTTACAGACTTGTGCTTGTTGTAATTTAAATATTACAAATAGTAGGTGTATATATCTTTATCCACCACGTTCGTTAAATGGTATTCACGACCCACATATAAATTATGGTTGTGGTACTTGTAAAGGTAATCCTATGAGTGCGGTAACTTGTGGATGTGGTTGTAATCAATTTGCTTGTGAAACTTGTGGTTGGGAATGTCAGACACATTATTGTGGTGATGTAATACAACCAACACCCACACCTACACCACTTCCTAGTCCAACACCAAGTTGTGATACACCACTGCCAGAATGCACACCAACTTGTACTACTTGTGAAAAGTGTGTTGATTGTTTAGATTGTCCAACATCTGGGTTTACTTCAGTAGAAGATACTTGTGAAAAAAATCCGTTATTTGATTCGATGTCCAATAACATTTCATTCAAATTATCTGGTGACCCACAAAATCCAGGAATTGGTATTAAAGTTTTAAGATTTACTGGTGAATGTATGACAACTGGAAATACAATTACTGGTACTGGAACTACTTTTGTTACTGGTTACACAATACAAGAATGGTGTACACCACCAATATATTCTTATTGTGAACAACAAAATCCAGCTTTTATAGAACAAGAACATTGGTTTTTATTAGATGTTATTTGGAAACGAAATACAAATTTAGATAATTGTGATTTGTGGTGGTACGGTGGTTTAGGTGATATAACAAAGAAATTTTATTTAGAAAGTTTAGCAAATAATACATTTAGTTTAATTAGTCCACCATATTCAAATGATAAAAAAGATGCGGAACAAATAGAACTCGTAAATTTAAATGATACTTGGGTTTTAGATGAAAAATATAGAAAAGGTAAACTTTTAATATATGTGAATGGAAAATTAATTTATACAATAAAAGATTTCGAAGAAATTATACCAAGAGCTTTATCAACAGATAAAGAAAAACAAATTGGTGTTCCTTTTAATATTTCTTGGGGTGGTGGAACACAAGGACTTCACGAAAATTTAGTTCCATCAACTTGTGAAAATTTAAGTAGTGATTTTATTCAGGACCCTGAATTATTCCCAACATCTGTTTTATCTGGCACATCATTGTCTGGTCTTACAACAAATATATTATTGGAAAAAGAATTTGGTGGAACATTTGAAGGTGCTATTTCACAATTCAGAATGTATGTCCAACCACTCGATTCATCAGAAGTAAGACATAACTTTAATATATTAAAAGATAAATTCAGATTATTTAATCCTTTCTGTCCAGATTGTGATACAGAAATTTGTTTAACAAATGATTTTACATACACAATAAGTGGTGAAACTGAAACACCACCATTAAGTTCAACAACAATCCCATTTGAATTAGGTAGAATCTATGTTGAAGATAAAAGAGATTTAAATTATTTAATAAAAAATAATCAAAGTGTAATTAAATCGATTTCATCAAAACCACAAATATTAACACAAAGATTTTGGGATGCAAATGGTTGGTGGGGAAATCAAGGTAGCCTACCACAATGTGTTGGGTATTCTTGGGCCCATTGGTTAGAAGATGGTCCGGTACAACAATCTGGAATACCGCCAGTTGTAAAACCAAGTACAATTTATTTTAACGCACAAAAATTAGACCAATGGCCTGGTGAAAATTATAATGGTACTTCAGTTAGGGGTGGTGTAAAATATTTACAACAAATTGGTAAAGTAAAATCTTATTATTGGGCATTTGATTTACCAACACTTGTAAATACAGTTTTAAAAGTTGGTCCAGTCGTAGTTGGTACAAACTGGTACAATGGAATGTTTTACCCAAATAAGTCTGGAAACATAAAATTAACTGGTAAATTTGTTGGTGGACATGCTTATCTTATAAATGGTGTTGATTTAACAAAAAAAGTTTTTAGAATAAAAAATAGTTGGGGAAAATCTTGGGGAATTGGTGGTCATGCGTATATATCATTTAATGATATGACAAGACTTATCAGAGAAAATGGGGAAATTTGTCTTGCAACAGAAATTGGTTCTTGATTTTTTTTATACAAAAATCGATACTTTGTATAATTCCTAATATTTATTAAATAGATAAAATAAACAGAAAAAAAATAAATAATGCCAAATTACGTTATTATTACAGATCCAGTAGGTGGATTAACAACAACAGTTAGAAGTGGACAAACAAATTCTGCTTCAGCTCTTTATTCTACCGTTTCTGGGGGTAGGGGGAATACAGCAAAAAAAGAATATTCTACAGTAGCCGGTGGTAGAGGAAATACAGCAAACGGTAATTATTCTACCATAAATGGTGGTTACTTAAATCGTACTAACGGATTACTAAGTAATATTGGTGGTGGGTGTAATAACTTTGCAAATGGAAAATCTTCAGTTGTTAATGCAGGTGCGTTTAACACAGCACAATCAGATTATACAATTGTTGGTGGTGGTTATTATAACACAGCACTAAATTTAAAATCTAATGTTCTTGGTGGTGACCATAACACAGCAATGTCCGGTTCAACAATTGTTGGTGGGGATAATAACATTGCAAGAGGTGTAAATTCTTTTGTTGGTAATGGTCAAGAAAATAAAGTTAGTGGTAATTATTCCGGAACAATTGGTGGAAATTCAAACGTATTAACTGGTGCAAGATCAGTAATACTTGGTGGTGCTGGTTTAACAGGTACATCCGCAGACACCGTTTATGTTCCTAAATTTAACATTAAAAATGTTGGAGCAACGGCATCTATTAATAATTTAGGTATTGATGTTCAAGGCAATGTTGTGATTGGTAGTGACAATGATATATTTTTAAGTGCTTCAACATTAGATAATGTTACTGGTATTTTAACATTAATTAATAGTAATGGTAGTAACGTAGTACAATCTGGTTTTGTTACAGAAGATAATTACGTAACTGGTGGTACATTTAACTATAATGCCGGTGGACTCACTTTAGAAATGAAAAACGGAACAAATGTTTCAATTTCTGGATTACAAGATAAGTATTTTACTGGTGTAACATTTGACACAAATAATTTTGATTTAACTATTGGAAGAAACGATGGGTTTACAGATACAATTAATCTTGGTGTTTTAGCTACTGACTTAGGTTTAACTGGTGGAACTTACAATGCTAACACTGGCGTTGTAACATTTATAAATACATCTGGAAATACAGTTCAAATTTCTGGATTTACAACTGGATACACAGACACATATTTAACTGGTGGTACATTTACTGCTGGTGATTTAACTTTAACAAATACAGATGGCTCAACAGTTCTTGTAACTGGATTCACATCTATTGATACTTATGTTACCGGTGGTACATACGATAATTCAACAGGTACTGCAACATTTGAAGATAACCAAGGTGGTTCTTTTGTTGTCACAGGATTTACAACTGGTGCAACAGATTATTTTACAACTGGGTTTACATTTGACCAAGGTACTTACGACTTAACAGTTGAATTAAACAATTATAGTGCATACACAGTTAATTTAGGTATTTTAGCCGGTGATTTAAGAGTGACTGGTGGTACATATGATTTAAATTCTGGTACCGCAACATTTACAAATAATTCTGGTGGTACATTTAGTGTAACTGGTTTCTTAACTGGATATACCGATACTTACGTTACTGGTGGTTTTTACACCCCATCAACGTCAACACTTACAATCCAACAACAAAATGGTATCGTTGATATAACTGGAATTGAAGATGCTGTAATAGTACAAGGTGGTGGTGTTTCATCTACGGTTAGAAAAAATACAGCAAACAATGCCAATAATCAATATACTACAGTTTTTGGTTATAATAATAATGCTAATGGTTACGCAAGTACAATTGGTGGTGGTGTTCTAAACCAAGCAAATAGTAATAGTGATGTTGTTGCCGGTGGTTATGTTAATAAAGCTAGTGGTGGTTATTCATTTGTTGGTGGTGGTTTTGCTAACAACAACTTTGGATATATGGGTGTAATAAATGGTGGTGCAAACAATTCTATAAGTGGTAATAGTTATTGGTCAACAGTCAATGGTGGTTGTAATAATAAAACATTTAGTAGTTACACTGTTATAGGTGGTGGTAGAACAAATGTAACTTGTAATTTGGGTGATACTGTTGCTGGTGGTTGTTGTAATACTGGTTGTGGTGGAAGTATCGCAATTGGTGGTGGATTTGGAAATAAAGCATATGGTTTTGCTTCGGTAATTGGTGGTGGATATTGTAATGAAACATATAATTTACAATCATCAGTAGGTGGTGGTTTACATAACACAGCGTTTGGTTTTAGATCAAATGTGGGTGGTGGTTCATTTAATACATCATATGGCACAAACAACACAATAAGTGGTGGATATAAAAATACCGCATCTGGTTATAGATCAACAATTGCTGGTGGTAGATGTAACACAGCGCTTAATTTTGAATCTTCGGTACTTGGTGGTGTAAAAAACACGGCAATAGGAAATAGTTCAGCTATCACGGGTGGTGGAGAAAATATAGCAGAAGGTTTATGTTCTATGATTCTTGGTGGATACCAAAACGTTGTAACAGGAAATAGATCAGCTGTAATTGGTGGACAAAATATTACTGGTACAACAAACGACACAATTTATGTTCCACAATTAAATATCCAAACAGTTGGTGTAACAACACCAGTTTCAAATTTAGGTGTTGATGCGTCTGGTAATGTTGTTTCAGTAGCTTCTCAAACAGATTACTTTTTAACTGGATTAACATTTGACAATGGAACATTTGATTTAACAGCGTCTGTTAATGATGGTAACGATTACACAGTAAGTTTAGCAATACTTTCTTCAGATATGACAGTAACTGGAGGTACTTATGATAATTCTACTGGTATTGCAACATTTACAACAAATTCTGGAAATACATTTAATGTTTCTGGTTTCTTAACTGGATATACCGATATAGTACTTACTGGTGCTAGCCTTTCAAATGGCGAACTTACATTATCAAATAGTGATGGATCACAAGTTTTTGTAACTGGATTTACAGATTACTTTGTTACTGGAAGTACCTTAACATCAGGAAATGATGATACAAATGTACAAACATCAACTTTAGAATATAATTTAACCCCGGCTGGTGGTCCATATACAATTGTAACTGAAAATACATTTGTAACTGGTGGTACATATGATAATGTACTTTCACAAATTACATTCGATAGAAATGATGGAAATTCATTCAATGTTGATTTAGCAACATTAATTGATGGTGATAAATATTTAACTGGCGGTACTTATAACCCAACAACTGGTGAATTAGTGTTATCACAGTCAAATGGTGCTACTGATGTAAGTATTCTTGGGTTCCAAACACAAAATACTTTTGTAACTGGTGGGACATATTCAAATGGAACTTTAGTTCTTGGTCAAAACAATGGTACAAATGTTAGTGTACCTGGTTTCCAAAATAACGATTTCTTTGTTACTGGTGGTACATATAATAACGCAAATGGTTTAATTACATTAAATAGACAAAATGGTGTTGCAACAGTTAGTGGTTTACCAGCAGGACTAACCTCTGGAATTGGATTACCTATTATTATTCCAGGTACTGGACTAAATTCAACATTAAGATGTGGAATTGGTACTAGTGCAACTAACCAATGGTCCGTTTCTTTTGGAGCAAGTAGTATTTCTTCAGGGGTTGGTTCAGTAGTTGGTGGGGGCGCCTCAAATGTTGCTAACGCTAGTTGGGGTACCGTTGCTGGTGGTGTTAATAATAGGGGGTGGGGTGTCGGTAATGTTATTGGTGGTGGTCAAAGTAATACAACTTGTAGTTGTTACTCAACAGTAAGTGGTGGATATTATAATACAGCATCAGAACCGTTTAGTACAATTGGCGGTGGTAATTGTAACGAAATTGCTACTATAAATAGTTGTTTCACAACAATCGGTGGTGGTCAATTCAACCGTATAGCATCTTGTTATGGTACAATTGGCGGTGGTAATTGTAATACAATCCATTTGAGTGTTGCTTGGTCAACAATCAACGGAGGTTGTTCGAATAATATATGTGGAACCGCAAACTATTCATCTGCTGTTGGTAGATCAAACATTAGCTCTTTACAAGATACACACGTTTTAGGTTGTGGTATAACAACAAACAGAAGTCTTACGACATTTGTTAACAATTTATCAATTATGAGTATACCAGTTAGTGCTTCTGGATTACCATCTGGTGCTGTTTGGAAAGACACCGCAAATAATAATGTTTTAAAAATTGTATAAAATATAAAAATTAAAACCCCCATTTAATAGTGGGGGTTTGGACATAAATCAAAAATAAAAAATATGGCTTACGTTATAATTGATGACCCAATAGGTGGGATAAATTCTACAGTTAGATGTGATAATAACAATGAGGCTAGATGTAACTATTCTACAGTGTTAGGTGGTTATTCTAATACTGCCGATAAAAATTACGGAACAATTGTTGGTGGTTATTGTAATACAACAACTGGTTGTATGGGGGTGATTACTGGTGGTAAATGTAATACGTCAACTGGAAATTATTCTTTCATTGGTGGTGGTTATTGTAATACAAACAATGGAACATTTGGTTCAATCACTGGTGGTTATAAAAACACAAATATTGTAAACTCATCTTCAGCATTCATTGGTGGTGGTGAATTAAACACAACAAATGGTGATCTTTCAGTTGTTGTTGGCGGTTGTAAAAATACAACATCAGATAATTGTACATTTATTGGTGGTGGTTATTTAAATGTTGCATCGCAAAATTATGCTTCAGTTGTTGCTGGTTGTCGTAACACTTCTTCTGGTAAATATTCCACAATTAGTGGTGGTGAAAAAAATACTTCTTCAGGTTATAATGTAACAATTGGTGGAGGATTTTTTAACATAGCCTTGAATGATTGTTCAACAATTGGTGGTGGTACACAGAATTCAGCGTACGGTGATTTTTCAGTAATAGCTGGCGGTAGATACAACACAGCTGCCGAATTGAATTCAACCATTGGCGGTGGTAATTCCAACATTGCAAATTGTACTATTACTGTAGTTGGTGGTGGAGAATTTAATACTGCCGATTCTTGTGGTAGCGCAATTCTTGGTGGTTGTTGTAACACATCTGATGCAAACTATTCTGTTGTTGTTGGTGGATGTAATAATGTAAACTTAGCTTCATGTTCTTTCATTGGTGGTGGTTATTGTAATAGCTCCTTTTCGAATACATCAGTAGTTGTTGGTGGTTCGCAAAACAAAAATTATGGAGCGTTCGCATCAATAGTTGGTGGTTCATTCAATAAAACATATTTTGATGGTTCTAATATTGCCGGTGGACAATGCAATACCGCAATTGGTTTTAATAGTAATATTTCTGGTGGTTTTGGAAATACGGTTTCTGGTTATTGTTCAGGAATTGTTGGTGGGGCTAATAACATAGTTGTTGGTGATTGTTCGGTTGCTTTTTCTAATAGTTCGAATTTACAAGCAGATAGAAGTGTAATTTTGGGTGGACAAAATATTACTGGAACAACAGATGATACAGTCTATGTTCCTTATTTGAATATTCAAAACGTAACAACTGGAACTTCAATTTCTAATTTGGGTATTGATTCATCTGGTAATGTAATTTTTGGTCAAGATTTGACTGGGTCGACATTGATATATGAAGTAGGAACTGGTACAGACTCGACACAAAGAATTGGGGTTTCCGCTGAAGCATCTGGGGATTATTCATTAGTTGGTGGAGGTAGTGGAAATACAGCATGTGGGTTTTATTCATTTATTGGTGGTGGCCATTGTAATACATCGGGAGAGTGTGGTGTAATTGGTGGAGGTAGTGGAAACAGATTGATAAGTCAGTATTCATTTATTGGTGGTGGTTTTGAAAATTATATAGGTGGACCATTTTCAACTATTGGTGGTGGTCAATTAAATTGTTCTTTTTCTTGGAATTCGTTTATTGGTGGTGGTAGGATAAACGACGTATGTGGGAATTATTCTTCAGTTGTTGGAGGTCAGGCAAATACAGCAAGTGGATATTATTCCATTATTGGAGGGGGGGCCTTTAATACAACAAATTCTACTTACAGTATAATTGGTGGAGGTTATTTTAATACAACAGAAGGTTCTTATTCAATAATAACTGGTGGTATTTGTAACACAACATTAGACCATTATTCAATTATTGTTGGTGGTTGTTGTAACACATCGGTATCAACAGGATCAACAATTGTTGGTGGTTGTCGTAACACATCGGTTGATACAATATCTTTTATTGGTGGTGGTAGAGAAAATACTGTAAATGGGTCTGGTTCATTTATTGGTGCTGGTAGAGAAAACACAACATTAGTAAATAGGAATGTAATTGTTGGTGGTGGTTTTAATACGGTAAATTGTCTTGATTCTTTTGTTGGTGGTGGTACATACAATAAAACATTATCTTGTCAATCGGTAATTATTGGTGGTTTTTGTAATACAACAACAAATTCTGCTTATAGTATAATTGGCGCTGGTCAACGTAACACAATTAGTGGGTTGACAGTAAATCAAGGTTGGAATGTTATTGCAGCAGGTTGTAATAACACAATAATTGGTGAATTTAGTGGTATATTAGGGGGTTGTGAGAGTAAATTAACACACAATAATTCATTTATTGTTGGTAATAACATTACATCTTGTGCTAACAATACAACACACGTAAATTGTTTAAGTATTATTAATTTACCAAATAGTTCGGTTGGTTTACCTTCTAAATCTGTTTACTATTGTCCAACAGATTTAAATAGAATGTATTTTGTTCCTTAATTAAAATACAAAATAATTTTTTATAATAACCCAAATTCAAAGTTGGGGTTCTTTATTTTTATAAAGTTTTTTTTATTTTTTTTTTATGTTTGTGTCTGTATGTAATAAAGATTATCTCATTGGGTTTGAGGTAATGTTAAAATCTTTAATTGATAATAACCCAAGAGTTGTTAAAGACAATTTACCATTTGTAGTAATAACAAATGATTTAACACAAGAAGATTTGGTAACATCAAGAAAAATTTATAATAATATAGACATAAAAAAATTTGATTCTAAAAAATATTCTGAAATAGAAAAATTAAAAGAACAACAAATGTCTTTTGGTGATTACACCAAGTATGAAATTTTTTCCTTGACTGAATTTGAAAAAATTATATTTTTAGATTCAGATGTCGTTGTTTTAGGAAATATAGATTACCTTATTGATTTTGATGGTGATATTGGTGGTGTTAGAGATTTATATATTGATCAATACAACACTGGTGTTCTTGTAATATCAAAAAAATACTTATCAGAAAAAATTACAAACGATTTAATTCATCTTACAATAATTTATGGCATTACAGAACATCTGGACCAAGACATCATAAATAATTATTTCTATGAAAATATAACCGAAATACCAATTTCGTATAACTATTTGAAAACTTATTCGAAAGAAATTTTTAAAAACACTGGTCTTCCAAAACACATCAAAATTTTACACTACATTGTTAAAAAACCTTGGCAACAAAAACCTTTGGTATATTTGGAAGAAGGAACAATATGGCAAGAAAGATATTGGTTTGAATATTACTCTAAAATTTTAAAATACAAAGATGGTTAAAAGGCATTACGAAAAATCTGAATTGATGAACTACAATGAAAGGGAACCTAATTTAGAAAATTTTGAAGGTAAAGAATTATTATTACATTTTGATTCATTCTGTTTGGGTGATACAATTTGTTTTTCATCTTTAATGGATGCTTTTATGGATTATCATAAACCAAAATATGTTTGGGTTACAACATTTTTTCCACATCTTTTAAAATCAAATAGGTCAGACTATGAATTTACAAATGCAAATCAAAATGGTTTTATTGAAATAGACAAGTTACTTGATATTGGTTATGATAAAAATAATATGTCACATACATTGGGTGGTATGTTTTATGCCGCGAAGGATACAATGCGTTTACCACAAGATACAAAACCAGGTAAATGTCCCGTAATTCCAAAACTGAGAACAATAGACCAAAAAAAAATAACAATAGGTCCAGAAACAATCAAAGAAATTTCACAATGGAAATATAATGGTAATATGGGTTGGCAAGAAGTTGTTGATTCTTTACATAATGGTGGTTATGATGTTTACAACATTTCTTATGAAGATACGATTAATTTAAAAAATGTTATTGGTTTTCACGGCCACAATGATTTAAATGTTGCAATTGACCATATTGTCAACTCAAGATTTTTTGTTGGGTTATCGTCTGGACTTTCTTGGCTTGCCTGGGCCTATGGCGTACCAGTTGTTATGATTTCTAATTTCACGAAAAGTCAAAACGAATTTGATTGTTTTAGAGTTAGAAACCCTTATGTTTGTAATGGATGTTTTAATATGTTTCCTAATATAAAAACAAAATGTCCAATATTTTTGGGGACAGAAAGAGAAAACGAATGTCACACAAAGATTACACCAAGTATGTTGATAGATAAAATCAACGAAGCAATTATCTTTACTAACAAAAATTAAATTTTATAATCATATTATGGGAAAAAAATATTCGATATTTCATTTAGAAGGTGGATTAGGAAAACACGTTCTATCAACGGCAGTTGCAAAATGTATAAAAAATAATCATCCAGATAGGGAATTGATAATTGTTTGTGCTTACCCAGAAATATTTTTAAATTTAGATTTTGTAGATAGGGTATATAGAATTGGTATAACACCTTATTTTTATGATGATTACATTAAAAATAAAGATAGTTTAATTTTTAAACACGAACCATATTTTACAACTGATCATATTCAGAAAAAATTACCATTAATTATGAATTGGTGTAAACTTTTTGGTTTAGAATACAATAATGAAATGCCAATACTATCTTTCAATTTAAGACAACAACAAGTTGCATTTAATAAATGGAAACGTGAAAAACCTATAATGGTTATTCAAACAAATGGTGGTCCACTACAAGAACAACCATTTCCATATTCTTGGACAAGAGACATTCCATTTGATGTTGCACAAAAAATTGTTGACCAATTTTCACAATATTATCATATAATACAAATTTGTAGAGATCAAACAAATGTTTTACAAAATGTTGAAGCACACACAGAACCTATGTCTAATATGGAATTATTTTCGTTACTAGCATATGCTCAAAAAAGATTATTAATTGATTCTTGTTTACAACATGCAGCAGCGGCTATGGGTCTTACATCAACTGTATTATGGATTGGTACATCACCAAAAGTATTCGGTTATCCAATACATACAAATGTTATTGCCGAATTACCAACAACAGTTAAATTACCAGATAGTTACTTATTTGATTATAACTTCAATGGTACTATTCACGAATGTCCTTTATTCGATACAAACATCTTTAATATAAACGAAATAATTGAAACACTAAAAAATTAATTTATGGTACAAAAAATATTTTTCCAAAGCTCACTCCCCAGAGCTGGATCAACATTACTTCAAAATGTCATGGGACAAAATCCTGAATTTTACGTAACGCCAACATCGGGTGTTTTAGAATTGGTTTACGCAGCCAGAGCTAATTACACATCATCTCCAGAATTCAAAGCACAAGACGCTGAATTGATGAAAAATGGATTCTTAAATTTCTGTAATCAAGGAATGTTGGGTTTTTTTAACGGTGTAACAGATAGACCATACATCTTAGATAAAAGTAGGGGTTGGGGTATTCATTATGGTTTTTTAAATTCTTTTTATCCAGAACCTAAAATAATTTGTATGGTTAGAGATTTACGTGGAATTTTTGCTTCTATGGAAAAGAATTTTAGAAAAAGTCAACATATGGATTCTGGTATTGTTAATCACGCACAGATGCAAGGAACAACAACAGAAAAAAGAATTGATATTTGGTCACAGTCTCAACCAGTTGGTTTGGCCGTAGAACGACTTTATCAAGTTTTCAAAGAAGGTATTAATCAAAAAATGTTATTTGTAAAATTCGAAGATTTTACTTCGAACCCAAAAAAAGAAATGGAAAGAATTTATAATTATCTTGAATTACCTTATTTTGAACACGATTTTAATAATGTAGAACAAATAACTGTTGAAGATGACTCTGTTTATGGAATTTATGGTGACCACACAATTAAATCTAAAATACAACCATTAAAACTTGATTATAAAGAAGTTTTAGGAACACCGGCTTGTAACTGGATAAAACAAAAACATCAATGGTTTTACGATCAATTCGGTTATTTTTGATTATGAAAGAAAAAAAGATTTATTGGTTTACAGGACAACCAGGTGCTGGTAAGACTGTTTTGGCAACAATGTTAAAAACAATTTTAGAAAAAGAATATGGAAATAAAGTATTCCATATTGATGGTGATGAATTAAGAAGACTTTTTAATAACCAAAAATACGGTAGAAAAGGTCGCGAAGAAAATATAAAAAGAGCACAAGACATTGCAAAATTCTTATTAGTTCAAGGATATGATGTGATTGTAAGCTTGGTTGCACCTTACAAAGAACTAAGAGAAAGTTTTAAATATGACTTACAAAATTTATTGGTTGAATTTTATGTTCACACAACAGACATACGTGGTAGAGAACATTATCACACGGATGAATATGAAAAACCATTAGAAAAATTTATAGACCTTGATACAACTGGTGTTGACCCACAAATAACATTAAATGAAATTATTAAACATATATGAATTGGGAAAGAAAAAATTATGGTGGAAGAGCAACAGATAATGAAAGTAAAAAATATGCAATTTTTATAGGCCGCTTCCAACCGTATCATTATGGACATATCGAACTTATTCAACAAAAATTAAAAAATGGAAGTCCAGTTTTAATTATGGTTAGGGATATTGAACCAGATGAAAAAAATCCTTTTACAACTGAACAGACGGTTTCTATGATTAAAAAATATCACCAGTCAAAAAATGACGACGTTAAAGTTATTGTTATTCCAGATATTGAGTCTGTTAATTTTGGTAGAGGTGTTGGATATGAAATTAATGAGTTCATTCCACCAAAAGATATTGGTGGTATTTCCGCAACAGGAATTAGAAATTCAATAAAAAATGATGACGATTATTGGAAAAAAATGGTTGATATTTCAATACAAGAAGATGTTTTAAACTATCTAACAAATGAAAACACAGAACAAAACATATCAAATTAGATATAATACCGTATCAAAAAATGATACAGAAAGATGGAGATTACTTGAAAACGGAAATGAAATCTTGGTTTCAGATATTATAATTGACGGACACACTCAAACAACAAAAGACTGGATGCCAGAAATAAATGATTATAAATGGCATATTAGTTGTGTTGGTAATTGTGTTGTAAAAAATAATACTGCATACATTACAACAATAAAAGAAGATTCGGTTGTCATTAGACACATACTAAAAACTTTAACGTATCGTTTTTTTGCAACACTGACAACAATAGCTACGGCATTATTTCTTGGTGCTTCATTAGAAGTTTCTTCTTTAATTGGTTTGGGTGAATTATTAATTAAACCCTTTATCTATTTTCTACACGAAAGAGCTTGGTATAAATTAATTAAAATCAAAAAATAAATCTTTTTCATTGTATTTATAAAAAATACGATGAGTCAAATTATAACAATACAAAGTGTAAATTTTAGTGGTGAACCAGCCCAAATCTTATTTAAACCAGATAATAGTAATATTACTATAAATATAGGTTTAGTTACAGTTCCATATACATTTCAACCTGATTTATTAACACCGCCACAAGAAATTTATGGAACATATACAATATCGACAGATGGTGGTAATTGTACAAACTTTTTAGATGTACCAAGACCTACACCTAAAAATACTCCTATAGGAACAAAAACTGTAACCCACACCAAAATTAAGTCTAATGAGTTATTAATATGTCACACGAGATAACAATATCTGGAACAACTGGAACACCCCCATATGATGTCTATGTATGTGATATTACAAATACATATTGTTATCTAGTATCTGGTGGTACATACATTTCTACATACACATTTGAAGTTCCACAACCTCTAAATAATGTTGATTCATTAGTTGTAAAACTTATAGATTCAAACGGTTGTGAATTATTTAATTTTTATGAGTGTTAGTTATTTTTAACTAACTATGACAATATTTGTGCAAATAGCATCTTACAGGGACCCACAACTTATACCAACAATTAAAGATATGTTGGATAAGGCAAAATATCCAGAAAATTTGAAATTAGGAATTGCAAGACAATATCATCCGAAAGATAGTTTTGATGATTTATCAGAATATAAAGATGATAATAGATTTAGAATTTTGAATATTATTTATACAGCATCCACCGGTGTCTGTTGGGCTCGTAACCAAGTACAACAATTATATAGTGGTGAAACTTATACATTACAGATTGATTCCCATATGCGTTTTGAAAAAGATTGGGATGTTAGTCTAATTTATATGTTGAAGGAATTACAAAAAGACGGATATAAAAAACCATTACTCACAGGTTACGTTTCGTCTTTTGACCCTGACAATGACCCACAAGGTAGAGTTAGAGACCCTTGGAGAATGGTATTTGATAGATTCACACCAGAAGGTGTTGTTTTCTTTTTACCAGAAATAATACCAGAATGGAAAGAACTAAAAAAACCAATTCCATCAAGATTTTATTCCGGCCATTTTTGTTTTACATTGGGTAAATTTTCAGTTGAGGTTCAACACGACCCAGAATATTATTTTCACGGGGAAGAAATTTCAATTGCTGTCAGAGCATACACACACGGATATGATTTATTTCACCCAAATAGAATTGTTATTTGGCATGAATATACAAGAAAGAATAGAACAAAACAATGGGATGATGATAGTGTATGGTATAAGAAAAATGAAAGTTCACATTCGAAAAATAGAAAAGTATTAGGTGTTGATGGTGAAAAATTTGAAGGAAAATTAAAATATGGTTTTGGAAAAGAAAGAACAATACGTGATTACGAAAAATATGCTGGTATTCTTTTCGAAAAAAGATCTGTACAACAATATACAGTAGATAGAAACTATCCACCAAACCCTTATGATTATAAAAACGAAGATGAATGGAAAGGGAGTTTTTTAAGAATATTCAAACATTGTATTGATGTTCCATTAGATAAAATCCCAGAAAAAGATTATGACTTTTTAGTTGTTGCTTTTCATAATGATAGGAATGAAACAATATATCGTTCAGACGCTCAAGAAGATGAAATACAAAAAATAAAAAATGATACCGATGGTTACGGAAAAATATGGAGGGAATTTAACGCAAAAGAAAAACCAAAATATTGGGTTGTATGGCCACATTCGAAATCAAAAGGTTGGTGTGATAGGTTAGTTGGTAATTTATGATAACACTTGTAACTGGTTTATGGGATATTGGTAGAAGTAATCTTAATGAAGGATGGAATAGGTCTTTTGAATATTATTTAGAAAAATTCAAAGAACTTTTAGAAATAGATTGTAACTTAATTGTTTTTGGTGATAATAAATTAAAAGAATTTGTATTCAAATATAGAAAAACACATAATACAGAATTTATTAATAGGGATTTATCTTGGTTTAGAAATAACGAATACTTTGATAAAATTCAAAAAATAAGAACAAATCCCAATTGGTATAATATTTCTGGGTGGTTAAAAGAATCAACACAAGCAAGATTAGAATATTACAATCCACTTGTGATGTCCAAAATGTTTTTATTACATGACGCTTCATTACTTGACCCTTTTAATTCTGAAAAACTTTACTGGATTGACGCTGGATTAACTAACACGGTTAATGTTGGGTATTTTACTCGTGACAATGTTTTGAACAAAATGAAAAATTTATTTGATAAATTTATGTTTATTGTATTTCCTTATAATGCTGAAAATGAAGTTCACGGATTTGATTATAAAAAAATGTGTGACTATACGAAAATGAAAACAGAATTTGTATCGAGGGGTGGATTTTTTGGTGGTACAAAAGAAAAAATTGCCGACTTAAATGTTTTATATTATCAATTATTAATAGACACATTGAACAAGAATTTAATGGGGACCGAAGAAAGTATTTTTACAATAATGACTTATCTTTATCCATCTATGATTGATTATTGTGAAATAGAATCAAATGGTTTGGTGTATAAATTTTTTGAAGACGTAAAAAATAATACAGTTGTAATTAAAAATAAAAAAAACAAAATTATAAAATCAAACACAAAATCTAATGGTGTTGGTTTATATGTTATAAGTTTTAATTCACCATCACAGTTTGAGTCATTAATAAAAAGTATGTTATTTTATGACCCAAATTTTATTAACGGAACAAAGAAGTTTTTATTAAATAACTCAACGGATTTAAACACAACACCGAAATATAATGAACTTTGTTTAAGATATGGTTTTGAACATATTAAAAAAGATAATATTGGTATAACTGGTGGGAGACAATTTATTTCCGAACATTTCAACAAAGAAGAAGACTTGGGTTATTATTTTTTCTTTGAAGATGATATGGGATTTGTGAATAAAAATTCTGGTGTTTGTAAAAATGGATTTAACCGATATGTGGAAAACCTTTTTTCAAAAACATTAAATATATTAAAGACAGAAGAGTTTGATTTTCTCAAAATGAACTTTACAGAATTTTTTGGTTCACACCAAACACAATGGTCCTGGTATAATGTACCACAAGAATTTAGACAAAACTATTGGCCAAAAAAACCTAACTTGCCAGTCCAAGGTTATGACCCAGAAGCACCTTGTTTAGAATTTAAAAATATAAAGTCATATAATGGTCTACCATACGCTAGTGGTCAAATATATCTTTCTAATTGGCCAATTCTTATGTCAAAGGAAGGAAATTACAAATGTTATTTGAAAAATAGATTTGATTTTCCATATGAACAAACCCTAATGTCCTATAATTTTCAAGAAACTATTAAAGGTAATATAAAACCTGGACTATTACTTATTACACCAACAGAACACAACCGTTTTGATTTTTATGATGCTGAATTAAGAAAAGAATGTTGATTGGTATATTTATAGTAAAAACTATAAATGGAATTCTTTATTAAGAAAAATGCAACCCTTCCTTTATTAAAAATGCAAGTTGTCAAAGACGGCAGAAGTGATTTTAATAGAATGATGAGTCTTATTGAAGAATCTGCGATATTCTTTTCAATGGTTGATGTTGATACTGGGATACCAAAGATTATCACAAGACCAGCAGGATTTGTCGCAAAAGAAATGTTGGACCCAAATGCCGAACCAGAATATTATGTTTATTATCAGTTTTCAAATACAGATACAAGAAAGGTTGGTAGGTATGAAGGACAATTTTTATTCAGAAATGATGATGGTGTTTTGATACTACCTTTGAGAGATAAGTTATATATTGATGTACAAGAAAGTTTTATTGGTGATTCATTAGAATATAACAATTGTTATGTTAGTGAATTTCCTTGTTGTAATACAAGCCCAGTTATTACTTCAACCACAACAACAATATGTTATATACCACCAAGTCCATTACCAGAAACATTTTATATACTAACAGAAAACGGTAATGTTCTGTATACAGAAAACAATGATAAAATAATTTATTAAAAGTAAAGAATTTATAAAAATAAAACTATTTATAAAATAAAAAAAAATGGCAGATAAAAGAATTTCGGAATTACCATACTTAGGTAATTCAGGTTATACAACGAGCGACATTATTCCAATTGTAAATTACTTGGTTAGTGTAACTGGTGAAACAAAACACACACCAATTAGTCAATTCAAAAACTATATATTGAGTGGTTTTTCAGATAATTTTATTACTGGAGGAACATATTCTAATGGTACAATCACACTTGATAGACAAAATGGTTCTGTATCAATTAGTGGACTATATACAGGTGGTACAGATTTTTATGTCACTGGAGGAACATATTCTAATGGTACAATCACACTTGATAGACAAAATGGTTCTGTATCAATTAGTGGACTATATACAGGTGGTACAGATTTTTTTGTTACTGGAGGAACATATGATAATACAACTGGTACACTAACATTAGAAGATAATAACGGAACGTCATTTGGTATTACAGGATTTACAACTGGTGGAACACCAACACTACAACAAGTATTAGATTTCAATCACGACCTTATAGATGGAAACAATTTTCAAGGAACAAACGCAGGATTTGGAAATTCAGGAATAAATGTAATTGCACTTGGAACAGATTCAGCCTATTATAACACAGGAGTTAGGGTGATTGCATTGGGAACAAATTCAGCAAGATACAACAAAGGAGATGATGTAACAGCATCGGGTTATCAATCAGCTTTTTTTAATACAGGAAATACTTTGACCGCATTGGGAAATTATTCAGCATATTTCAACACAGGATATAATGTAACCGCAACGGGTTATCGTTCAGCCTATTACAACATCGGAGATAGTGTAACCGCATTGGGTGGAGATTCGGCTTTTTGTAACAAAGGAGCTTGTGTAACCGCATTGGGAATACAGTCAGCCCTTTGCAACACAGGAAATAATCTCACCGCGGTGGGAACTCTATCGGCTCTTTGCAATATAGGATATAATGTAACCGCATCGGGTTATCGTTCAGCCTTTAGGAACTCAGGAACTACTGTAACTGCATTGGGAACAAATTCAGCGTATTGTAACACAGGAAATGGTGTAACCGCATCGGGAATAAATTCAGCGTATTGTAACACAGGAAATAATGTAACCGCATCGGGAAATTATTCAGCATATTCCAACACAGGAAATAATGTAACAGCATTGGGAAGAAGTTCAGCCTTTATGAACTCAGGAAGTACTATAACAGTATTGGGAACAAGTTCAGCGTATTGTAACACAGGAAATGATGTAACCGCATTGGGTAATTGTTCAGCCTTTAGGAACTTAGGAACTACTGTGACCGCATCTGGAAATTATTCAGCTTTTTGCAACAGAGGAAATAGGGTAACCGCATTGGGAATAAATTCAGCATATTGTAACTTAGGAAATGATGTAACCGTATTGGGTTGTAATTCAGCCTTTAGGAACTCAGGAAGTACTGTAACAGCATTGGGAACATGTTCAGTTTTTTGCAACATAGGAAATAATGTAACCGCATTGGGAATAAATTCAGCATATTGTAACTTAGGAAATGATGTAACGGCATTGGGACCAGATTCAGCCTTTAGGAACTCAGGAAGTACTGTTACCGCATTGGGAACAGGTTCAGCCTCTAGTAACTCGGGAAGTTACGTAACCGCATTGGGGATTCAATCGACGTGTTACAACACAGGAAATAATGTAACCGCATTGGGGACCCAATCGGCTAGTTGCAACATAGGAAATTGTATAACCGCATTGGGACAAGGTTCAGCCTCTAGGAACTCAGGAGATGATGTAACCGCATTGGGTTGTAATTCAGCCTTTAGGAACTTAGGAACTACTGTAACCGCATTGGGAATAAATTCAGCATTTTGCAACATAGGAAATGATGTAACGGCATTGGGACCAAATTCAGCAGAATCCAACATAGGAAGTTATGTAACCGCATTGGGAAGAAGTTCAGCCTCTAGTAACTCGGGAAGTTACATAACAGCATTGGGAACAAATTCAGCGTATTCAAACTCAGGAAATGATGTAACCGTATTGGGTTGTAGTTCAGCCTTTAGGAACTCAGGAAGTACTGTAACAGCATTGGGAAATTATTCAGCATATTTCAACACGGGAAATAATGTAACCGCATTGGGACAAGGTTCAGCATTTTGCAACATAGGAAATGATGTAACGGCATTGGGAACAGGTTCAGCCTCTAGTAACTCGGGAAATAATGTAATTTCTTTAGGTATTAACGCAGGTAATGGTAATGGTTTTAGTCCTGCATTTATAGTTGCTAATACAGAATTACCATCTTATTTGAATCATGCAGCAGCAAGTGCTGCAATAACAATAGCAGCAGGTGCGGTAGCAGGCAACACTTATTTTTATTATAACCAAGGTACTGATTCAATAGGAGCTGTAAGACTTTAATAAATAAAAATAAAAAAAACAAAAAAGGAAATTAAATTATTATTTAAGTATGAAGAACCAATCACAATTGGTGAACACAAGGTAATTGCAATTAGACAAGTACCAAGAGGAATTAGATTTAGAACTGAAAACGGTCCAATTCTAAAAGAAGTCGAGTTTAAAGAAACTTGGGCGGAACAAGAATTACACGCTTTGTTATTGAATTGAAAAAATTACCCCCAACTTTAAACTTAGGTTGGGGTTTTTTATTTGACATTATTAGACAATTTAAATATATTTATTGAGGTAAGGTAAATGTCGTTTGATACGACAGCAAATAAACCACTCAAAAAAATATATAATGATTACAGCAGAAGAAATTAAATCGTTTCTAGAAGGAAACGACACAGAAGAACACATTGTGGCAATTGAGTTTGACTATCAAAAAGACCACATTTATAAAATCAAAGAAGTACCAGGAAAAGGAAAATCAATTGCTAGAGATAGTTTAATTGCATTTGCTTGGGTTGGCGATTTAAAAGGTCTTAATTTTTATCAAGGTTCCAAAGCATTACAAAAAGAAGCTATGACCAAGTATGGAATTATCATAGAAAAATTGAGAACAGATGGTAATGAACAATTAGAAAAAGGTCTCACTTTCTTAGTCAAATCACTAAAGGGATATAGAGCTCTTACACAATTTTTTAGAGATGGTGGAATTGATCCTTGGGGTGAAAAAGTAAAAGATAAGTTCTTAATGTTAACACCAACAGAACAATTCCTTATTTCAAAAGAAAAAAGATTATTTAAGGGATTTGAAGATTACAACGATATCACAAGACTTGTATTTGACCTTGAGACGACCTCTTTGGAACCAAAGGATGGTCAAATTTTTATGATTGGAATTAAAACAAATAAAGGTCATAAAAAAGTAATTGAGTGTTCAAATGAAGATGAAGAAAGAAAAGGTATTGTTGAGTTCTTTAAAATTATTGACGAGATAAAACCTTCAATTATTTCCGGATACAACTCAGCAAACTTTGACTGGTATTGGATTTATGAAAGATGTAAAATGTTAAATCTTGATATTAAAAAAGTTGCAAAGTCACTTCACGGTGAAAGATCTATCACACAAAAAGAATCAATATTAAAGTTAGGAAACGAAGTTGAAAGTTTTACCCAAACTCAAATGTGGGGTTATAACATTATTGATATTATCCATTCAGTTCGTAGAGCACAAGCAATCAATTCATCAATTAAGGAAGCTGGTCTTAAATACATCACAAAATTTATTGATGCTGAAGCTAGTGACCGTGTTTATATTGACCACGATAAGATTGGTTCCTTATACAAAGAAAAAAACTTGTATTGGTTAAATATTGAAAACGGTAAATATAAAAAGGTTGGTGTTGATGAAAAAATAGATGAAGTATGTTCAAGAAGAACTGACATTTATATTCAAACAACTGGTGATGATATTGTAGAGCGTTACCTTGACGATGACTTGGAAGAAACCCTACTTGTTGATGAAGAGTTCAACCAAGGGTCATTTCTTCTTGCATCTCTTCTTCCAACAACATATGAAAGGGTTTCAACAATGGGAACAGCAACAATCTGGAAACTTGTAATGCTTGCCTGGTCCTATAAGAATGGACTTGCAATCCCAGCAAAAAAAGAGAAAAGAAATTTTGTTGGTGGATTATCACGATTACTTAAAACTGGATATTCAAAAGATGTATTAAAGCTTGACTACTCTTCCCTTTATCCATCTATTCAATTAACGCACGATGTTTTTCCGGAATCAGATATTACTGGTGTAATGAAAGGTTTATTATCTTACTTTAGGGATACCCGTATTATGTATAAAAATTTGGCATCTGAATATAAATCAATTGATAAGAAAAAAGCAAAATCATTTGACACAAAACAGTTACCAATTAAGATTTTTATCAACTCTTTATTTGGTGCTCTTTCAGCCCCACAAGTATTTCCATGGGGTGATATGGATAAAGGAGAACAGATTACTTGTACTGGTCGTCAGTATTTAAGACAGATGTTAAAATTCTTTATGAAACGAGGGTACACACCACTAGTATGTGATACAGATGGTATGAACTTTTCTTTACCAGATGAAGGTTTGGAAGATAAAAAATACATTGGTCGTGGATTAAACTGGTTAGTTAAAGAAGGAAAGGAATATATCGGATATGATGCCGATGTGGCCGAATTTAACGACCGGTTCATGCGTGGTACAATGGGACTTGATTGTGACGGTACTTGGAATTCTTGTATTAACCTTGCTCGTAAAAACTACGCAACATTAGAAATTAATGGAAAAGTAAAACTTACAGGTAATACAATTAAATCTAAAAAGATGCCAAAGTATATTGAATTGTTTTTAGATAAAGGTGTTAAATTATTACTTAATGGTGACGGACAATCATTTGTTGAGTGGTACTACGAATATCTAGAAAGAATATTTGACCAAAAGATTCCACTTATGGATATTGCAAACAAGGCAAAAATTAAACAATCTATTAATGATTATATAAAAAGAAGTAAAACTAAAACAAAAGCTGGTGCTGAAATGTCAAGACAAGCTCATATGGAACTTGCAATAAGAGAAGGTCTTAATGTTAATCTTGGTGATGTTATATATTATGTAAACAATGGAACAAAAGCTTCACACGGTGATGTTCAGAAAGTTAACCAACCTAAAAAAGGATGGACTAAAGAACAAATTGATTTGTTTTTCTCAGATAGTAAAACATCTAAAGTTGATTTCAAACAAAAAGAAAATTTTTTAAAAAACAATGGTTGGGAACAATCTTGGTCTGACGATAACTGGGTACGAAGTGATGCTAAAAATAAAGAAGCTAATACGGGTATCCCAACTGACTTAGCGTATAAGTTAACAACCACAGACTCAGTTATACAACTTAATTGTTATCGAATTGACCCCCAAGAATTAGAAAGTAATCCAGGGTTAACTGGTGAATATAACATACAAAGAGCAATTGCAACATTTAATAAAAGAGTGGAACCATTACTTGTTGTTTTCAAAGAAGAAGTAAGAGACGGACTTTTAGTTAAGAATCCAGAAGAAAGACCTTTCTTTACAAAAAACCAATGTGAATTAATAAACGGAGTTCCTTTTGAAGAAAAAGATCAAGACGACATACAAAAAGACCTCATCGATATGGAACAAGGTGAAGTTGTTTTTTGGAAAAATGTTGGTATTAATCCAGAATATATTTATGAATTGGCTGAAGATGGGTGGGAAGTTTATATCTAACCCATCTTTAGTCCATCACTAGCAATAACATACCAGTTCCCTTCTACAAATTGAAACTGAACACAAGCTCCTTTTTCTAAAAGTAGTTCGTCCCATTCTTCATCAATAGAACCTACATCTGATTTAACTAAAACATTTGTTAGTGACTTTATTGTAATTTTTGTTGTAATTTCAGAATTGAGTAAGACTTCCGAGTTTTCAACATCTTTTACAATTAAAAATGTTTCATCATTTGTTGTATAAGTAGAATCTGAAATTATTTTATAAACTTCTTTTGGTTTGTCAATAACAACTTGTGGTTCAACAAAAGAATGTGTTTGATATTTTACAACATTTTTTCTTGGTGTTATGTTTTCTACTTTTATCATATTACATAAATTTGTCTTGGCATAGCTCTAAACTTGAGCTGTTTATTTAAGTTTTCTGCAAGTAATGCTTCACGTTCCATAACCTTTTCTGGTTTTAAACGAGTAAGTCTTCCTTCAGCACCTATAAGTTCGTCAATAAGTTTTGTTTTTTCATCTTTGGCTTCGGTCGCCAGTGATGTATAATCCAAAGTTAAATCACCACCTTCGCCAGTTTTTAAATTACCACTAAACTTACCACGAACTCTTGATAGTGTTTCTTTACAATATGCAATAAACCATCTTCTAACCCAAACTTGTGCTGGATTATTTAAATCAAACCAACTCATTTTATCAAATGGAACATCAGATGGTAATTTTATTATATCTGGATTATTTGCTAAACATTTATCCCTTTCACCAGGACCAACATCATAATACCAATACCAAACTCTACCTTTTGTTAAACTAGCATTACCCCAGTCAAATTTACCACCAGGTGTATTTAATAAATGAATTGCTTTTTTACCGTCTGGTAATGCGGTAATTCTGTATGTTAAATCCCCAACTATAATTCTTCTTTGTATATTAATTTCTTGCATTCTTAATAACATATCAAAAGCAGGCATCATAAAATAACTACCACCCATACTACCCATTTGTGCAAGACCACCTCCACCACCTAAACCACCACCTAAACCTAGGGCTCCGAAAGACCAAGGATCAAACATAGTATTATTTAGCGTTGCTGGTGTGAACCAAAGTAGTTCGTTTATTTCTCTATTTGTTGGTATTTCATAGATTTGTTGTTCTGGTACCAACTGTATGTAGTCTTTCTTCAATTCCCATTCACCACCAGCTTGAAGTCCAACAATTTTCGAATAGGCATATGTGTATCTTGTTTCATAGTCCAAACTTCTTGTTGTGAAAGCTTTTGCCAATGATTGAGTATCCAAATTGAGATTATAAAGTGCTGTCCATTGAGACTCAATTAACCAATCCTGAACATATTGTGAATATTCATCAATTGAAAATTCAAGTAAAGTGTCCATTTGTTCATCTTCCAATTCGACACTTCTTAATGGAGCACCAAGTAAATGTCTTACTTTGGTATATAACTTACTTCTTTCTGGTTCGTCAATAATTGCCATTGTGATTTTTTATATAAATATCACAATAAATTATTTTAGTATCCTTCTGATGTCAAACTTAAATCTTTCATTTCTTGAAAGGTTCCTAATAATGTCTTGTGGAATATTATCACCTAATTTACCAACACCATATCTTTGACCTAAACTATTGAATATATCTAAAACTTCTTTTGTTTTTTCATCACCCAATAAAAATTCTGAATATTCCTGTGTTGATATTTCTGGAAACTTAATTACACCTCTTTGCGGTGATACTTCAGAACCTATTAATTTTAATATCTTTGTTGAAAATCTAATTTGTTGTGAATTTTTAGACTTTGGAGCTGTGGTCATACCAGGTAATTTAAGAATGTTTTTAAGAGCATTCTTATCATAATAATATAATGATATTTCATAATTGTCTTTTGGAACACCTAATAACATACCATCAATATCACTTAATAAATAACCTATTAAATCTTCAGCAACATTAATAATATCTTGGTTTCGACTATTAATTAAATGTGCAATAAAATTAGATTCACCTTCAATTGATTGTAAATATTTTTTATTTTCTTCACTACCGGTATATGAATTAATATAATCAGAAAGTGATGCTTTGATTCCTTTCAAAACGGGTGATTCACTTGTGTTTCTTACAATCTTACAAGAAATTTTTAACCCATCTGGTGTTATTAAATCATAAGGGGTGTTTAACCCAGATGAAATTTGACCACCAAGTAAACCAGAAACTAAAGCTTCAAAATCTAAACCTCTTGACCTACTTCTAATAAATCTTTGATAATAGTTATTAAATCTAAATCTTGTTCTTTCTGAAGTTTCAGATAAATCTAAATTCATAAGACCTTCGATTGTTCTATTAAATTTTAAACCACGTTCATCAATTTCAGTTGTTATAATATTATTTATTGCAACTTCAGCAGCTTCAGCATCCAAAGGTATTAATCTAATTTTTTGTAATTCTCTATTCATAGCTTTTTTAACATCCGGCTCAAATTCTTCACTTTCCAATAGAATTCTTAAATAAGTTTCGTTTAATTTTTTCTTAGATTTACCAACATAAAGTTCATTAACAAATTCCCAATTTATATGATTCCAGAATTTTTTAATATATTTGTCTCTTTTATTTCTATATCTTAAATAATAAGCGTGCTCCCAAACATCAAGACCTAGTAATGGATATCCACCGTCTTTAATAATATTCATAAGTGGGTTATCTTGATTTGGTGTTGACATAATTTTTAACCTATTTGTTTTTGTTAAAACAAGCCAAACCCAACCAGAACCAAATCTTTCTTTTGCAACATCATTAAACTCATCTTTCATCTTTTTGATATTACCATATTGTTTGGTAATTTTTTCAAAAATTTCACCTTTTGGTATTTGTTTTTTTGGTGATAACATTTTCCAAAATAATGCGTGATTAAATGCGCCACCAGCATTATTTCTAACCTTTGTATCGTACTTACTTATTGATTTTATAATATCTTCTAAATCAACATCTTTATAGTTCTTTTTAGAAAGAGCGTCGTTTAATTTTTTAACATACCCTTTATAATGTTTGTTATAATGTATGTCCATAGTTTCTGGATCAACAAATTGTTTTAAAGCGGAATATGAGTACGGTAATTTTTCAATACCAATTTTTTTCATTTCCAAAATAAATTCTTCTCTAATAGTTTGTTTTTCTGTTATTAAAATACTTTCTTTTAAAAGATTTATCTTTTTATTTATACCTTCATACATCATTTCTTCTTTATCTGGAAAATTTTTTTCAAATTTTTTTAACAAAGAACCAGCTTCAGCATTTGCTTCATCTTCCAGTGGGCCACCAATGTCTTGTTTTGGTTTTTTACCCTTTATATTAATTTGCCATTCGTGTACCCATTCGTGTGCCAAAGTTCTGAAAATATCTCTATTCATCCTTCCTTTAGTTAATATTTTTAATTCAGAATCTTGTGTTCTACTTCCAGATGTCATAGTACCAAATCTTTCACCGGTAAAAATAATTGTAATATCTTCTTTTAATGGATATTTTTTTTGTAAAAACTTTATAAAGTCATTAGCCAAGTCCCTATCTTTTTGAGACATATCACATTTATGGTGCTTTACTTTTATTCGCATATGATATAAATATAATTTAAAACAAAAAACCCCACTTTTAAGGTGGGGTTATGTGAATTAATAAATGATTAATATCCTCTATATTTTTTTCTTCTACTTTCCGTAACATTTGGTAAATTCATTGATGTTGTCTGAAGTGGTGTTTTAGTTACATCTGCAATTTCTTGGAATGTTGGAAAAAACTCTTTAACAAAAGTGTTAAACGGTAGTTTATCCATAGCTGAAGATAAACAAGCCGCAGAATTAAAAGTTTCACTATTTGTACTACATTCCGGAATATCTGAAACACCCTCAATTTCTCCAAGTTTACCAACAGAACTTAAGTTCATTTCTTCTTCATTTATAACTCGTCTGACAATACGAGCAAAATCTGAATCTGTTAATCTTATTACTTTTTTCATAATATTTTTATTTAATAAATATATAAAATAAAATGAAATTATCTTTTTTTATTTATTAAATTTAAAATTTCTTCAACAACGTCACCAGATTCTTGCAGTTCATCACCCATAACGGTACCAATTACTTTTTTCTTTTTATTTAGTATATCGTAAATCACGCCTTCGATTGTGTTTTCAAAAATTGGGTAATAAACTAACACATTATTTTTTTGACCATAACGATAAGCCCTATCTTCAGCTTGTGCGTGTTCTGCTGGAACAAAAGATAAATCATTCATAATTACAACTTCGGCCGCTGTTAGAGTAAGACCAACACCTGCTGCTTTCAAATTACCAACAAAAACTTTAATCTTTTCATTTTCCTGAAATTGGTCAACAGCATACTGTCTTTGTACTTTATTACAACTACCATCTAGATATACCGATTCTTTACCAAAGTGATTATGAATTAGTTGTAGTGTGTCTGTAAAGTTTGTAAATATAATTAATTTTTTTCCTTGGTCTATAATGTTTTGTGCGAACTCAATTGTATCTTTTACTTTTTCATTTGCAATTACTTTTCTTACTTTCATAAGTTTTGAAAACTGAACTGTAAGGGATGAAGATTCATCAGTTTTATTCTTTAGCCAATGATAATACTCACCCATTAAATCTTTATATTCTTTTGATGATGTCCTTAGATAAACTGGTGTGATTATCTTTTCTGGTAAATCTAAAACATTTTCTTTTAACCTTCTTAAAATTTGTTTTGATGTTCTATTTCTTAATTCTTCTAGGTTTGACGCTCCGGTCACATTCCAAACTTTTCTATTCCCCGCTCTGAATTGAAAACCTTGACAATAACGAATAGCATAAGCCATCCAGTTTTGTGCAACAGGACTTTCAATAATGTTTAATAAATTATAATAGTTAATTGGTCTTGATGTCATTGGTGTACCAGTTAATAACCAAACTCTTTTAATATTTTTTACAAAATCATTTATAAGTTTTGTTCTTTGGGCCTGGGCATTTGAAACCATATGAGCCTCGTCTAAAATTACAAGTTCAAAATTTGATTGTAATAATAATGAATTTTCTTTGTCATCTTTACTATGAAAGTTTTTTAAAATATCATAATTAACAATAACAAAATCAGCTTCAGTTGAGAATTTTTTACCTTCTGCAATATAACAGGTTCTATTTGAATAATTTGCAATTTCTCTTTCCCAATTTATTTTAAGTGATGCTGGACAAACAATCAAAATTTTCTTTGCTCCAGTTTCTAAAGCTGCAATAATTGTTGAGGTTGTATTATGGGTTACAATACAATGTTCTGTGACATATAATTTATCTGGAGAATCAACAGAAATACAAACACTATCTTCAAAACCAACCTTTTCAATATTTTTAATATATCTACCGGTTGGGTATTTTGTTGGTTCAACATACCTTTCGGCTTTTCGTTTTAATCTAAATGGGTTCATACCCTTTGGTAATTTAATATTAACCCTATATGCTAACTTACCTTTCTTTTTTTCGCCATTATAAGTATAGGTTGGAATACGAGTTTTGACTCTAGCAATACCACCTAATGTTTGAACAATCTCAACAACATCATCACATAGTTGTTTTGATATAGTAGAAAATTCAATCCCTAAAAACTTCCCACTTCCATTAAACATACAATGTCCATCAGTATCCATTAATCCTTGTAGAATTGCTAACCTATTTTCAATTGAGGAATATTTATATATTTCTGGAATAAATTTAGTTTGAGACCGTGTATGTTCAATACCTAAATCATACAAGGAAGTACCAACATTAATACCCCCACCCCTTTGATTAATCCTTGTTTTATGTTCATTCAATGGAAATGACTCAAACATATCGTCATAATCATCTTTATGTACCGAAAATCTAATGTTTTTTTGACTAAACGAACCGTCACCTAATCCAAGACCTAATAAATAAGAATCTATCGGAAGAATATCACCCCGTTCAAATTGAATTGGGTCAACGATTGGTATTTGCCACTTATTATTACCATTTGAGTGTTTATAATGTGTTTCAATTTCATACTCTTTATTTTTATTGTGTCCAACCCCTTTAATTTTAATTTTGCCACCCTCATACATTTGTTTTGTTGATAAAACTAAAGATTTTTTTAGTCTTTCGTTTTTTCTATTTTTACCATAATTGGGTGATGACACAGACCATAAATGTTCGTCACCAGCTAAAATTGAAAACCCATCATTAAATGTGATTTTATATGTTTCCTTTATTCCTTGTGCGAATACACCAATAACATTATGGGATTTACCGTCACTACCAATAACCTTATCACCAATTTTAATGTCAC